CACTATCGTTATTTATAGCAAGCTGCGGATTTTAATTAACAAAAACCAGTATGTGTGGAAATCACAAAGTACATACCGTTCCCCAATGATGATTAACTAAAAATTTGATAGGTTTTTATGCTTGACTTAACAATTTTATTTTTATCTATCTTTGGTGGAGTGCATTCGTTTCTGAATGGGGTTCGTGAAAAACGTTACGAAGCGTCATGCAGACAATTGCTGGACGAGTGTATTTCCGCCGTACTTGCAGGCTTTATAGGCATGTATTTCGCGGAATATAAGGGTATGGATGAAAATCTTCAGAATTGCGTGACTATTATTTGCAGCATCAATAACAGACTCATTCTTGAAAGGTTACAAAGGATTATCGATTCGTACCTCAATAGAATAGCCTCTTAAGCAACAAATGACCGGTTGAGAAGTTACTTTGCATACCATTACCTCCTGACAACGTAGGAGGGAACTTGTGCTTGACACACAGGAATTAGCTCCAGTTGCTATTGCGCTCCTGCTTTCAGTAATTGGTGGGATAGGCACGTTCCTGATGGATGTCCGAGACGGTCGCCAGTCTGGCAATTTGTTGGGATTGGTTACGGAGATCTTTGTTGCAGTGACAGCTGGCGCGGTGGCGTACCTATTGGGGCAACACGAGGGCTGGGAGTTATCAATTACGTACTTAATGGTAACGATAGCCAGCAATAACGGTCATGAGGTGATTTCAGGGATGAAACGAGTGAATATCGATAGCATTCTGAATGTTCTTACAAGTTTGGTGAAAAAGGGAGGTGGGAAATGATTGGCTGGGGTGTATGCGCTCTTGCGTTAGCCTTAGCCGATCGCTATTTGCTAAAACGCAAGGACATCACGCATTTAGAACTTGGTGATGTGGAAATTAAACCGGGTTTCATCCGGGTGCCGTTCAAATACCGGTCTAAATTCCCGTTTTTGCGCGGCGCAACGGTCAGATATTGGATCCGCGATGTTCAGAAGCCGACGACAGTTATTGAAGGCGAACAACGTTGTCTGACGTCGGCTGAACAGGGCGAAAACAGTGAATGGTTGTACATACCCACTGAATATATGGGTAAAGGAGAGCGACTGTGGCATTTCAACGTCATGGTTACGCATGGCGACTCGTTCATTAACCCGTTGTATCGGATTTTCCCTGTTACTCAGCAAATCCGCAGAAGTTACGTAATAAATCTCGCACAGGATGTGTCAGATGACGAAAAATAAGTATGCAACGGTCGATTTTGACCAAGTTAATGAAAAGGGGCTGAAATCCCTTATCGCGGCGATCAATAAAACCGGGGTTACGGTAATTGAGGTTGACTCCAGCAACCGCGCAACAACGAAAGATGGCGTTAAAGTTAAAACCGCAAAGCTGGTTCTTAACGACGGACAAATTCTTGCCATACAGGTAAACGATACTGGCGATATATCGTCTGTGAAACTGAATGGAAAATCTATTCCTAACGCTCAGTCGCCGGATATCAAGACGCTTGGTACCGTCATGGGACAGGCGGCCCGCAAAAACTCCGCAAAATTCCAGAAATCACTGATCGCCAAAGCGAAGCGTGTTGCCAATCCGGTAGACAAGAAACCGGCAGTTAAATCCAACTTTCAGCGCCTGCAAGAAGCAAAACAGCGGAATGCTCAGGTGGTTGCCGCTTATAAGTCCGCGCAGAATTCGGTGTCTTTCAATCAACAGCAGATCACTGATTTGCGGGCGAAGCTGGATAAGGAGACGGGCCGACTCAATAACGAAAAGGCACGGAATGGCGAACTCAAACGTCGTCTTAAGCAACTGAAAGCAGGAAATTAACATGGAACAGTTCAATATCAATAAAGGGGTGACGATCAAGCCTGGGCTAGACGTGCTTCCCCCGCCAGTGACTGATGATGAATATCGCGCATTAATGGCCGGTGAGGACCGCTATCTGATGACGGAATCCAACACCCTGGAGGAAATCGAGGCTACGTTCTTCTATGACACGCCGATCCACTGGTGTGCTACGGATTTACTGGAGGCGATTAGTTCTACTCGTTTGCAGTTACACCGGACCATGCAGGCATTTGTCCGGGCATTGAACCAGAAGCTGAATGGTACCGGAATCTCTGCGGGGAGTGATAAAACGGGGGATGTGGCCCAGAGCGGCGCGCGCGCGATCGGCGGCGCTGAAATTGGTCGGGCACGTAACGTTAACGGACTGCCGGTCCTGCCAGCCATTATTCCGCTCAGTGATGGTCAGACTATCAGCATTCTGTTTCATAGCCCGACAGCGGAAAACCGGATCACCAATAGCGATACGCTGGTTGCTTTCCAGTTCTTACTGAATAAAAAAGACGTTACTCACACCGTTGCTCCGATGAGTGGACGTGATATGACGCTGGCGCAGGTCACTATGAAACTTGCCAACCTTGCAGAGAAAAACTCGGCAAAATTCCAGCGTGCGCAGAAGAAGAAAAAAGCCCTGGTTGATGAAATAACCCAACTACAGGCTGACAGTGACCAGAAAGAGGATGCCATGAGCGACCTCGCGGATCAGGTGGCAGCGGTAGAAGGGCAGAAGGCAGATCTGGAGCAGAAAATTAACGCTGTTGCATCGGAAGCGGATTCTCTTTATGAAGAGAATGAGCGTTTGCAGACGGAGATTGATCAGCTCAATCGCACTGGTGGGCGCGATACCATTGCTCCAGCGGGGATGACTGGTGGGCACTCTCGCGCGCTGACGGATCGCCTTGCCAGTATCAAAAATCGTATGCATATGAACGGGGAAGTGACGCTCAGTAATGGAGCATCAATGAAGCAATTCATTGAGGACGGCGAAGGGTATATCCAGTTAACCGATTCGGATGGCAGCGTGTACATGATCAAGGCTAAATCCATACAGGGTGTGGACATGGCAGATGCGATCGGCAAGCTGTTTAAAGCCTATAAAGCGGGTAATGTATCGGAATATCTGGTCCAACCAGAAGAACATAAACCGGAAAACGTCGAACCTGAACCAGCGGAGGATACCGGTAGCTCTTCGCCTGAACCAGAAGTCTCTGTAGGTGCATATCGATATGCCTTGCAAATGCGTCCGGCGGCCCCTGGCGCAATACCTGAAGGTAACAAAGCAATTCTGCCGCGCCCTGATGAAGGTGACCCGTATTATGAATATGCACGCTACGGCATTGCTACTTACGATACCCCGCTTTCTGATCAGCAAATGAGTGAGTACGACCTGAAGTTATTGCCTCGCGAGGATTCTTTCGACTTCCTGGCGAAGACACTTACTAATGGTCCGTTTGGCAAATATGCACAAAAAGCTCTGGATCTGGCCACCAGCTCACCAGACGAGTTCCGCGTAATGCTGAAAACTCAGTTTCAAAAAACTTTCCCCAATATTGCGTTTCCGGGGGGCGCAGGCACCGAGAAAATGGTGCAGAGCATGATCAATGCATTGCAGGCCGAAGTCGGTGAGATTACTCAGCCAGAACCTGCCCCGGCACAGCCTGATGAAACGGTTAGCGAAGCAGATGCAGAGGCTAATAAAGCCATTGAATATCTCAATAACGTGATGGATATGCAAAGCACTGACATGGCGGAGATCCGTAACGCCCGGGGTAATGTCCGGGAAGCGATTGCAGCCCTTCAGGCTGCCGGGCGTTTTGAGGAAAACGAAGAGCTGGTTAATGGCGCTGCTCGCCACCTGGCTGATCTGCTGGTAGCAATCCAGAAAGCGGGGGTAGCGGCATGACACTATCAGCTATTGAGTTAATGGATCTCAGCGATAAGTTGGATGCTCTGATGTCCAAAGCGGCTACCGCGAGTGGCATGGAGTTGCTGGATATCAGCGATGAAATTGACCAGATCATGCAACAGATGGGGTACGGTGTGTCCGGCGGCAGTAGTGGCGAGGAAAAACAACCTGCGGTACATGATGGTGTGCCAAAACTAGTTGCTGATTTCCTGGCTGATAAATTCGTCGATCAGAGCACCGATGCATTTATCGGTACCTTGCAGGATTTGAGTCAATATGTTGGCACATACATCGACCTGGACCAGGTTAAACAGCACACGGCGGCATGGATAGCCGCCAACATTAAAGAGGCAGCATAAGGCGTAACAGGGATGAGCTTAAGCGATCAGGTGGTAATGGCCACCAGCATAGAAACGCTGATCGAGCTGCTAAAGAACCTGCCCGATTATGGGCGGGTTTCGTATGTGGTGACAGCGAAGGGAGACGAGGTAAAAACAGCGTTTGATATCGTCGATGCCTCAGTTCTTTTGGTATCCAATACTCTGGATGGGAAAATTAATCCAGACTATCCCCAGGAACTTCAGCCGCGCGACCGGACCCGCGCATCCAGCCTTCTTCAGGTCAACCAGATATCCAAGGATTTGCGTCCTGCCCAGCTTACCGATTCCGGTTTATCCAGCCATGGCGCGCCAATAATTGGTGAGGACAATGCCGTTGAGTCAGGTAATGGGCGGACCATGGGGATCATTAAAGCCTATCAGGACGGTAATGCGGATCGGTATCGGGAGTACCTGATTGAACATGCGACCGAATTCGGCATACGGCCTGAAAAGGTTGAATCAATGACGGCTCCGGTACTGGTGCGCCGCCGGTTAACTAAGGTTGACCGCGTTCAGTTTGCCAAGGACTCAAATATTTCTGATCTTCAGGAAATGGCAGCCAGTGAAAAGGCTTTTGTTGATGCCGACAGCATAACACCGGCGATGATGGCGCTTTTTAACCCGTCAGAAAGCGGAGATCTGCTTAGCCGCAGTAATGACGCGTTTATTCGCGGATTTATGACGCAAGTTGGTGCCACACAGGCGGCTGGCCTTGTAACTGAAGATGGGCGACCAACACGGCAACTTGTAGACCGTATACAAAACGCGATCTTTGCCAAGGCATATAAGAATGCGCGCCTGGTAAGGATGGTTGCAGAAGAACCTGATCCGGACATGCGTAATGTTCTGACGGCGCTTAATGCGGCAGCCAATGATTTTGTCCAGATGCAGGCTTTATCAGGAGAAGCGCACAAGCAGGCTGTGACAACTATTGTTGATGGCATTGAGACAGCGGATAGCCTCGATAAAAAGGCGCTGGCGGCATTGAAAGATGCGGTAGACCTGGTAAGGCAATCGAAGGAGTCAGGCCAGCATATTACCGATGTTATTGCTCAGGGGGATATGTTCAGCGAAACGGCCCCGGAAGTGAAAGCACTCGCGTTGTTCATCGTCGCGAATAACCGTAGCGCGAAGCGTATGGCCTCCGCCTTTAAGTTGATGGCTCAACGTATCAATGATGAGTTACAGCACCAGGGCCAGGCGCTGGGGGATATGTTTGGCGGTGGTGATGTGTCGTTACAGGATATCCTTCGCCAGGTGTCTCAGGAACTGGAAAACGAAGGCATGCAAGGGATATCCGGCGGTCTTTTCGAGTCCGTTTCCGGCGGTAGTTACAATGGTGTTGCTCCATATACCAGTTTGCTATTACATCGGGCATCCGGCATCAAAGACATTATTCATCTGATCAGGCTGCTTTCCCGTACAGATCCCCAGGATGAACAGCTTGTACAAGTGCTTGCGCATTTTGTTCGAATGCCTGTTGCCGACGTGAAAAAATGGTGCCGATTATTCGGTATCAGCAATTCGTTACTTCGCGGCTTGTTAAATCACGCATCCTCCCTTGGGCGCGATGGCTTTGACGAGATAGCGCAGGCGATAAAAAACGGAGATATGCCACCAGCTATTGACTGGTTTTCCATTCGCCCAACCAGGGTGAAAGCATTCCTTAGCGCGGCGCATTCGGCATCACCATTGGCAGAAATGGTTCAGAAGTTGTCGCTCATATTCACAGACCATACCGCGTTGGGTGATTTGACTCTGGACGAGATGAAAGAAGCCTCCATTCAGTGGGCCGATCAACAAAATGAGGTTAACTCTGACTTCTTGCCAGCATTCAGGAAGGCCGTTAGTAAAGCTGATGATGCCCGTGGAATTCTGAGGGCATTTAAGGCATTGCAAAGTCAGGTTAATAAACATGTCGGTGATATCGATGGGGTAACGGCGGAAGGCAGGGATATCCTTAAAGAGCACGGCATAACGCCAGAGTTTATTGATGAGATCAGGACTGATATGCAGCGTGAGGTCGTATCGTCCCTGCAAATCGTAGCCAGAGCGTTGGCGGATGCTAATCCGAAGAGTGCGGCCATTGTTAACCGTGTTATTGGTGATATTGAAGCATCGGAGGGCATGGGGGCGCTGAAACTCTTCCTTTCGCGAGCGTTTAATCCTAACGGCAATATTCTCCCCGGCATTATTGGTGAGGCTAAAAAGTATGTCAGCGAAGAAGAACTTGAGCATCTTGACCAACTACTTAAGCGATTCTCATATAACCCGCAGACACGCTGGCAAATGAATCAGCAAAGTATGGGTTCGGTCCACGAGAAAGTGTTATCTGCCATGAACAGTGCGATCGCAAACTCATCCGTATCTGAAGAAAAAGCTCTTGAGTGGGCCGACTCTTTTATCACGGAAGAAGTGGAAGAAGCCCGCGCTGGACAGAATGGTGGGATAGACCTGCGCAAGGAACTTGCTGATATTTATCGCCTGACCGGCGGTAAAATTTCGACCTTATCAAAGGTGGTTCACCACCAGGGAAGGGCATATGCAAATCTTAATGGTGTTGTTGCTGTCAATTTGAACGATGAAAATGCAAGTGCACTGTGGCACGAGCTGGGTCATCATCTTGAGTACAGTAACCCTGGTTTGTTAGAGAAAGCCCGGTCATTCCTGAAGGCCAATGTTGAAGGGGATAAGCCATCTTTCGTTAATATCGGTGGGCGTGGCAAGCCTGAATGGTGCTTCAGATCTCGATTGAGTAATATTTATATGGCGAAGGTATACCCGCCAGCCTCAGTAAGTAACACCGGGAAAATTCGGCAGAAATCACCGACTATTTCCAAAACGTCAGCAACGGAAGTATTCTCTATGGCTCTTCAGTTGTATCATGACAAAGAGGCCGCTGCCGCATCACTGATGAATGGTGACGGATTGCTGGAACTGTTATTAGGTGTGGCAAAGGAGCTAAATAATGCAGATTAAAATCGCAGCGCCATTAGGCGGAGATGCCATTATCGAATTTGATGATAATGAAGAAGTTTCCGGGCGTTTAAGCATTATCTCCGGTGACATTACCGAGGACATGATCGCTGAAGCCATAGCTGGGGCAAATCCCAATAGCTATATGGGATTCGTTAACACCCTTGATGCTCCCGCAAGTGATGTTCTCCGAACGCTGCATCTTTACGCTGGCTGGTTTGTTGATTGGCCAGCAGTAGATGGTGGCGATGAGGACGACGACGACGATGATTTTGGTGATCATGTAGACCAGATCGTATATTGAAGAAATCCCGCCGATTGGCGGGATTTTTTTAATCGCTTTCCACTTCTTCCGTGGTGTTTTCTTGCAGTTCTGTTAATGCAGCACGACATAGGTTCCGGGCATTGGCTATAGCCACACTTTTGACTTCATCCGTCATCGTGCAGGTAATGTACTGATCGAGTTCTTCAGCGCGGATGATGCTTTTGCCAATCAGAAACTGTATTTGCCAGAGCAGATCGGCATCCATAATCAGAATTTCTGCCGGGCCTTCAGGGCCAGCCGGGAAGGAAACATAAGACTGTTTGCCCAGGCCGATAACTCGACAACTTGCTTCAAGAATTGCGCGCTTGAGGTCTGACTTTGTAACGGAAACAGGTTGGTTTTCACCAGTGATTATGCCGTTGACATGGAAATGGAAGGGCATGTAGCTTGAAATACGCTCTACTTTCCACACGCCAGCAAGCGATCCTTCATGCAGCACAATGGGGGTAACCGCGAGTTTCATCTCACCATATAACTGCTGGCAGATAGCTGGATTGCTGAATACATCCAAAGGTTCACACTCAAACAGCGGCGCAATCTGCATGAGGTCCATCATGGTCATACCAGGGGTACGAGCAGTAATGAATCTGCGCATGCCAGTATCCATTGTGCGCCAGATAGCTACACCATGCTTTTTGCTCACTTCTTCAGTAAAGCCAAGGTGGCACATGATGGTTTTTTCGATAGCCAGATCAGAGATCGAAACCTTTTCGCCAGGCACACCATCATTATTGATGGTCACTTCGACACTCTGACCATTACGCAGGCGGTATTGAATTGCTTTAGTATTTTCCACGTTAAATCACTCCACTACAAACCAGTCACATGCCAGTAAGTCGCCTACAGAAGGAACCCACGGAACAACTACACCTTGTGCATTTTTTAAGGCGAAATAAGCACCATACGGAACGAGGTCGCCGGGGAAATATCCCTTAATGGCTTCCATTCGTGCCGGGTACTGTCCTTCAGGAACCAGCCAGCAGAATTGGTTTTCGCCGTTCCACCCGCGTCGAGCAACTTTCTTGCCATCCTTCAGCCACATCAGCGCGTCAGAAAAGTCGGCTGCTTCAAGGTCGATTTCTTCTTGTAGAGTAGCGATACCGCCAGCAGAAATAGTTACGTCCCTGGCTGTAATGAATGTCACCCCATTGTGACCTTCAATGCTGAGCGATACCCCATTTTCGAAGAAGTCGTTAGTCCGACTAAAGCCTTCTTCAAATGTTTTTTCTGGTGAATAGGACAGAGAACCGTCCTCATAAGCGACCAGATATCCGCCAATTTCTGGTCGGTGTTTTTGCAAAAACATTTTATCAACATGGACTTTTACCCCTTCTGGCTCAACGACTTCGATGTTGCAAAGAAGGACCACATCCATTAGGGCGATAATTTCGATATCTTTGATTTTTGAGGCGCGAACTGTTTTATGGCTTTTGTATTTTGGAAGTGCCGTAAAAAGCTCTTTCGTTGTCATGTTATTCATAGTCTTTCCTCTGCTTAAAACCTGATGTATTGCGCCTTCAGGTGGGTCAGGAATGTTTTCCCACCAGCGAAAGCAATATCTCGGGGTGTTCTTTTCGTGAAAAGCGCGTGCCATTGCCAACTTTGGCGTTTGTTTGCGAGTTCGTGCTTTTGTCGGCGTCTGGACCACCGCTTTTCTTTCAGTCGTTTTTTACACATTCAAAACGGAATATCGTCGTCAAAGTCCATTGGAGGTTCGTTATTGGCGTTGCTCTGAGGTTTACCGCCACCACTGTATTGCTGGTGGTTTTGAGGTTGGTTTGATTGCCCCCAGCCATTTGAGGACTGTGAATCGTCACGGCGAGCGCCGATCATTTGCATGGTGCCGCCCTGGCTGACGATAATTTCCGTCGTGTAACGTTCTACACCGGCGTCATCTGTCCACTTACGGGTTTTAAGTTTCCCTTCGATGTAGACCTGAGAACCTTTTCGTAAATACTCACTCGCAATTTCAGCAAGTTTCCCGAACAAAACGACTTTATGCCATTCTGTTTGCTCTTTCTGTTGGCCCGTTTGCTTGTCGCGCCATGATTCATTCGTTGCGATGCTTAGTCTTCCGACCGAGCCGCCATTTGGTATATACCTGATCTCCGGGTCTTGCCCCAGGGTACCAATCAGGATGACTTTGTTTACACCGCGTTGTGCCACTTATCTTACCTAATAAAATAAATTAATTAGAGCAATAATGTATATCTTTGAAACGTAGCTAACAAGTGATTTTCATTATCCTGTGCCTTCTAAAGGGATCGATTCAGTCGGTATTGGCTGTGAATGGGTGTTTGTCCTGGAGCGTAAAAAATTCGCTTATGAGGTCTTTATGAAGGGAAAAACAGCCGCAGGAGGCGGTGCAATTTGCGCTATCGCGGTGATGATTACCATCGTGATGGGTAATGGCAATGTGCGAACCAACCAGGCGGGGCTTGAGCTTATCGGAAACGCTGAAGGTTGCCGACGTGATCCATACAAGTGCCCGGCGGGTGTATGGACTGACGGGATTGGTAATACACACGGGGTAACGCCTGGCGTGCGAAAAACCGACCAGCAAATCGCCGCTGATTGGGAAAAGAATATCCTGATCGCTGAACGCTGTATTAACCAGCACTTCCGGGGCAAAGACATGCCCGATAATGCCTTCAGCGCAATGACAAGCGCGGCATTCAATATGGGATGCAATAGTTTACGGACCTACTACAGCAAAGCGCGAGGCATGCGAGTCGAAACGTCCATCCACAAGTGGGCGCAGAAAGGGGAATGGGTGAATATGTGTAACCATCTCCCTGATTTTGTGAACAGTAACGGCGTCCCCCTGCCCGGGTTAAAGATTCGCCGCGAAGAAGAACGCCAGCTTTGCCTGACGGGGCTTGTCAATGAATAAACTCCGGCAGCTCCGCCGACTTTCGACAATGAAGTTATCGCTGGCGGCGATAGTTTTTGACTCGATTTTCATGGCGGTATATGTGCTCAATGAGACGTGGCCACTGGAACCGCTATTATATGCCGGGCTTCGGCTGTGCCTGACATTTTTGAGCATGGCTGCAAGATTGATGCAGCAGAAAGAAACCGCTTCAGATTGCCCACGTCGCGCGGTGCGCAAATATATGGCACGCAGACGAAGGCGATAATAGTTAACGATAACCCCGGCAGCCGCCGGGGTTATTTTTGGTGGTTATTTAAACGGATTGATTGAATTATTAAACGTGATGATGCTTGTCTCACGCGGTGCCTGGACGTTAGCCGCTTGCGGAACCTCCTTAATTTTCTTGGTGACAGGCAAGTTGCGTGCTCCAACTTTGATCAGAGATTCGAAAAGTGTGGCAACGATTTTTGCATCACCAGGTTCTTTGAGGCGGAATGCGTCTTTTTGGGCTGCGGAGACGAAGATTGGGAGGTTATCCAGTTCGTCTTGCATCGCTGCCAGCACATCGTCGCGGATACCCGCTGTTTCCTCCAGCAAAGCGATTCGCGCTTCAGCATCTGCGATCTTGGCCATTGCTTCGAGGTGGCGGCCCTGGCTTTCGAGTAGTGCGGTTTCCAGTTCAGCCGTACGCTCTGTCGCCTCCACCATCATTTCCAGTTCAGCCATTTTACTGTAATGGGATATAACGGCCTGCACTGACTCGTCGGAGTACCCATGCGCCGCTAGGGACTCTGCCAGTAAAGATTTAGAATCCGCGCTTTCAAACATTCCGGCGCTGGCAGGATGATCCAGACTGATATAGTTCGGCGTTGTCACATAATCCACACCATGGAAGCTGGTGGTTACAGCGATTTTCCCGGACTCGCGCCCGCCAGTGGCCCAGCTCCAGCCACCAGCTCGGCTTTCGATCATCGCGGCGACAATTTTACCCGGCTCTGTGTTAAGAATTTCCTGTGTATGGGTAACGATGCCGTTGTCGTCAACAGATATAGCCACTGTTCGGCACGCTGGAACATTGTCGATTACGACCGGGCGACCTTCCACCATGATCACGCTGGTTTCTGGTACTTCCAGTTTACCGGTCAGCTGTCGGCGACCGTGACCGTAATAGCCGAAAAGCTCACCAAGGCGTAAACCTTCCTGAGTTTCCTTGCTTTCAAGCATGGTCTTTACCGCGCTTAATACATACTGTCGCCCGTTCTGGCGACCTTTTCGAGCATTGCTATAGAGACAAAAGCGGTCAGTGACCGTTTTCAAAACATCAGTCATTATCGTTTCCCTCTTTAAAGACCGATTCAAGGATTTGCGCCAGTTCCTGTGGCGGTGTTTTGATGATGGAATCCATCAGGTGATCGTCGTCCTCGCTTTTAGCTTTCAGTTCGTTCACCAGTGCTTCAGAGATTTTTTCGTCAATCTCCAGCACATCGCTGAACAGGTAACGTTTGAATGCATCGGAATTGGCGAGGACGCTGTTATTGCTGACGGCATCGAGGATTTGCGTAACGATGGTGGCGTAGTTCGCCTGCGAGTCGCGGTTATCGTTGTGCTCTTGTTGCAGAGCGGTATTAACGGAGTGGAATTCGATTTTGTACGGGCGATCACCTTCCGGGTATACCTTGCCGTACTTGAAAGCAAGATGAATATCGATAGCCCGCAGAATGAACTCATCTACGCCCTGCTGGATCCATGAGGCGCGCATGGCGGCCTGAATTGCCGTGCGCAGGAATCCACCTTCACCAAGCCCGCCGGACATTTGATCTGCCCACCCCAGGAGGGTGTAATCGAGGCCAAGTGCTGCCGCCAGCTGGCGCATATAGGTGAGAATGTCTTCAATGCCGTTGATGTCAGCCTGGATGGTCTGAGTATCAATAGTCATCTGTCCCTTGCCGTCGCCCATAATAGGCAGCAGGGTATTGGTCACCGTAGGCATGTTATTCGCGCCGCGAGCGCGCTTTTCCATCAGGTCAGCTGCTCGTTTAAGCGTCTGAGTAATGGTGCGCGAATAATCGGCTGCTTTTACCGGATCCAGACTATTCATCGCCAGGCCGATGATTCGGTCAATTTTCGACGCATTAAAACGCGTTGCCTTCAGCGAGCGGATCGCCGAACGCAGATTCATGTACGGCTCGTAGGCGTATTCGAGCAAGCTGGTCCCGTAATTCTGGGTTTCAATCGGCGTGCGCTCTTCCGGATTATCCAGCAAGCTGTATGCTTTATGGCCAGTGTGCACAGGCATAAGGTTTGACTTAGGCCGCCAGTAGGGGATTTTCATAGGGATAATGGCCCACGGATCGGCGAAAACCATTTTCCCTGACGCGTCCTTCAGATAATCGCCGCTAAATCCCGCCAGATTACCGCTGACCTCGAACTCTTTGATGAAGCCCGGAAGGGTGTAATAGGAGCACTCAAAAGACGTGATCCCTATGCCTTCTTTGGCGTATGGCCTGACATAAGCCACCCCAAATACAGACATGATAAATGCCCACCCGGCGACCTCTTTGTTGATGGTTCGCCCGATGTCGTTCATCAGCTCGTCACACAACCCCTGCGCGGCGTCATAGTCACTATCGTTTCCGTTGTGTACCGGCACGATAGAGAAGGTTTGTCCGGTCTTCTTATCGAAAGAGAGCGCGTGCGTAATATGGATGTTCAGAGCGGTGGCGATCGTGCTGTAAACCGCCATTTCTTCGAGTAGCGGATAGCGTTGCAAGCGATCTTCTGGCAGTTGAACTTCATCAAAGATAAAGCGACTTCCGTCCACCAGCCCATCGCCAGCCATGCCACTATCGCCCGGTTTGCCGCCTAAGAAGCCGGACAGTTGTACCGGTGCCCCTGCGCGAGAAAACAAATACCCACTTCCGCCGTGCACAGCCAGCGCGGACAGGAGGATGTTGTCCCGTTCTCCGTTGTCTTTAAAAACCCCGCCAGCGCCTTCCTGACCGAGGATAGCGTGATTTTATTGTCTGCCAAGATTGCACCTTAATTAGAATAATTCGCATCGTGTTTGAACGGAAGTTTAACACTAGTCACTTGTTAAGGATTACCAATGAACAAGCTATCTATGGGGGTGTTTCGCTGTTCAAGTGTCAGCGAAATATTGAAATACATTAGGGCAATAACATCTCACCGAGCGCCGATTAAATACGGCGTGGAAAAGGTGGAAGGCAAAAGCTATGACCGACTGCGCCGTGAGGCGAATCAGAAGGCGATAGATTTGCTTAATTCGCTGGTGGACGGCGCGACACTGACAGATGAACAGCGCCAGATCCTGGCTGGGTACACCGGTGAAGGCGGCATTGGCGGGTCCGTCTCCGAATATTACACACCAAAGCCGATAGCTGAAGGTGTCTGGGAGATCATGAAGCTCTACGGCGCGGACGTAGGTAACACTCTGGAACCATCGGCGGGCACCGGCGTTTTTAATGAGACAAAACCGGTTGGCACGGTGATGACCGCGACTGAGATCAGCAGTGTTTCCGGTCGTATAAACCAGCTGTTACATCCGGAAGACAGCGTACAGATTTCCCCGTTCGAACAACTGGCTGTAAGCACGCCTAACGATTCATTCGACCATGTGGTGGGTAACGTTCCGTTCGGTGGTCGTGATAACACACGCAACATCGATAAACCTTACGCAGAAGAAACGGACATGGGGTCTTACTTCATGCTCCGCATGTTGGACAAGATAAAGCCTGGCGGATTCATGTGCGTGATTGTGCCGCCGTCCATTGTTTCAGGTTCAAACATGAAGCGGTTACGCCTGCGTCTATCCCGTAAAGCTGAATTTCTTGGCGCTCACCGCTTGCCTACCGGTACTTTTGACGCAAACGGGACCAGTACGGTCGTTGATGTGGTGCTGATGCGTAAACATCCGGCAGAGATGGCTGAGAAAATCCCCCTGGTGGATGAAGGCACTCTTGAATCGGCAAATGTGCTTTGGCCAACGTTTATTTCTGGCAAGTGGTTTGAAAAGGACGGCCGCCGGTTTGTTCATGGTACTCAGGAGAAGGGATTCCAGGGGCGTATTGAGGTTCGTGCCGACGGGCAGATTGATAACCTGGCTCTTAAAGCGAAGCTGATTCATCGTTTCGAAAGTCGTATCGACTGGTCTTTGCTCGATATGGCTGAACCGTCACCGACCGCAGATGTTGTTGATGAAGGGGAAATGCGCCTGATTAATGGCGTATGGCAAAAATATGCTGGTGGTCGCTGGATTGAAGCTGATGCCGGGAAGGAGCTGAAGATTGATGTTGCCAGTTATGGCGCGGATAGCTGGGAGGCTCTTCAGCGTAACCTGACTACCACAGAAGGTCGTCTCGGCATGACATTTACCCAGATGGCAAATGTCCGCGATAAGTACACCACATCAATCAGCGACGATATGGTGCAACTGGTGGACTGGATTAACAGCCAGCCTGAAAAATACCGTGAACGCTTGTATCGCGGGGCGATGATTGGCCGGATGTTAATTGAATATCAGGATATGAAGGCCGCCGGGCATAGTGCTGAACAAATCGAACAGCAGCGCCTTTCTCTGGTATCCCGTTTGCAGGCAGAGATTGACCGCTTTGGTAATCCTGGTCGCGGTCCTATAGCGAAATTGTCGGGGAGCGGTGCGCGCGCCTGGTTTGCTTTCCGTGGTGCGATTAAGCTGGATGGCACTATTTCAGACGAGCTGACAGGAAAGCTGGTTACGCATGACTCCAGCGCCAGTTATGACTCCACCAGCTATCAGGACACCCTGCGTTATCTCTATAGCGATCTTACCCGCGATCCAATCCAGCTCGATGATTTCCGCCTTGCGTTTACCGGCGAACTGCCAGCCAGTGATGACGAGTTGCTTAATTTATTGGCCAGCACCCCTGGTATTGCGGTTTCACCGTATGGCGGGATTGTTCCGTTTGCCCGCGCCACCAGCGGCGACATTAACGAGATAGTGGCTCCAAAACAGGAATTCCTCGCCACGCTCCCCGACGGTCCAGTAAAGAACAACGTCCTTAATCAGCTGGCAGCGATCGAAGAGAAGCGCATCAAGACGCCAGCAGAGAATATCCGGTTTAAGCTCAATAGCCGTTGGTTCGACCGTTCCGTCATTCTGGAATTTTTGCAGGAAAACGGCTATCCGGATCTGCGCTATGTGCAGTCAGTGCAGCTGGAAGGCGACGAAATGGTTTCTGACACCTATCACGGTGGTGATGGCCTGTTCGTAGGGCACCGATACGGTGTCGTCCAGCGCAAGGATAAAGAAACAGGCGAGATCCGCTACGAGTGGGACCGTAAATCAGGTGAAAACGCGACCGGGTTCCCGGCACAGCTGGAAAAGTATCTCAATGGTGCGCGTATCGGTGGCAAAGATAGCGCGACGGCGAACGGCTACCGCGAGCAGATGGCACTGCTTGAGGACCAGTTCAATAAGTGGATCAAGACGCACGATCGCTACGATGAGTTGGTTGCCAAATACAACGATGTGTTCAATAGCAATATCCCGTATGAACACTCTGGCGATCCGCTTGGGTTGAAGGGATTAAGCGGTAAGCGCCAGCCATTTGATTACCAGAATAGCGAGGTGCGCCGACTGTCCGAAGATGGGCGCGGCATCCTGGGCTTCGGCACCGGGCTGGGTAAAACGACGACCGCGCTGGCGCTTGAGGCGTTCAACTATGAGAACGGTCGCTCCACCCGTACTGCTTATGTAGTGCCTAAAGCAGTGCTGGAAAACTGGTATTACGAAGCAAAAGAGTTCCTGAGTGAAGAGGCATTCAGTAACTACCTGTTCGTCGGTCTTGATGTGCTGATGGATGGCGATCAGATTCGCCAGGTGCCGGTGCTCGATGAGAACGGTAAACCTGTTCTTGGTACTGATGGCACTCCAGTTATGCGCGATGCTCTTAAGCTGGCAGATGAAGCCACTATCACGGCGCGGATGAACGCGATCCCGCACTCAAATTACCGTGCAGTCGTGTTTACCAAAGAACAATACGCCCGCATTCCGCTACGTGATGACACCGTAGATGAGCATGCACAGGATATGCTTTATGACTTCGTTGCCGCTGGGCGCGTAGCCAGCGCAATGGATTCCGATTCCCATCGCAAAGAGGCGGCGCGTCGCCGGGTATTGTCGGAGTATTCAGATACCGGTACCGAAAAAGCAGAGAAGTATCCGTACTTTGAGGATATGGGCTTCGACAGCGTGATCGCCGACGAAGGCCACAACTACCGCAATAGCTATAAAAATGGTCGCGAAGCGTCACAGCTGGCCTATCTGCCCACCAGCGCGGTAGCGCAATCGGCGCGAGATATGGCAATCAAAAACGCGTACCTGATGAAAAAGAATGGCGGGCGCGGACCGGTTCTCCTGACTGCAACGCCAGTCGTTAACACCCCGATCGATGCATACAACATGCTTTCTCATGTTCTGCCGAAGGAATACTGGCAGAAGATGGGGATCTACGGTCCTGATGACTTCGTTAAATTCTTCGGCAAGACCAGGCTGGAAACGGTACAGAAAATCAGCGGTGAAGTTGAAGAAAAAATGGCGCTGGTGGGCTTTGAAAACCTTGATGCGCTGCGCGGTATATTCCATCGCTGGGTAACGCTTAAAACGGCGGAAGACGTTAAGGATACCGTGGAGATCCCGGAACTGGACGAACACCAGCAGGATGCACCACTTACTGAAGAACAACTGGCGGCGTATGAAGAATTGCGTCAGCAGGCGGAAGCGGCGGCCAAAGCCAACAATGGCGTAACGACCTCGGTCAATGAAGACGGCGTGATTGAGCACGAGAAGGCCCGTCCGATCTTCTCAATAATCAGGGATATGGACCGCGTATGTACTGACATGGACCTGTACTATCGCCGGATCACCTATCGTTTCCTGCCGGAGTACGCCGATGCGGTGCAGCAGCTGGCGGACAGTTTGCCTAAACAAGCCACCAGCGAAGACGACGACAGTGATGATTCAATCACGCAGCAATCGCAATACTCCCTGATAGATAAGGGCGAGTTTATTCAGTTACAGGTTCCGGAAGCGTTCGAGCAGGAAGTGAATAAGCGCCTGGCCAGGTTTGGCATTGACGAACAGACCGTAACTCACCCCGTTACGCCCAAATACGCGAAGCTGATTGCCACGCTGAAGGAGTTTTTCCCGGAAGGTAAGCAAATCATCTTCACCGATGAAAAAACGCAGCACCAGAAGCTCAAGCGCATTATCTGCAATGCTCTTAACCTTGAACCTTCAAAGGTGGGGATACTGAATGCTCAGACGGTTGCCGAGGCAGGTAAAACCGGTAAGAAACTGAAAGCGGTTAAACCGCCGAAAGAGTTACCGGATGAACCAACAGATGCACAGATAGCGAAATACAACGAGCAAATGGCTCTGTATGACGCCTATATCGCGCAGCAAAATGAAATGTCGTTGGGCGGTCTGGAAAAGATTGCAGCCGACTTCCAGGAGGGCCGGACTCCGATCATCATCTGCAACAAAAAGGCAGAGGTGGGTATCAACCTGCATCGAGGAACGACTGACATCCATCATCTGACGTTGCCATGGACTCCAGCCAGTATTGCGCAACGAAACGGTCGCGGTGCCCGAGTTGGCTCCAACCGTGCAAGCGTTCGCGTTCACTACTACTGCGGCAAGGGTTCTTTCGATGAATACCGACTGAAGACGCTGAAGCGTAAAGCAGGCTGGATCTCCGATATCCTCCGTTCAGATAAGTCAGAAATGGAGAACGCCGACGCCAACGATATGATCGAAATGCAGATGTATACCGCTAAGGATGATGGCGAACGTCTGGCAATGATGCAGGTTCAAATGGATAAGGCGAAAGCTGCGAAACGCGCTCGCCAGAAAGAACAGGCTACTATCGACCTTCAGAACTACATCAAGGCGCAGCACGCAGCTGGTGAGGATGTGGAGGTACTTACCGCTGAATTGGAGCGAAGCAAAGCGGAACTTGAAAAGACCACCGCCGACGTCGCCAAATTCAAACAGGCGGTAATGGCCAAAGCAGCTGATAACGCAGACTGGAAAGCCCGCTGGGGTAGCGTCCATCACACAGACCGTATGTTGTTAGCACAGTATCGCGCGTCGTTGAAAAGCGCCATTCAGCGCAAGGCTAATATCTCTCAGGCCATCTCCCGCTATGAGAAATTATTGAACCGTACTCAGAAGGCCGCGACGGATATCAAACGCCTGCGCCCGCAGGTGGAGGATGCAATAAATAAAGGCATTCTGGATGTTGATCCTGATCTGGTTAACCATGCGAATGAGTTCCTTGTTATCGGCGATCGCTCATGGCGTGTAGGCCAATACTACGATTGTGCCGGTGATATCGTTCGCATTAAGTCGCTGGACTTCGACAGCCAGCGCGCAGACGTGGAGATCATCTTTACCTTCAAAGGCACCAAATCGGGTAACTGGGATGTGAAGACGCTGGATAAACAGGTTGATGTAACTCCCGATGAAGATGCTGTTATGCAGAAAATCAGTGGTGGCGTCTCCATCGCCGGGATTAACGACATCATTTCCTGTGACGATTTCTACCGTTTCCAGCAGCGCGGCATGATCAAAATAACTGACTCGTACGGCGTTCAGACTACAGAGTCAGGCTATAGCATTGATTTTGTTGGTACCTATACGGACCCACTGAAGCATGCGGTTTACCCGGATCGCCGTGACGGCGCGCTGAAGTCGTCAATTGCAAAATGGGTGCTTGGTATGATGTCGGAAGGGAATAACCGCCAGGTCCGTTTGGCAGAAGTATTCCTGACTGAACTGTTTGGCTCCAATTATGGCGAGGTAATCGCGTCATACGGAGATACTCTATCCCCTGAAGCACTTCAGGAGAAAATAGCGGATTCGATCGCCAAAATGCCGGAGAAAACAAGCCAGGGGGCTACTCGTAACGGGGATTCTGAACTTGAGGTCACCAATGCTATTTTCGGTACCCATGAGTTCCGGGCGTCAGATTATGAGATCACCACAGCACAGTTTGGCACCATTGGCATTTACAGCAATAAAGACGAGATCAAGCAGGCAATGGACGCAGCAAGTGCGCGCATTGCAGCAGAACGGAAAGCCAATCTGAATCATGCAGTCGCCGCGCTGACTCAATCGTGGGTAACAGCAATCAGGGAGGCCGCCACCACAGGAAAAATCACACCGGCAATTGCGGATGTCGTAAACGACGGCTCTAAATTTATGGATGCCTATAAAATGGATGCGGTGCAGTTGCCATCAGCCTATGGCCAACTCAGCTATCGCATAACCTACAACCTGGTATCAATGTTTACTGACCTTGCCATCCTTGGGCTGGTGGACCTTAACGAGGTTACGCCGGAATTACTCAGCATGCGCAAGAATCATGTTGAGATATTGCAGAGAATTAACACGGTTCTTGCCGGGCGCACCGATGAAGAGAAACAGGCCGACGCTGATCGGATAAACCTGGCCCTAGGCAACATCACGGAGGAAGAAATTGCCGCCAGAAACGAGAAACAAGAAGAGTTATCATCAATACAGGGTGATGCCACCAGCATAGCTCAGTCTCTTGGTCTGAATTATCGCGTATCCACCGCCGACCTGAAGATGATGTACGCACCAAAATTCGCCGCTGGCGAGGTATTTGGGCTTCAGGAAGCCTCAGGCATGAAAGGCGTTCTTTTCCGTGCGAAAGACGCAATCAAGGCGAAATTCGGCGCTCGCTGGCTGCCAGCGAAGGCGAAGAACAGCGATTTCCCGGGTAACTGGTGGATTATCGAGACAAAACACAACGTGGCGGACGTTCTGGCCGTCATCCAACAATACGCATAACAGGAGCGCCCGGTTCGCCGGGCGTCGCATAATATGGCCACACTATCTGATACAATAAAACCGAATAAAACATATCTTGAGGCGGTACTCCGTACAGCGTTGTTAGGAAAGACAGAAGACGAATACGTTGATTTCTTCCTGTCAGGGCTACGCGGGCGATTACTGAAAAATCCCCGCCTGTACCGCAGCTATGGTCCATACTGGCCGGAAATTAAAAAATTATTACTGGAGCGCGGTTATGGTAATTTCGGTCGTCTCGTTGACCGTGACGTTCGCAAAATTTACCGTTATGACCGCCCGGCGCTAACACTCATAGCCGCGACGCTCTACAGCCAGGAGCGTTTTGATAATGGTCAGATATACTCAGCCTGGCATTTACTGCCAGTGCCTGAAGAAGTTGACGACCAGGACTATGAGTTTGAGTCTTACGATTTGGAAGTTGAAGCCTTGGCACAGGCTGGAGAGAAAACTTGAAAAAGCGATACTACACAGTAAAGCATGGGACGCTACGAGCATTACAAGAGTTTGCTGACAAGCATAACGTTGAGGTGCGCAGGGAAGGGGGAAGTAAAGCTCTGCGCATGTACCGTCCGGACGGGAAATGGCGTACGGTCGTCGATTTCAAAACTAACAGCGTTCCCCAGGGCGTCCGTGACCGGGCATTCGAAGAATGGGAGCAGATCATCATAGATAATGCATTGCTTCTCAATGCGGATTAAACTTCCCCAAATTATGGCTGTTTGCTCACCGAGCATCGCTCAAAGAAGCACGATTCTTCAAACATATAGATAGTGATAGTGCCACAACTTCTGGCTCTAACGGGCTGGGGAGGCGGCGCTTTGTTGCTAAATGATCTGGTTTAAAATGGATATGAAAAAAGAAACGATTTTTTCCGAAGTAGAAACGGCTAACAGCAAGCAACTGGCTGTGTTGAAAGCTAATTTCCCACAGTGTTTTGATAAAAACGGAGCCTTCATTCAAGAAAAATTGCTTGAGATTATTAGAGCATCGGAGGTTGAACTCTCTAAAGAATCATACAGTTTAAACTGGCTGGGTAAATCTTATGCCCGTTTGTTGGCCAATCTACCACCGAAAACGTTGTTGGCAGAAGATAAAACACATAACCAACAAGAAGAGAACAAGAACAGTCAAAACCTGTTAATCAAAGGGGATAACCTCGAAGTATTGAAGCATATGGTTAATGCTTATGCTGAAAAGGTGAATATGATTTACATTGACCCACCATACAATACGGGTAAAGATGGATTCGTCTATAACGATGATCGCAAGTTTACACCAGAACAGCTTTCTGAACTGGCAGGTATCGAGCTTGATGAGGCTAACCGCATACTTGAATTTACCACCAAGGGTTCAAGCAGTCATAGTGCATGGCTGACATTCATTTATCCTCGTCTTTATATTGCACGTGAACTTTTAAAAGAGGATGGAGTAATATTCATCTCCATAGACGATAACGAAGATAAACAGTTGGGATTATTATGCGACGAAGTATTTGGGCAAGGTAATTTTGTTGCAAAACTCCCTACAATCATGAATCTCAAAGGCAATCATGATAACTTTGGCTTTTCAGATACGCATGAATATATATATGTATACGCTAAAAACAAAGATGTTTGTAGTTTGGGGCAATTCGATATTGATGAAAGTGAAGTTGAAAAAGAGTGGGATGAAGATGAATATGGGCTATTTAAAAGAGCTGATACATTAAAGCGTACTGGCCAAGATGCTTCTAGAAAATCAAGACCAAAAGGTTGGTTTCCGGTATTCATCAATTCAGAAAATAAGGTTTATGTAACAGATGATGATAAACCTCTTAACGAAGATGACTATGTACTTTACCCAGTAAGCCCTACGGGTGAAGAGCTTTCATGGTCGTGGGGAAAGAAAAAAATAAATGATGAGTTTTATAATCTAATAGTAATAGATATAAAAGATGGTAAAAATATCTATAAAAAACAGCGGCCTGCTCTTGGAGAGCTACCAACTAAAAAGCCAAAATCAATTTGGTATAAACCTGAATATAGTACAAGCACGGCGACAACTGAGCTTAAAAATCTTTTAGGTGCAAAATTATTTGAAGGACCAAAACCTGTTCCTCTTATAACCGATCTTGTAAAAATAGGAACAAAAAAGGATTCATTAGTTCTTGACTTTTTTGCTGGCTCTGGTACGACAGCAGAAGCTGTTGCATATTTAAATGAAAAAGATTCAGGCTGTAGGAATTTTATATGCATACAAAAAGATGAAGTTATAAATAAAACAAAGAATGCCTATTCTCTTGGCTATAGATCTATTTTTGAAATAACAAAAAAAAGGATACAGGAGGTATTTAAAAAAAGCACAACCACAAGTGATAATGCGGCTAAAATAGGTTTCAAAGTGATTCATACTATTGATGACTTTAGAGCAAAAGTTGAGTCTGAACTTACGCTCACTAATCATACATTCTTTGATGATGCGGTATTAACGCCTGAACAGTATGATGCCCTATTGACTACATGGTGTGTATATGATGGTAGCTTGTTAACAACACCTATTGAAGATGTTGATCTTAGTGGCTATACAGCACACTTTTGCAATGGCCGTCTGTATTTGATTGCACCTAATTTTACTAGCGAAGCATTGAAAGCGTTGCTCCAAAAGCTGGATTCAGATGAAGATTTTGCCCCAAACAAAGTCGTGTTTTATGGTTGTAACTTTGAAAGTGCAAAACAAAGGGAGCTTAATGAGGCGCTAAAAAGTTATGCTAACAAAAAATCTATTGAGTTAGATTTAGTGGTAAGGAACTAATCATGTCAAAAGGGTTCACATTCGAAAAGAACTTACCGCATCAGAAAGCAGGTGTCGATGCGGTGATGAACGTTTTTGTTTCCGCGACATCTCATCAGGAGGATAATGTTTCTATTCGCCTGTTAGTTAATCCAGAATTACGGCTTACTGAACAGCAATACTATAAAAATATAAAAAAAGTTCAGGAACTCAATGGTATTGAACATGTAAAAAATAATTACGATGCTGGAAGCAACGTAATCGATGTTTCTATGGAGACAGGTACAGGTAAAACGTATACCTACACTAAAACAATTTTTGATCTGAACAAATCATTTGGCATTAATAAGTTTATCATTATTGTTCCTACTCTATCGATCAAAGCTGGAACAGTGAACTTTTTGAAAAGCGATGCGTTAAAAGAACACTTTAGAGATGATTATGAGCGTGAAATAAAGACTTACGTTGTTGAAAGTCAGAAAAATGCCGGTAAAAGCACAAAATCGTATATGCCTCAAGCTATACATGATTTTGTTGAAGCTAGTAATTTCAATAAGAAATATATACACGTTCTTGTTATTAACACGGGAATGATTCACTCTAAGAATTTAAATTCCACTTATGATGTTGGCTTGCTTGACAATCATTTTGATTCTCCCTTTTCAGCTCTTGGTGCGGTAAAACCATTCATTATCATTGATGAACCACATAAATTTCCTACTGGTAAAAAGACATGGGAAAATATAGAGAAGTTTAATGCTCAATATATTATCCGCTACGGTGCGACCTTTAGTGAAGGCTATAAGAATTTAGTTTATCGACTTACAGCTGTGGATGCATTTAATGAAGACCTTGTTAAAGGTATTGATGCGTACATTGAGGATATTGTTGGTGATGGTGACGCCAACCTAAAGTTCATTAAATCTGATGGGGAAGAAGTTACATTTGAGCTAAATGAAAATAACAAGAAAACTTTATTTAAGTTAACAAAAGGTGAATCTCTATCTAAGACACATAGTGCTATTCACGATTTAACTCTTGATGCCTTAGGCAAGAATACAGTAGTGTTGAGTAATGGTATTGAGCTAAAAATTGGTTGCTCAATAAACCCCTATTCTTACGATCAGACACTTGCTGACAGCATGATGAGGAAAGCTATCAAAGAACACTTTAAGTTAGAAAAAGAGTTTCTGACACAAAGGCCACGCATAAAGCCTCTTACTCTTTTCTTTATTGATGATATTGAAGGTTATCGTGACGGTAATAATATTGCCGGAAGTTTGAAAGCTAAGTTCGAAGAATATGTTTTGGCAGAAGCTAATGAACTGTTAAAAATAGAAAAAGATGAGTTTTATAGTAACTATCTTGAAAAAACAGTTAAAGATATATCTTCCGTTCATGGCGGTTATTTTTCAAAAGATAACAGTGATAAGGATGATAAAATCGAGAAGGAAATCAACGAAATCCTTCATGACAAAGAGCTTTTGCTGTCTTTAGATAATCCACGTCGTTTCATTTTCTCCAAATGGACGTTGCGTGAGGGATGGGATAATCCTAATGTCTTTCAGATCTGTAAGCTCCGTTCGAGCGGTAGTACCACATCCAAGCTTCAAGAGGTAGGGCGCGGTTTGCGTCTTCCTGTGAATGAATACATGTGTCGAGTGAAAGACCGCAATTTTACCCTTAAATATTATGTCGATTTTACAGAAAAGGATTTTGTTGACTCACTTGTTAAAGAGGTCAATGAGAGTTCTTTCAAAGAAAGGGTTCCAAGTAAGTTTACTCAAGAGCTTAAGGAACAAATCAGGGCTCAGTATCCTGAGCTTTCATCCAGAGCACTAATGAATGAACTTTTCAATGATGAAATCATTGATGAAAATGATAATTTCAAAGATTCAGATGCCTACAGCCGCTTAAAATCCAAATATCCAGCAGCATTCCCTATAGGAGTGAAACCAGGTAAAATCAAAAAAGCTACTGATGGAAAAAGACGCACTAAAATGCGTGTTGGTAAGTTCAGTGAGCTGAAAGAACTATGGGAATTAATCAATCAAAAAGCGGTGATTGAGTACAAAATAAACAGTGAAAATGAGTTTTTATCCATTTTCAAGTCATTCATGCTCGAAGAAACAGAACGATTTACCAAATCAGGCGTTCATACTCGCATTGATAAAATTTACATCCACAATGATATGGCAATGTCGAAAAGCATTGTTAGTGATGACGATGACTTTGCTAAGCTAAACACAATGAGTTATCGAGAGTTTCTCGATAACTTATCACAGACTATTTTTGTTAAACACGATACTTTACATAAAGTTTTTTGTGATATAAAAGACACTATTAATATCACTGAATACCTGAATATTCAAACAATCAGAAAAATTAAATCTGGTTTTAGTAAGTATTTGTTGAACAATTCGTTTAACAAATTCAGCCTCGGATATAATTTGATTTCGGGTTCAATTCATCCCACAAAGTTCACAAATGCTGATGGTAAGCCTCTAGACGAGGTATTATCAAGTGATCTTGGTGTATTACAGGATAATTCAAAAGCACCATTAGATACTTATCTTTTTGAAGAGGTTTTTTATGATTCAGAGCTTGAAAGGCGTAATATAACAGATAGAGATATCCAGTCTGTTGTTGTTTTTTCAAAGATACCGAAGAATTCTATTAAGATCCCGGTAGCTGGTGGATACACTTACTCACCCGATTTTGCTTATGTTGTAAAAACAGCAGAAGGTGATTATCTTAACTTTATCATTGAAACAAAAAACGTAGATAGTAAGGATAGTTTACGGCTTGAAGAAAAAAAGAAAATTGAACATGCCCAGGCGCTTTTCAATCAAATAAGTCAGTCTGTTAAAGTTGAATTCAAAACGCAGTTTGCTAATGATGATATTTATCAGTTAATCAAGAGCGCATTACCATAATTCCAGTTTAAAAGGAGGTGAAAACCTCCTTTTTATGACATCCAACACGACCTGAAAGAAGTGGCGCTCAGGTCGTTAAAAATAGTTTCCCTTTCCAGTTAAGATTCCATGTGGAACGCTTTTTTCCGCAAGTCTCTGTGTGCCGCGAATTATGTTAATCAGTGGGCTTAGTAACGATGGTTCCTGGCGTGGCTCAACTTCTCCAGCCATTGCCCTGATGTAGTCGGAGTTTGCAACGTTGTTGTATTCCGTTGCGAAGCAGCATAACAACGTCAGAACGTGCTCTGTCGTTATTTCGCTCCAGTTGATGTTGAAAAATTCATCGCCTTTTTTGTCATGTTCGGAATCGAAGATGCTTTGGTGGAGGATGTATTTCCCGGATTCCTTGCGCGGTAACTTGATCGCTTTCTGGCGTTCCAATTCCTTGTAAATCTGCATTGCTTCAATCAGTACCGGTCTACCGTTCATGAAGGGATCACGCAACCTTACACGCTGGCCAACTCGACCGGTAATAAAGCTGTTTTCCTCTTCCACCAGCACGATAAAACCCTTTTCCTCTTTTTCTCGCAATTCGCGCAGCAGCTGGAGTTCCATATCGCGGCGGCGTTCAGGGTAGCTGGTCCGCTCAGCCATTATCAGCTCATTGTTGATCCATGCAGCAGTCATTGACGCCGGTTTGCCGACGCTCATTGAAACAACGCATATTTTCTTATCCATAGCGCCCCTACAAAAAAGAAAAGCCACCAGCGGCGGCTTAGCAATACAACAGAAGGTAGCGCCCGGTACTCAGACTGTGCCGTCCATGGAATATTTGAAAAGGGATCCATCCGTACCGGGCGTGTGATGATTCTGACTCAAGTCACTTGTCAGTTGTCAATCATTTAAGATTAAAAATAATATATTTATTAGTGCATGATGTTTGCCATTTCATAGGCGTCAGCCAGCAACTCCATCTCTGACTTGTTCAGCAAGGTGAATTCTTTCTTGCCTCCAACCACACCATCGGCATGAACAGGGACCAGCCAGGGGTATTTTTCTCTTACTTCAGCCGGTGCTGCATGCTGGTGGTGCCATCTACAAAGTGGCAATTGCTTTTTGTGACAACCAGGCGCGGTACGACCGGAGATATGGTGCAGAGACACCTCTTCAGATATTACTCCATGCATATAGCAGGCAATGCAGGGGAGAGCGCCAAGAGCATTGGCTATGCGCCGTTCCTCCGCCGTCGGTGTTCGTCCCTTCAAGTCACGAGATTTTATTTTTACCGCGCTTTTCCGCGTTTTGCTGGCTGGTGGGCGCTCTTTCTGTTTAGCGATACGGCGATCGATAGTATTCCGCATTTTCTGATATTGAGATTCTCGCCAGGCCGGATCAGCCAACTTCTCCCGTTGCCGAGCGATCGCTCGTTCTCTGGCTGCCTTCTGCCACTTGCGGCACTGTTCAATTTTTTGTTCGATTGTTTTCATATGGCAAAAAAAAGCGGCCTAATGGCCGCCAATGATGTCAAGGAGTGAAGTAATGGCAACGTCTTCGTAGTTGACAAAAACTGCGGCTCAATTATAGCAATCAATTAGAGCAATGATAGATATTTTGTTAATCGCGAATCACATTTTTTCACTTCAGTACCTGTGTGCTATACTCCTTCTTGATTGATTGGATGCGGAATACAAACCCGCTCTTTTGTGCAGCCTGGCTCCTTGCCAGGCTTTTTTTTATTTCAGCATGGAAGCTGTTAACGCTTTGGACCTTGCTGAACTGATTGAGAGGGCTTTGTCAACGTGCCCCAAAAATTCGCCAAACTCAGACATCACTTTGGCAAAACCGCGCCGTGCTTCTTCCTCGGTGGCATTCATCACGAAATGTTCAGCACTACGAATACTTTTGACAGGGAACGCAACAGATATTGAGTCAATATCAGCCATTCTATCGCTTAACTTTACAGTGACAATGACGGCTGGCGACTGAATATTAGTGCTTACAGACAGCACTACATATTTTCCGCCGATGTCGAAATCCTTTCTCATATGTCACCATAAATATCAAATAATTATAGCAATTTCTTATATATTGACGGCTAATCACCATCTTCCAGCAGGCGCACCATTGCCCCCGTTTCACTATCCAGATTACGGATATAGTTCATGACAATATTTACGTTGGTCCAGCCACCAGCTTGCATGATCTCCGGTATTGAAACTCCGGCGCGGGCCATATCTCGCGCGGCTCCGACACGGGCACTGTGTCCAGACCAGGCAAGGTACCTCTGGCCAGAGTCATCCTTAGCCCCGTAAATCAATCGGTGAGTTGCTTCAAAAATCCCTTCCAGGGCGCGAGTTGATAGCTGGCTGGTGGCAGATGGCGCGGCAACACCATTTTTTCTGACACGGCAAAACAAGTAGTTATTCGGATCATCAGCCACACCAGAGACAGTAATCCATCGCTCAACCAGTTTAGTTACCCCCAGACTAAGTGCCTTCTCTACACCAGCGGTGCTAACCAGCGTTTTCGTTCTGCCAATATGGATTAACATTCTCCCACCGTCAGTACGTGAGATATCTTTAACTCTGATCCTAGAAATTTCGGCTATACGTAACAGGGTGTTATAAGCAATCCCCAGAAATGCCAGATTACGTATATCCTGGCAGCGATCGCTATTTTCCATGAGTGAACGAACCAGGTCGAAATCAGTGCGTTCGAACGCCAGCGCCTGTTTTGCACGCTCACCGGCATCAACGTTTTCTTTTCGGATCCGTCGCATGACCAGTGAAACAGCATTGCTGTCACTTGGTCGTGGCAGCCCGGACCGACGATGAAGCATGTTTAGCTGGCCCAAATGTTGCTGGATAGTTTTTACTGCCAGACCGCGCGCCTGAAGATATAGAAGATAATCGCGAACATCTTCAGGTTTTGCGGGAAACCATTTCCGGTTATTCAACTTGCACCATGCCGCCCACGACCGGCAAACGGACAGAAGCATTTTCCAGGTATGCTCAGAAAACGCATGGCGATCCCTGAACATATCCATCAGGTTCTTGCGAACCTCATCACTCGTTGCATCGACCGGTAATGCAGGCAAATTTTGGTGTACGGTCAGTAAATTGGACATTTAACACTCAGATAATGGTTTTAAGTAAAGTGTACAGGATCGGCTCTGCCTTTACCTGTTTATGGTTCTCGTCATAGAAACGCCAGCGACCGCGCGTGCGTTCTATTTTCTCTTCACCGCGCGATAATGACAGTTGACAACTATCACGATCAAACCCTTTTGCCCGCCAGTAGCCACGGTTTTTCTCAAGCTCAATATGAGTGGACACTTTAGCAGCTGAATATCCCATTTTTCACCTCTGATTGATTGGTGGTGCTAAGTGCGCTACGCGAAATCTGGAGCACTAACACTGCCAACATTTCGCAGATTTTACGTAGCGCAACCTTGATCAAATGATCAAGTGATCACTATTTGACCTGATAAGGTATTGAACTGTATGGATTTACAGGTAAATTGATCATGTTCAATAACCCTTAAGATAACTTCGTATAATGTATGCTATACGAAGTTATTAGGTCTGAAGAGGAGTTTACGTCCAGCTGCGCATAAAAATCAAGAATTATTAGAGCAATAAATTTTGAGAGAAAAATCCCACTCCACCAGCTAAAAACTGGATTGTTTTTCATAGTTGTTTGACAATTGCTCTAATAAATTATAGTTTTGCCGACGTTGCGTAATACGACTTTGGATTCACTATTTAATGTGTCTTCAGCGTTGTAGAGCGGCTCAGAAGGAAATGAGCAAACAGGGAAACCTTATACAACGGCATTACAGCTATGCATTGCTCATCTTACACACAGCGCAATGTTGTTAGATTACCCCAGCATGGATCATGGGTGAAACAGTAGGTCAGAGCTTCAGGCTCTGTGTTGTCAATACAGTGAGGCATAATTATGGCTTTCATTCAACCAACCATCGACGACGTTAGACATTGCTCTAACGCTTTATCTGTAGACCCTGCCGAAACCGACGCTGCCCGCGCCATTGCTGAACACTACTCAAAGATATCCAATCAGGAGTACCGCATCACCCAAGACGACCTGGATGACCTCACTGACACAATCGAATATCTCATGGCAACTAACCAGTTAGACTCACAATAAATGCACTAATAAATCTATTATTTTTGTTTGATCCCTCTATAATATAGGTCAGTAATGACCGGTTTTCTCAGCCGGGCGTTATTGACCATGTCAATTCTGGAGGAGGATCAATGATAAATTATGTCTACGGCGAACAACTGTACCAGGAGTTCGTCAGCTTCAGGGATCTCTTTCTAAAAAAAGCTGTTGCACGCGCCCAACACGTTGATACAGCCAGCGACGGTCGTCCTGTACGCCCGGTTGTCGTTCTACCGTTCAAAGAAACTGACAGCATTCAGGCTGAAATTGATAAATGGACTTTAATGGCGCGGGAACTGGAACAGTACCCAGACCTCAATATCCCAAAGACTATTTTATATCCAGTGCCTAACATCCTTCGCGGTGTGCGCAAGGTTACAACTTATCAGACAGAAGCTGTGAACAGCGTCAACATGACCGCTGGCCGCATTATTCATCTGATTGATAAGGACATTCGCATCCAAAAAAGCGCGGGGATCAATGAGCACAGTGCGAAATACATAGAGAACCTGGAAGCAACAAAAGAGCTAATGAGGCAGTACCCGGAGGATGAAAAATTCCGTATGCGCGTACACGGCTTTAGCGAAACAATGCTGCGCGTCCACTACATTTCCAGTAGCCCTAACTACAATGATGGTAAATCAGTTAGTTACCATGTGCCACTGTGTGGCGTGTTTATCTGCGATGAAACTCTCCGTGATGGAATTATCATCAACGGTGAATTCGAAAAAGCAAAATTTAGCCTTTATGACTCCATAGAACCGATCATCTGCGACCGCTGGCCGCAAGCAAAAATATATCGCCTGGCAGATATTGAAAATGTAAAAAAACAAATTGCCATCACTCGCGAAGAGAAAAAGGTTAAGTCAGCCGCATCAGTTACGCGCAGCCGTAAAACCAAGAAGGGGCAGCCAGTAAACGACAACCCCGAAAGCGCGCAATAAATTATGCCCGGCATCAACCGGGCATTCTTCCATTATTCAGCTGCCACCGGTTTTAACAAGCCAGCATCGAGCAGTTTACGCGTCAACCACTGCTGGCCTTTACCCGTTAATTGAGGCGTCAACCGTATCTGGTAGCCATCTTCATCATCCAGCACCACTTCTTTCACCGTGAAATACCCCGCGTTGATGTACTGCTGGAACGGCACATTTTTACGTCCACCGGACGCTATCAGGATGCCGTTCTCCCGTAACCAGGCAAACAGCGCGTTTTGCTTAAGTCCAACAACCTTTGCAAAATTCCCAATCAGGATCCCTTTAGCTACTGATACCCGGTCGGCAAAATCGACCTTAGGAGCGGCGGCCACCAGCTGCTGATTTAGCTGGTGGGCTTTCTGTTCCAGAAGCTGCTTTTGTTCAGCCAGTTCGGCAGCCAGGCGTAGGGCTTCTGGTAATGTTTGGGGGATTGCAACCGGTTGCTGTTCTTTTTGCCGGAAGTAGCTGTCTTCCAGTTTTTCAAAGAATGCCCATGCTTCATTTGTGTCCACGATCTTAGACATGCGTGCAGCGCCGCGCTCTGTCCAGAGTGTAAGGCTTCTGGCGTTCTTACCAACAGAGTAACTTCCGGTTACTCTGTTCTTAAATTCTCTTAATTTTAAACCAGTTAGAAGAAAGTAATGCTTACCTTCTTCAAAGCGGTCAAGGTTGCGAGACAAATTGTTGCGAATATTGGCTTCATCGACCCCATACCCTCTAGCAAGAGTTTCGGTTGTCACGACACGTACTCCCTGCCATTCCAGAACGGGAATTTCATCCGGCTGATTCTGAACAACCACCAGTTCCGATTCCTGAACTGAAGGTGCATAAATTTTTTCTGATTTAACGTTAGTTGCTTTCATTCTGTGTGCCTCCTTGCGTGCTTCGGCTGCGACGGTTGCGTAATTCAGATGACCCTGTTCGAGCAGGTATTCACGGATATCGGTTAGCAGAATGCGGTGAACTGCGTGTTTGTCCTTTCTCCGGTAAAGTTGTTTGGTGATCATGAAGTAGTTGGCAATAACGCCCGGTATATCCCTGGTACTGATACAGGCAGTGTGCTGTTCAATTGCCTCGATCATCTCTTCACGGGTGACTAATGACGTTCTCATAGTCCCTCCTGAGCAGAAGCGTTAACAGGGAGGCACCAGTAACTGAGAGAATTGCGCGAATCGGTAGAAAAGCGGGCAGAGAAAATACAGGGAGCATCCGGAAGCTGAGAACGTGCCTCATCTTCTGTCGGTGCAATAACGAAGTGATAGTGACGTTTTTGGCAGGAGTAAAAGCGCCAGATAAATTCAGAATGAGCAGGGGTAGGGATAGTAGCCACAATGGCAGCCTCCTTTTGCTAATTTAAGGAGCTACCGCGTGAGGTCTCAATCTCAATGGCGGTAGCACTGACTGGGTTGAGACTACCGGCGCAAAAGGGAACCGGCCTGCCTTTCGGCAGCCCAGCCAGCACTACCATTGATCTCTGAGCTAAACGCTACGTATGGCTGTGCGATGGCATGACACAAAAAAAGACGCTTTTGGCGTCTGTGTCGCCTTTTGCATTATCCGGGGTCTCAATCCCGGCACCCGTTTTAATGAGGTGCCTGATAAGCATAAACCGAAAATGCCACAAGGCGCAAGAGGTCAGGTTCAATGTAACATCGGTAGCTAAAAAACACAATTTATTAGAGCAAATATTCATTCATTAAGCCATGCCAGAGCTTCATCAACCTGCGCTTCGTCTTCGACGCTAAGCACTTCATCCTGGGGAACATAATCCGCCAGCATAGCGAAACAATATGTATCCCAATGGTCTGGTGAGTGCAGGTTGAGTTTTTTCTTCATATCCTCCTTACTCATCACCTTCCATTGACCTGCGGAGTTAATCCCTACAGGGATTTTCGACGCTTCCTCAATAGTTTCATTACCCTTATCCAGTCTCATACGACCAGATTTTACGGCCTCTGCGGCTTGAACATTGGCATAAGCACGTTTATCAAAGTACAGGCTCTTATCTTCACGGCTATGCATCTTTTTACCCCAGCGTATACGCTGTACGGTAATACCATAATACTCGTACATCAGATCCGCCGTTGCTTTACCCAGGCCATCGCCGTCTATCGCTATGGTGATATTGGGGAATCGCTCAGGATTACATTCTGCGAAAATTTTGGCGGCAAGCTGCGTTTCTGTAACGTCTGTGTATTCCAGCATTCGATAGTTGATTACACGGCGTTTATTTCGCTGGCCGGACACCATCATGATATTGATAACGGACTTATCCCGTCCCGTACCACCAGCAACGTCCACACATGCAAGCCAGCCCCATCCTTTGGCAATCTTGACTTTCCGCCGCGTTGCACGTTCAACCTCATCACGTCCAAGAAGGAAGCCATCCTGTGATTTAGGGAATAGGCCGCGTACCTTAATCATGTACATAGGGTTATCACGCCCGCCGTACTCCGCCAGCTTCATTTTGATAAATGCTGGCGTTACCAACGGTGATTCCTCACTGTTAAGCGTGATCGCCGTATAAACGCCATCAGGGTTACCAGGACGCTTGGCCAGTTTATGGTGTGTATCGTAGAAATAGCCGCTTGGGCGTGTAGGCTGTGACAGCAATAAGATGCGGTTATCCTGTCCGGTAAGAGCACCGGTGATGATACCGAAAGCTCTATCACTGACACCGGAGGCTTCATCGATAATATACAGAAGATGATCTGCGTGTTCACCGGCGAGAGCTTCTTCACTTCCCAGACGAAAGCCCTTCGGTACTACAGTCCATACACCTTTACCAGTAATCTCATAGAAAGCGGTTTCTGTCAGAACAAAATAATCAGCAAGCCATGGGAAACGGCTGGTGGCAGTAGCCCAGTTTATCTTGATGTACTTGAATATACCGGTCATTACCTGCTGAATTTTGTTCGCAACGATAATGGCACGGGCACCTGGATACATGATTATGAACAACATGATCATGATAGAAGTCATGTCTGATTTCCCGGTACCGTGACCAGACGAAACAGATGTCTTGCTACCCTGTTCCTGCACAGACTCAATAATCAGATCCTGCTGCCAGGTAGGTGTTTTGCCGAACAAAACATCAGCGGCAGCAATCCAGTCATAACGATATAGCGCCACCAGCTCGCGCCAACGTGGATCCGTTACGCAACTTCTGGCCATTAATCATCATCCCCGTATAGCTTGCGGGTAACTTCTTCGTCTTCCTCCTCGTCTTCGTCCAGGTCTTGTTCCAGCCATGGGTCGTTTGATACACCTTCAGTATCAACATCTCCATAACCGCCTGTATCAACGATATCGGCGATTTCTTCCCTACGCTGCTCAATCCACAATGCGGCATCGGCGCGGCGGTTGGCGGCCCGTTCTCGCGCAACTTTGTCCAGATCTTCAAGAGAAGGACCACCGACGGCAGTTTGCCTTTCCTCATCATCGGTATTGGTCTTAGGAGCACGCAGATCGGCTTTGATTTGCTCCAGCATCAGGGGCGGCACTTTCCCGCCATGCGCCTCGATAAATTCAGCTGCTTCCAGCACTGACCAGTTATTTTCACGCTTTCGTTCGTATGCCAGCTTAACAATGCCAGCTTGCCCCATAGACAAAGCGTGCTTTTCCGCCTCCCGGCTTTCTTTTCGATAGTTATTCCGGATGCTGTAAATGGTGTTGATCAGACTGCTTATCTGCGCGGAACAGCTGTTTAGCATGCTCGCGATACGGTATTCAGGCGGAGTACCTTCATCATCGGCTTTTTGCTGATCGCGCATTTCCTGCACCAGGCGAATACACGTATCCCTGGCGTTCTCCAGCATAAGGAGATGAGAAAGAGACTTTTCCAGAAGAGTGGTTTCCAGAACATCGGCCCCGGACCGACGCAACATAGCGCGCGCGGCCTTCCGCGCTTCAACGTTATCTATCAGGTAATCGCCAGCTTCGAATTCAAAGCGTTCACCATCATCATCCAGGGTGTCGCGTTCCAGGCGATCACGCAAGGTCCGGTGGGCACGGGTGATCACGTCATGATCATCAGAACGATCATTTATGCGCTTATTTTGGCGCTTCGCATTCTCGACTGCGACACTGACAATGGCATTAACCCTTTGTTTTTCTGCTATTTCAGCCGCAATGTGATCACCGGAATGTTGATCATTAGAGTGATCAATGATCATGCTTTTTAGTGGCTTCCTGACTGGCTTATTTGGCTTGCGGCTGTCCGTAGTCCTGGTGTCTTCTTTGAAGGCACGGAGATAACGACGTGCGGTATTAGGGTTAAGATTAAACTCGGCGGCATACTGTGCGATGGTGTAACCACCATCTCGCGCCAGGCGAGCAAAATTCTTCTTGTGATCGTCCCAGGTCACTTATGCTTCCTTTCGTAAAAACTCTTTTTGACGCGAGGGTAACGAAAGTCACATGTCAAAAGGCCCGGAACGGGCAAGCAATCAATCAGATACGTGCGGATGTGGCATTACCGTAATGACGGTGCTGACGGGCCACCTTATTGAAAAGTTGACGCGCCATTACCCAAGGCTGGTGCTCCCGGCGTTCCTTTTCGTCCTGCGTCATATAGAGTTCGTTCTGGAGTTTTTCATCAAACCGGCGCGGAGCGCGGCTACGGCGAAAGAATTCAGGATTCAGAGAGTGGATCTGAAATCTACGTGGGCGTGTACTGTCATCTATCAAAACAGACGAATACTTAGACACAGCGATAGCCTTTAAGCGCAGATAAACATCGCGCTTATCGACATCCAGATGCGGGTATTCCTTTTCAAGAATTGCTGCGAGTTCTTTCGCTGATAGAAGAGATTTAGTGCGGATCATGTAATCCGCAATCTCGTACGATGTTATTCGTGAGTGATTTATTTCCATGAAGTGGCGTCCCTGCCAGTTAAGTAACATCCTGTCACCTACTGATTAGCCCATGTCAACTAATCAACGTGGAATATAATACCCTCGATTAAAGAAATAGCAATATATTAGAGCAATTTTATCTAACACTCGACGAATGACTTGTGATAACGCCCACTCCAAGCGCGTAATCAAAGAACAATCGTTGATGCATCGCCAACCTACCGTGCGTCTTCTCCCAATTATCGCGGTCACGCTCAATATCACGCTGGCATGACTGGCACAGAGGAATTGCGTAAATGTCATGCGCGCATAATCGACTATGACGAACGATATAAGGCGTAATGTGAGCGCCAGCTCCCGCAGCTCCACACCCACAGCATGGACGGGAAGCAACAAAGTCCATGTACTCAGGTAATTTTAGCGATTGCAGTTTTGGTATTTTGAAATGCGCCATGCCAGGGTCGGAGTCAACATCCACAGGGCATACTTTTGCACGCATCGGCGCGGCGCGTTCTTCCATCATCTGAACATATGCTGTAGCGCGATCGTCATACGGGCGAATATCCGCCTCTTTCAGAGGTCCGCTATCCTGCGGAGTAGCCTTCATCTTATTTATTGATATGCGGCAGACTTCTTCCGGCATCAGGTGCATCATGTTGCGCATGAAAGCCCACCAGCACAGCTCCTGAATACTTAAATCATGGCTATTTGAAAGGCCCATTTCCTGACGGGCGACATCCAGTATCCAGTTAACGCGATTATTGTGCAGCGTTTCTTTCAGCTCATTAAAACCACGCATCCGATAATGGTTATCGTGATGCCAGCACAACAACACCGCGCTATTGTCTCGTTCAGCGTGGACAATATGATTGTCACACCAACTACGATCTGCGGCCTGGCATTGACCCTCTTTCCTACGCAACCACGCCACCAGCGCGTCAATTCCACCAATACGGCGAAACAGTTCATCGCTGTTAAAAAACGGCTGCAACGCCTCATTTGTTGCCATGGTTTGCTCGGTAACAACGAGGCCGTCTTCCATGTGCTCGATTAACTCACGCGGCACCGGCTCCATAATAAATTTACGGCCAGCCTCCACCAGCTTTCTGACCTCCTGATCCACTTTGAACGTGGCGAGGCCAAGCTCTTTCTGTACAAAGGGAGTAATTACGGCTTTCACATCACACCTTTAATCACTGATTGGGCTTTATCTGCTGCCCGGCATTCTCTGTTTAAGCACAACCATTTCCTGACGGCATAACACAGCAATAGCGGTCCTGACTCCAATTTGCTTACCAACCAGGTATTGCTTTACCTTGCGGCGACTCACGCCATCAAGAAGCATCTTTAACGCTTCACGGGACAATTTGTTGTATTTGCGTGCCATTAATCTACTCCGCAGAACCATACAATCTACGTAACGTGGCGGCGACAGAAGATACAGATATCTCGCCAGTCGCAGCCCCTACGGTAAGGTCTGCCAGTTCAGGTGAATCAAATACCTGCACCCCGTTACGGCGTAGAAATAACAGCGCACTGTTTAGCGCGGTACGCTTATTGGCATCATTGAATATATGCCCTCTCGCCGTAGCCACCAGGTAGGTGGCGGAGACTTCGAAAAGGTCGGTGATCTCTTCGTAGGCAACTCTGGCCTGAACTCTCCCGATAATGGCCTCTGCCCTACCCGGATCTGACATTCCCGGCAGGCCGCCGTAGCGGTTTATATTCGCATCATGAAGCGCAATAAGTTCTTCCGGTGATATATGCCTCATTATCGGTTAACCAGTTCCTTGTTGGTGGAGTCCAGGGTGTCAAACAGGGATGCAAATTCAGCATCCAGCGCCGCTTTTTTGTAGGTTTCAAAAGTAGCCTTGCTGACAATTACTGCTGGCTCACGGCCTCTGCGGGTGATTTCAACCTCTTCCCCTGCTTCAACATTATTGAGCACTTCGCTAAGGTTGCCGCGCGCGGTACGGAAGTTAATGGATTGCATAAACACCTCGTGTACTCGTTATGTGTACACAATTATAAACTTCACAAGCATAAAGCACCAGCACTTTGCAGCTTAAATCACCGGACAATCGTCAAACTCCCCACTTCGGGCATCATTGATGAAATGATGTGGTCACACCAAACTTTAATCTTCAAGGTCTGCTTCTGATACCACTGTATAACCCAGAAATATTTTAATCTCATCCCACAATCCCATGATCTTGCCTTCATACTCTGATGGTTCTCTTACAATTACTGAATCTGGGGGAGAGTGAGCCTCTAATTCAGTTATGATCTCATGGCAAAGATTATGTTTGTAATATTGTTTTAGTTTCTCTCGAATAGGTTTTGGCGCACTTTCAATAGTTTCTTTTGCGGCATTTAGTGAAAGAATTATATTACTTGCGTCATTAACATCCCAGTCTGATCCAGCTTTTCCTGTTGCTATTTTATTTGCCCTATCAGCAAAGTTTATCAATGCTTCACTATAAAATTTTTCCTTATCGAATAATCCAAGATTTTTACTTGTGCGCAAACTAATAAAAGCAGCTATTGCTGACCCAAATGCCGCAATAGCTGATGCCCAATCGGGATTGATATGAAGAAACATGCTATCTCTACCTAATGCCAGATCTTTAACCTAGAAATATTGTATCAGTAGTTATGGCTTTGCCACCAGTAATGCGATTTTTTCCTAGTTGTCATTGCCCCCTACCAGCGGCAATAAAGCCCTGGCCATCTTATGAACCAATAGTGCATCAATAATGCCAAGCGTATGCCCCGGGTTAATGTTTAATGCCGCCTCAAGGTGACACCTTTCCAGGCCACTTTTCTCGGCTTGTTTATGATGGTCTGGCTTAATAACGTCGCCCAAAACACGGCTAATTCTTTCTCGTAATTGCTGGGTGCCAGCACACTTGATCGCTGTATCGTGGAGACGGTTAACCAGTTCGCGATAAACATGCGGCTTAATGCGGATACGTTCACCGGTGACGCCCTTTCCTGGCCCTGGCACCGAACTATCCGGAATATCCGGATAGTTGCCAGCCTCGTAAGCTACCCGCAGCCAGTGCATGAATGTTTCAGTAGACACACAACCACAGTCCACATCGATTTTTCCGCGTTGCTGTTCCAGCCACTGCTCAAAGTTCAATCTACACGTATTACTTTCATGTTGCTCTTTTTGTCTTAAGGCCAGCACCTGTTGGGCCAGTTCCAGAACGATACCGGGTGACGCTAACCTCTCAAATTCCAATAAATAGTTTGCGTCAGGATGACAAGTAGCCTCGCCTGCAAAAAATACCAATTGCTGTAAGTATGCTGTCGTTAGAGTAGTCATTTCTTTTTGCGCCATTTCTTTTCACATTCCTTAGTCCATTTTTCAATGTTCATTTTGGCAATATCAGTCATTCCATCACCTAAGAAATACTTTTTCCGGTACGTCTTGCACTTAAACCACACTACAACAGCCACCAGCCAGAAAATAAAAGGCCATACAGCAATACCAACTCCAGCCGCGATAAAGCCCAATAGCCATAAATGAAGCTCTCCAACTTCTGTTTGCGGCAATATTCTTAAAGAATTAAACAGCAGACTGAAGGAATGGTCGTATGCATTGGCGGTATAAGACATGCAATCCATATAATTAAAGTCATAGCCTGCGGCTGCCGCCCATAATGGGCGGTCAAGAAAATGTTTTAGTGTCATCATATAAATTTAAGGTTCAGACCAGTTATCTTCAATAGCAATGCTTAATCTTTGTAGCCATTCTGCTAATTTCAGCATTGCTTCTCTTTCGCTTAAACCACGAGGAAAATCATCAAGCGAAATTGTTGGCTTGAAGCCCCCGTAATTATCCATTTCAACAGTCAGATTTTGCTCCAGCACGGTATTCCTTACGCGGCTATTGTGCCGAAGCAAATATACTGAACGTGATTTATTGGTTTTATGGTCAAACTGATATTCGGTAAGTATCATCTGGCTTTTGCCATGACTATTACCTCTCCACATACTTACCTCACTTAATAAAACAACTCCATACGTAGTTGATGATTTTTCCCCACGTAATATAAATATGCACTCCAGCAGAAAAACCAAAACCTACAATTACTGAAAAAATCAAAACATTTACTTTTGACATTATAAAATTTCTCTCGTTGCCGTAGGTGATAGCACCATAATTTCTAATTTAGTGAGTTAGCAGTTCCATTTTTTCGATGATTTCCGCATGAGCATCATCGTTGTCAACACTTAACTCGTTTAATGCCTCTCGCACTACATCAACTTCTTCTGGTTGGAAGAAGTCATCTCGGTAGTCACCAAATAGAACCGAAACAAGCCTGCCACCAGCAACATCAAGATTGGCGCTAACAGGTGGCTCTTTACCATCCTCAAATTCGACTACAAAAGTTAATTTCCCCATCGTTACCACCAGCGACAAATTGAATACAAACCCAGTGCTGCCGCCATCACAATTCCTACCGTTGCGAATGCTTCAGGCCAGCTCATTGACCTGCCTCCTGGGGAGGTTCTGGTAGCAGCATCCAGAACAAGGCGTTCCCTAACCACGATAAAGTGCCGTCGCTCAACTCCACGTATTCCCCTTGCACCTGTCCTGCCATATACTCACCGTGCTTTGAATAAATTAAAATCCAATCATCTTGAGCGGGCATTCGCTCACTACAGCTTATCCAACCATCCGGAGTTACCGGATAGTTGCCATTCACAAGGTCAGCTCGAACATATAGCGTGTCATCATGGTGCTGATTGTGGCTGCACCACGTTAATTCGCTTAACTCGCCATCTTCTGGCCATACTCCAGCTGTTTGCAGCCAGATATGGGCTGGCGCATCCTGGCAAGGTGTATTAACTGGAAACTTGTAAGTTTGGCTTACAGGTTGGCTACCCTGAAGCATGGCAGCGTGGCAGGCATACTCAACGCCCTTAACTGCATCTGCGCAGTAGTTATAGCGATTGCATTCCACTAATTTCCGTTTGAGTTTTTCAATTGCCTGCGCGACATCAGCCTGTATTACAGGAACTGGCGGAGTGGTATATAGTTTTCGGCATTTGTTTATCCAACCGGCATGGTCAGGCGTGTCTGTAAAGCGCAAATCGTTTTCGTAGCCCTCACGACTACGTTCTTTCCATTCCGTCCACGGAACACCGCTATTCCAAGTGGGGCGAGTGCAGGACTGATACAGAACAGGTTCAGCTTCCAGCGCTGCCAGAGCAATCCGTGCCAGTTCTTCCGCTTCTTCTGCTGGCAGTACAACGTTGCTACCAGGTCCGTATGTTTCGCGCCACTGCTTGATTGTCAGCAGTCGCTCTTTGGTAATAGTGGTCATTTGTTAATCCTCAAAACTTTATGCCCGGGCGCAAAAGCACGCGTTTTGTCTTTGCTTATTCGCCAGCCATCCTTGCGCGCCTCTTTTGCACAACCAGACCATGACGTACCGATATACTCACCGAAGTCTGGCACTGGATATACACCTTCCGTACACTGGCGGCAGTCACAATAGAGATGCATGGTGTAACTTGCGGCAATAGCCATATCACTCTCCTTTGATGCGAATGCCAGCGGCGCGTGGCACATTAACTTCCACGATGCGCACAGTTGGTTTGTACATCTCAATCGCTGTCAGCCAGTCAGCGCCGGTCATATGCTTTTCTGCATCGCCATTAGTCCATTGAACCGGCACACCAATAGCTTTCATCGCAATTTCTATTTCCCCGGCAATGGCGCTTTTCCCGCAACCAGTAAAACCAGAGACAACGACAAGAACTTCGCCTTTGGCTGGTTTTATTTCCCGTGCTTCCAGTTCTGCAATGCGCTTCTCTGCGGCTTCCAGCTTCTCGCGCATATCGTCAACGTACTCGACCAGAGATCCGCCAGCAGGAATTTCGCACTCCTCGACCAGTTGGAAGTAGATATCAGCTGCGGCCCGTGTGTTGCTATGCCTGGCGTCGCCTATCTCACCTTCGCGAAGAGCATCGCGTTCGGCGGTAAGATTGGCTATTTTGCTGTCTTTGCCTTCCAGCTCAACGCGCAGCCTCCCAACCGTAAGCGCAATATCCTCGTTCTCCTGGTCGCGGCGTTTGATGTATTGCTGGTTTCTTTCCCGTTCATCCAACAATGCCAGCGCGATATCTGGCGAAAAGTGCTTCATAAAATCGTTAAGCGCATTAATTCGCTGATCGAAAGGCATTACAGGTGCTTCACCGGCAATTTTTGTTTTTTCAGCGATTTCACGAAGCTTTTGATAATCAATCTGGCTCACTGGTTGCCTCCTTTGCGGAGTTGCGCTTCGATGCATGAAAAAAAAGACTCCCGAGTGTGACAGTTAAGAGCTGGTGCGAACGCCGCGTTAAGAACGGCGGCATCACAGCCGTCATCAATATAGAGCGCAATTTTTTTCTCCAGGCGCGCTTTGGCTTCCTGCAACTGCATACCCCGGCACGCACGCGGGATATAATCAGCAATTTGAGCGATAGCTTTTTCGTTCTGTTTAAACATGCTTCACCTCGATAGGCTTGATGGTGTCTAACAGCAGTCGGCGGCGCGTATTTTCTGCAAAATGGCGGCGTCCGGTATCTTTGTGGTAAAACTCATTTTTGCCGACGACCCACATCCGCTCTGTTTGGTGCAGTTTTTTTACCTGCGGACCGTCTTTGGTGATCACGGTGCCGGTATGGGTTTTTACGATTGTCATGCCACTACCTCTTCGAACAGATGAACGAGACAGGCCGATGCTCGTCCACCTGAAAAACTGACGATTTGATGCATACTCACGGTTTATTCCTGAATGCGCTTAAACTCGATTACCCATACCCACGGGTTAGATAGCCAGTTATCCTGCCCGTAAATACTGCGCCAGATATCACCAAAACCAACGCGATAAACAGCTTCCGGCGGCGTAATTTTGTACATCGCCGGAGATGCGCCTTCTGCTTTAGCATCTGCCTCGCTCATATCACGCAGCCGTTCCACACGCACGTCGGTAATTTCCAGAAGAATGCGCGATGCCCAGCGCGGCATGTGAATTGATGGCGTCCACTTTTCTGATACTGGTTTATTACAAACCTCGACCGGAACCCGGTGCGTTTGTTCTGTCCAGGAGTTACGCACGCTTGCGCGATAAACCAGCGTTGCGACGTCCGTCGCTTTGCCATGTACCCGGTAGGTTTCGCGAACCCAAATACGATCGCCCGGTTGACCATATGGACAATGCTTAGCAAGCAACTCTGCGGCCACTGCCCGTCCATAGAATTTTTCTTCAACAATCCTGCGAGTCTGTGTTTTATTCCCGCCAAGAATTGCCCGGACCATCTCATCGTTGAAAATCATGCCGCGCTCTTTCACTTCGCCTTTCATGCATCCCCCTTACCCATGCGCGACGATGCCGCCAAAAGTGATAGAGAACAGCCAGAAATAGATCGCGGCCATAATGATTTTGAATGCCGTGTTCATATTTTCAGCTCCTGTGATTGATTGGATACATGCCGCGCCTTGCGGCATGTTTTTATTTTCACTTTCCCTGTTTTAAAAATCAAGATTTATTAGAGCAACTATTGTTGATGAAGAAGCGCATTTTCATACTCCCTGACCATTAACGTAAGCACGCCGTGCCTCCTGAAAACACGCGCCACTTCAATCTTATCTTCCAGCGCGAACGCGATTTTACTTAGACCAATTTTCTTAAGGAGATCAATCTTTGCTGGGCCGTCATTTCTGTCATCGGTGGCAGGACGCATAGATAGCAAAGGCTCAGCCCCGTTTGTTACGTACTTCCGCAGCCAGACTCGTGTTTTATCCCTTGCGATCTCACAGCGCCCGGTTACAAACCAGACCGTGTAAACGTTAAATAACTGGCGCACCATATCAATAACTGGAGTGATGGGAGTATCGGTGTCACAGGCGAGATTAAACTCGTTCCAGTCCTTTGTTAATGCACCTTTACCTAGTGGCGGAAGCAAATGCAGTCTGTCTTCAGTTGCCTCTGATATTGTTCCATCAATATCGACTATGACGATATACGGACGTTCCTGGTGTGCGTGTTTATTGAAAATACTCAAATGCCCTCCTCATTGGACGAAAAAAAATGCTGGTAGGCGCACTCCACCAGCATTAAAAGTGACACTGTAACTATCAGCGGACGTAAATAGTGCCGCCGTTCTCTTTTTCCCATGCATCGCTACGTGCATAGCAAACATCGAGAAGTCTTCTTGCCGCTGTTTCCTCTAAACCCAATTCGACAACCAACTGCTCATGACGGCGGGTAACCACATCAAACAGGGTATGCAACCCTTTAGTTGCCAGTTCATCAATAAATTCCGGTTCGAACGGTAGCTCTGCATCTGCCAACATAACCTCTTGCGCCCACTCGACACGACGGACCAGTTCCGGGCGGCGGCTTTCCATCTCTTTACAGATCAATTCATGGAAGAACTCTACCCAACCTTCCGGCTGGAACTCGCGGAAAATGGCCAACGGCTGGAAGTTTGGCATCAACCATTCGTTGATCCGGATATCAATGGCATAGCCCATGTCGCAGCAGAACTGATAAGCAAAGTCCAGCTTAGAAACGATATAAGGACGCTCGTTATTGAACTCTTTAGGCGATGAGATCCCATAAGCCAGGAGGCGCGGGAAGAAGGAGATTTGCCCTAACGTCGGATGAAGTTTGCTTGCAGGGAAACGGCGCTCAGTAATGCCATACATTTCCTTCTTGAGCGTCGCAAATTTGGCATTCTCATTAACCAGCGCGGTAACCTCTGCTTTTTTATTAGCAAATGCCACGCGCGCTTCGCTTGCATCTTTAATAGTTTTTTTGAGCTGTTGGTTAAGGTCGGCGACCTGCTTACGCAGTTCCTGTCGCTCGCTTTTAGCTTTGTTATAGCGTTTCTCAAGGTTAAAAGGATCAAGTTTCATGATCTCTTTATATTGAGATTTTAGCGTTGAAATCTGTGAGTTCCGCAGTTCAACCATCGCGGTCATTTCATTGAGTTTTGTTTCCAGCTCAATGCTTATACGTTCGGCATTATCAGCACGCTGGTTGGCGTCATGCGTCGCATCGTCGATCGCGTCTTGTTGCTGGCGTTTCAAATGTTCAATTTGCAGCTGAAGCTCTTCAATTTCTTTACCCTTCAGACCGAGATCCAACTGCATATTTTCAGCTGCATCTACCAAGGAGTTATGGCTATCAGCTTCTGCGTTATAAACATCAATAAGCTGTGCGTGAAGCATCTCCGCTGACTGAACCGCATTATCAAAAAAACGTGCTGTGAGGTCATCACAACTAACGCGGCGTTGCGCGGCTCGGATGTTCTGGATAATGGCCGGGATACCGGCATTCAGGACATCAGGGATAGATACATTTTCGATTGATTGGTTTTGTGCTGAAGTGCTCATTTCAAAGTTCCGTATTAGCTTGTGCTTCGGTCATTTTTCCTAAGTATGAAGGAGGAAGGACTACGCAATTTGTATCCAGTCCCTCACCTATGGCAGCCTGTAAAATTCTGGCTAAGGTGAGTCTCTTGTTGCGATACCTGGTGATGACATGCCTGATACCGCCGGTCGGCGTAACAAAGGCGATCAGCCAGTAGTGATATTTCCGTCGGAATGGCCACATAGTGCACCTTATAGATTGCTCTAATAAAAAACGTGATGAGTGTACATCACGTTTTAAAAATATGGAATTATTAGAGCAATATTATTCTGATTCTCGCTCAAAAAATGAGCTGATAAGGGGAAGCCAATCCTCTGACACTTCGCGAGGTCGCGGTTTGCCGTGGAAAAAGATTATTCGGCAGTCCTTTGGTAATGCCCCATTCCCCCTGGAGTAACGCGCGCTCGCATATTTTGAACCAGGTTCCACAACATCGGCCTTGTAACTTACAAACCATCCAGGATACAGATCCTGAAATGCTGGTGTATCATCGCCCATAACCTTCCGTAAGAACCCCTGATCACCCCAGCACTCAGTAGTGACACAACGAGAAATCCAACCTTCCGGATCTTGCCAGAATGAACTCCAGATATGCGCTTTTACACTATTTGGTATCCACAGGGCACCGCTACCACGATAATGTGGATGGTAAAAATCCCTAAGCATGGTGAAGCTGGTTGGTGGATTCTCAAGGATTGGGCGTATATCACCGGCAATAACTGTGTCCAAATCCAGATAGAACAGATCATCTGTTATATCCGGTCGGAACAACTCTATTTTCGCCCACCAGCCACGGCACTTTTGCCACTGGTTGATCAATGGGACAACTTTGACGCCAGGTACATGTAAACGCTTCAGGTCTGTCAGGCAAATAATTTCATAGCCTTTTGGCAGTTGATTAACCAACCACTGCACATCGGAAGCGTTATAGTCACCACCAGAGCGAAAAACTAAAGCAATCTTCATGCTGCACCATCACCTTTCACTTTCATCAATGTCAGGTTTCCGCAAAATACGGCACCAGTGTCGATATACTGCTGATTCCAGAATGTCTTCGGGCTTTTCACCGGAGTGTGACCAAAGATAAAACGATCTGCGCCCGAAATTTCGCCACCAATATCATCCATCGAATCACTGATACGCTCGCGCGCCCAGACAACGTTGAAAAGCGGCACCTCCTTACCGAATTGGTATTCATTATCCGGATAGTCGGCATGGGCTATAACGATAGTTTCTTGCCCGGTGTTCAACTCAATGATATAGGGCAGACGCTTTACCAGCTCCACCAGCGCCCAGGCTAATATTTCCTGATCAGTGTCCAGCATGAAGAACCATTGTCCGCCATTCATTAGCCAGTTATTCACGTTGCCATCTGGACTTAACGCATCAATCATCAGCCGCTCATGGTTCCCCATCACTGCCCTGAACCAGGGCATCTGCAATAGTTCCAGACATTCGACATTTTCAGTACCGCGATCGATAAGGTCGCCGACCGATATCAGTAAATCCTGCGCCGGGTCAAAATCCACACGATGGAGTTCGGACATCAGTCTGGTGTAGCAACCATGCAGATCACCAACAACCCAGACATTCCTGTATTTGGTACCGTCGATACGGTGATAAATTGTGGGTGCCATCATGTATTCTTCAGCCATTCTTTAAGAGTCATCTGCGGAATACCTCCCATTTTCCCGCATGAAACAACGTCAATCCGTTCACGCGCAGACTGGAATAACAAAGGCAGGTGACTTAGATTTTTTGGCGTGCCGCCGGAGTGAACGCGTGGTTCTTGTGTAGCGTCAACGCCCACCAGGGCGACATGTTTGAATCCGATATGGAAAGCCAGGTTCAGAGCGCCATATGCACTATTGCCGCTGGCAATTTCATTCTCATCTTCGCAAAGTCCGAAATGTGCGGACCAGCGCCACGCCCACCACTCGGGAGAATTCGTATTTTTTGGCTCCATGCCACGTTCAGCCACACGACGGAAGCACAGAACGCCGTCTCTGACTTCACGTTCTTTAACATCGGGTAGTGCCATGCAATAACAAACACCACGGCGACGGCGGCCACGACCAACGCGCCGCATATTGTCTGGCGATGGATCAAGTGTGAAAAAATAAGAAGCGCGGTTCAGCCAGTCGATGGCCCCATTGACCGCTATAATCGGCACTCCGCGCGGCGCAACAAAGTTTGCGGCGCTTGGGCCACTGCCGACGATAATAACGCGATCACTGCCTCTAAATTTATTCTTGGGAAACATTGAATTGCACTGCTCCTACTTGCATTCAAAATATGTAAATCTGCGTGTTTTTTGCGGGTATCCAGGAACTGCTGTTGCCATTTTGAAATAGAAACCTGCGTTGGATTCCGTAGGGCTTGAGGGTGCGCGCCATGCCAATGAAGGCCGTTTTGCAGAGAACAGTCATAGCCGACTAATACCACTACTTCAGCCCCTGATTCAGCAGCCAGACTGATAGCCTGCGCGCCGCTATTTACCCCTTCCGCCGGTCCACAATATCGCCTGTACTCCAACGAAAATGATTTCGCCGCCGCCAGGTTGGCTGTCACTTTGCGGAATCTCCCTCCCGGTATGGTGGATCCGTATTGCTTCCACCATGACAAATCACCGGCGTATAAGGCATAAATGTCATCGAACATCTGCCAGGAATTGTTAACCGCGATGATTGAACAGCCAGTTTTTTCTATAGCAGCACAGTCCTCACGAGTGAGTGACGGACCGCTACCGACACAAAAAACAGTCCTAGTCGCCCTGGGTGGTATGTTCATTCTCAGCTGCAAATTCAGCCTCCAGGCGAGCATTCATTTCAGCGATTACCGGGTCCACTACAGCATCTGCTTCCTGTTCATTACGCGGCATGATCGATGCCAGCGATTCATAATTAGCCTTGGATGACACGATTATTCTCCCGATGTTAATGTGCGCTATATCAAAGAGCACACATGCACTAATTAATTTATTATTTCACGTAGCGTACAACCACTTGTCACCGTTCAATACATGCTCAATAGCCTCACCCTTTTTAAGGGTCATGTATTCCAGGATGGCGGTTATCGCTTGTTCTGCACCATACGCAAGAACGACGTAGTAACCTTCCTCTCTAAGCCTGCGCATCCAGGCGATCTGCTCTTTCGTCGGGGCTTTACCATTTGGTTCTTTAAGCTCAATTCGCATGCCGTGATAAATACCGCATGCTTTATCGAGACTCATGTCCGGATAACCTTTTTTCTGCCCTTCAGCCTTCATTTTCCCGGCGGTTGCTTTTGAACGTTTCCCTCCGTTAGGCGTTGCATGCAACAGCTCATAGATGTCAGGGTGCTTGCGTTCGAAGTAATCAAAAATGAAAACCTGCTCGAAGTGCTCGCAATTTCCGTCGCGCAGGTCGGGGTTCTTTGCCAGTGCTGCAAGTGCCTTCGCATGTGGAGAAACTTCTTTTACCGGCGCAAGCGATAAGAATGGATCCTTTTTGGTTTTTGGCCTGGACCGCCCCTTATTTCGACGCTCACTAAAAGCCTGAAACTCTTCCTCAGTAAAGCGCAACATAATCAGTCAAATCCTGCCGGTCGCATGCCATATTTACGCTGTTTTGCAGCCTGCTCTTCCCTGTGCCATTGCGCACATTCAGCGTCACAATAAATGCCTGATTCAATCGATTCATTGCAGTAACGACACTTCCCTGTAAATACCTGGCTCACGACCTGTGCCTGCTTTCTGATGTTATCGATGGCCATGTCTTTGAGAGCTTCTAACTGATTCATGCTCAGATCTGCATCATCAACACGTTCTGCCAATTTTGTTTCCTCGTGAAGAACCTACTTAAGGGCAGAATGATACATTTCACAATCAAAATTGCACTAATAATTTTCTTTTATTGAGTTAAATAATCAACAAATGACTAGCGGTAGAATCACCATCATCTATTTCTGGCAGGCTGACTATGGCTACATCAATCACTACAACCCAAAGCACCCGGCAATATCCTCTGTCGCGGTATGACGACCGCAACATAGCCGATCCAATACTCAGGGCAGAGCTACGCAAAGAGGTGATGCTTATGTGTGAATCGAACGACAAGAATCTGACGATTTATTACGTTCTTCCCGATGAGCAATATCGCCCGGATTTGCTGGCTTACCGTATGTGGGGCATAGCAGAGCTACGCTGGGTTGTGACGCTCGCCGCCGGGCTTGAGGATGAGTCTCAGGGTATGACGGTTGGCAAAAAATTAAAACTCCCACCTGCCACATGGATCCGCGAAATGATTCGCCATTTCCAATATGACGGCCAGGTGATAGGGACATTATCCATTGCGTAAGGGAAATGAATGCCAACTGAATATGCTCGCGACAACCTTGGTCGCTATCAGACTGATGGATTAAGTGCAAAAGACTTTAACAAGGTCTTCGATCTTATCCGTAAACAGCAGCGTCAGAATCGGCGAAACGCGCGACGTACACTCACCCTAAGGATTATGGGGATGCGTAACCGCGAACTTGAGGCATTCCTCAGCCTTGGGAAAAAGAAAGATGGCACCTACTTTACGCCCGAAGATATACGCAGTTTCAACACCTCAAGGCAGGCTCATAAAACCAAATTCAAGAGCACGGTCCCCGGCATTACCTATGCTCAGCTGGTGGCGCAGTCCACCAGCATTGATATAAAACGCGCTAACAACAAGGTTTCTGATGGCACAGGGATCAAAGCCGCGACATTCCTCGGGCTAAAACACAACCTTGCATTGATATCTGTTAATGCCTCGGATGAGTCTGTCCACCAGCATCACCGTGTCAGAATTCGATTTGAGGAATGGGATAAAGCCGTTGAGGATATTGCTGAAGACGGTGCGAATAAAGCTCGAATCGCTGCCGATCTCTGCAAGGGCCGGGTATCTTTCGACTGTGATTGTGGACGCCATCAATACTGGTACCGTTATATGGCCACGGCTGGTAACTATGCTGTCGCGCCGCCAAAAGAGTATGCATTCCCCAAGATCCGCAACCCTGATCTGACTGGTGTGGCCTGCAAACATGTGTTGCACGCTATGACGCGTTTTCAGTCTCCCACATGGCACAAGGCCATCATTATTGCCCTGGAAAAAGCAGCTGAACAGGTGGCCTTCGGCGATGACAAGCGGAAGACAACAACCTATTTCAAAGGCGAACTGGCTAAATCGCTCGCGCGCAACCGGACAACAACGACGAATCAGGCTAAAGCGGCGCGTGAGTATGAGTTATATCTGAAATCTCAGGATGCATTAGGCAAAAAACTACGCGCCAAAGATAGCGCCACGGACAACGTTCGCCGGTTGTTAAAAAAAGCTCGCACCACTGCAAACAGGAAGAATGCCGAACTAAAAGCATCGCGGGTGAGGGAAGCCCAGGCTCGCGCTGAAGCCGACGCTCTCAAAAAAGCCCTGCAAACGCAGGCGAACAACCTCATAAAGTTTTTCATGAGTCAGGGAATGGACAAGGCCGCTGCCACCGCGCAGGCGCGAAGCATTCTTGAGACACAAATTAACGAAGCCCGTAAACGGAAAGGATAATCGATGGCTGGTTTCTTTGATGACATGTTTGAGGACACAGAACCATCACAACAAGTGACTGGTGATAACCTCCCGGACACCGAATCGGATCCGGATATTCCAGGCGAAGGTTCTGAACTGATTGAAGAGGAAGATATTGATGCTGAAATCGAAACCGATGGTGTTAACGTTGGTAATATTGTTGATCCTGTGGAGGACAATCACCTTCCCAATCTGGATCACGGCCTGCTTAGTGATTCTGGTGTGCGCCACCGTTATCAAGGTCATGCAGTTTTTAATAACCTTGTGCGGATGGACTGGCTCAAAGCAATCAAGCTAGACCCTGACTCATTCGATGCAGTTCTGTATCGCGCAATACCTTACAGAGACAAAAATGCACCTGAAACGGCATCTGAAATAATAGAACCGAACCAACGCATATATGACTATCAGGATCCAGAACTGATAACGGCCCTCGACTGCCCGGATGAGATGGACGCCTTCTACGCGCTATACGACGGCAGTGATAATACGGGAATTAGCGACAGTGCTTTAATCCTTCGGTTAGCCGCCGTTAATGTGCCAGTGGGTTCCATGCTCGAATGGCTGGAACAGCTGTCAGACGGTACAACCATTCGCCGCTTCTGGTACATCCATAAAATATTCAATTACGGCACTGCCAGGGTAGGCAGTTTGTTTTATTGCGTGCCTTCACGCGCCTTTGAAGGGAATTTCATCGGTGATTCTGAATAATCAGGAATGGCTACTGGCCATCTTTAAGAAAAAAGGTCTTACTCCAACCGGTAAGCTGGAATTTGCCACTATTGATGGCATTGATTCGGCGCTCGCACAGGCTTTAAACGAAGCGTTCGACTCACAAGTTGTCAGCTTTAATGATCGCACTAACCAGTCATTCAGGGAGTTCCTGAAACGCACCCCAAGAGATCGCATAACGCTCGGCACTTTTAGTGATGTGAAGGAGTGGTTGTCGTCATTTGAAGCCGATCGCGCCGGGCGTAAAGATACTGCCTCTGCTGGCCCGGTAAATAAGCTGGCAATGCCGCTTGTGAATCTGTCTCGTTCTCCCGCGTTTTCAATTTATGAAGGTGAACTGTGCCGGGATAATTACGATGAAGGGCATGTCACCAATGAAAATGATGAGATTGAAGCCCTGGTATCGACTATCCCTTTCTCACTGGAATATTCGCTATGGATAGCCAGTGACGAGAAGGAATCTCTTGGGATGGTTACAACTGCATTAGCATTCTGGCTACGAATGTATGCCAGCCTCGGGCAGGCATCTTTCACTCACATTGCCAATGTCGGCGGTTATGAGATACCGGTTACCTGTTACATAGAAGGGCAAAAATCAATCGCATTTCAGGATCTGACCACCGGCACCGCCGACAACAGGCTGTTCGCGGTTGGATTGAACCTCACCGTTGTGGCGGAGCTTCCTATCCTGGCTTATATGCAGCAAACCACCGGCACCATAACGGTAAAAGCGAAAATTCTGGAGGAATGAGATGGCCACAAAGACCACCACAGCCCCGGAAACTGATTCAAAACGCACTCAGCTATTCCTGCAATCTGTTTCAATTGGGCAGAACGAAATCCCTCGCGAAATGATCGTAGGATGTACCTATGTCGAACCTGGGGAGCTATCTGGTCCCCAGCTTATGCTCATGGTCAGGGATTCAACGGCTTACGTGGTCAATAAGCTGGGGGTGAAATTTGGGACAATACTGACAGTTTCACTTGGTGATCCGGAAGGTCATGGCGGCATCCTCTTCTCGGAAGAGTTCTTTGTTCTTAAAGCGCCGCGCAAGGACGATACTGTACTGATTTACGCGTTTAGTAACCCGGTGCGGTTATTAAAAGTTCCGTCCACCAGCGCACAGTATTTTGTTGATAAGCCCCCATCAGCCGTAGTTTCCTCTCTTGCCCCTGGTCTGAAGGTAAATGCTGACTCATTCAGAAAAACATCCACATACCACCTAAATGTTGGAGAAAAACCGACCAAGGTATTGCAGGAGATAGCCCGCGATACCGGTTCTATGTGCTGGGCATCCAGGGGGACGATCAATTTTAAAAGTATGGAAAAAATGGCAAACGCCGCTCCATCGCTTACTTATGAGTCCGCCAATCCCAACACATCCGGATTTACAATTAGTCAGTTCAACATCCTGAATGCCGATTATGAATACCAGCGCCGCCACAATTACAGAATGGCCAGTTATGACATGACCAAAGGTGTGGTTTACTCAGGTAACCAGGAAGACCCCATTAAATTTACGAGCAATCCCGATCCTACCGCGCTGGCGAACTACAACAAATTCATTCTCCCCCGCCTCGATATGCTGGTGGAAGGAAATGCCGCGCTAACTCCGGGTACGACGCTGAAAATTGTCGTGCATAACACGGCAGGTGACGGAGAACTCGATGAATCTATCCCTGACAAAATGATAGTGATGTCCGTGACTCATTTCGAAGACCGCTTCCGTTTTGTCAGCCGTGCACAGTTAGGAGTGGTAAATGGGTAGTTTGACAGGGAAGTATCGGGCTGTAGTGGTAAGCGTCGATGACCCTAAAGGTCTGATGCGTACACAAATACGCGTTGTCGGCATGATGGATGGGTTACCAGATGCCTCATTGCCGTGGGCAGAAGCTATATTGTCCAATGCAAACACGTTTTCACCATTTCTGCCCGGCGATAAAGTATGGGTAGAATTTCCCTACAATGGGGATTCGCGATGGCCATTGATAATCGGTTATGCACAGGATGCATCCGGTGGCGCTCCCAATGTGCCTCCTGAAGCGTCAGGACAAGGTGAAGGCTATGTACCGCCTGAAGTCGAAGGTGCACCAGCACAACCATCAACCAGCGCCAAAAAAGACTTTATTTCGTCGCGGAACGGACTAATGGAGGTCCGGACGGCGGGCGGAGCCTGGGCCGTTACGCACTTGAAAAGTGGAACAACAATCGGGTTCAACGAGGCCGGGGAGTTATATGCCATTTCTCAAGGTCCGGCATTCATCTCTTCCGCAGGAAATCTCGATATAAAGTCAGGCGCGGATGTCGCCCTGAAGGCAGGGGGAAGTATGGCGATAGAGGCCAGCGGGAATCTATCCATAAAAGCCGCTCAAGTCTCTGTTGACAAGGCTTAAGAAAAGCCCGGCGTTCGGGCTTTTCTGTTATGACGGGTTCAATTTTTTATCCGTTACCGCGCGACGGTTTCTGCGTGACAAACGTCTCAAGCATCTTTTCCGCAATTGCCGACCAGGTGTGACACTGGACCTTTTCAGCATTTTTCACGCGATCAACGCGAGCAATAACCTCATCCCAATCAATCCGCGACTTGATAACCATATGGTTCACCAAAGCCAGGCGATCTGGCGGAAGGCAATCGGGAGGCGTTAATACCAACGCCCCGCACATTGCCGCCTCAAGTACAGTTAATCCAAGGCTTTCGGGATGCGTAACGATAAACACGTCACTCTTACGCAATTCAGCTGCAAATTCGGTTGCTGGCACCGGCGTCCGTCTGTATGGAGTTACCGAAATATTCCCCGGATCAATGGTAACCAATCCGTCATCAGTCAACGTTCTGGCCTCATACGGAACGGTCAGACGCTGAAGGTTCATAAGGATACTTAAGGAGTGATCAAAACCACTAACATCAAATGCAGCGTGGTCTACAAAAATACGCAGAACATCGTCTGTTTTGGTTTCCAGATGGAACAGATCCTGATTCGCTGCCCATCCAACATGTTTGTTAAAACGATTATGACGCTCTAACCTGCCTGGATTATCCAGGTATCGCCAGGTATCATCGCGGACAGTAAAAGTAATATCGACTGGTGCCGAATCCAGCATAGAACCGTCGTATACCTGGGCTACCCATCCAGAGAATCGGCGACACAGTTGCATGCCTATTTCCCTGGGTACCGTAGTAAAATACCTCAATCCTGGTGCCAAAATGGCCTTCGCAGAACATGCGGTCGCAGCAGTCAACACAGCTTCAACATAATCCTCCGGGCTTTCGACGCCAGGGGAATATGGACGATGGTATTGCAATGTTACCCCTGCCTCACTAAAGGCGCAGGCCAGGTTATAAGCCCACATTTCCGTATATGTTTTCACATCACTGATGGCTTCAAATTTTCGCCCAATGATCAGGATGTTCATCGGCTTTTCCTCATTCCATTGCATTAATAATCCTCTTGCCAGTCAGCACCAGCATAGTTATCAAACCGTGAGTATTGGCCGTTAAAAGCCAATCTCACCGTGCCAATTGGGCCATTTCGTTGCTTACCGATAATCACCTCGGCAATGCCCTTCATTTCGCTATCCGGGTGATAAACTTCGTCGCGATACAGAAACATGATCAGGTCTGCGTCCTGCTCAATTGCTCCTGATTCACGTAAATCTGAATTTACCGGTCGTTTGTCCGCACGCTGTTCAAGTGAACGATTAAGTTGTGACAATGCCACCACCGGTACTTGTAATTCCTTCGCCAAAGCCTTCAGTGAGCGAGAAATCTCGGCAATTTCCAGCGTTCGGTTATCTTGCAGCTCGGGGACGCGCATAAGTTGCAGGTAGTCGATCATAATCATGCTCAAACCACCATTTTCTTTATAAACACGACGAGCGCGGGAACGAAGCTCTGTAGGTGTCAGGGCGCTTGAGTCATCAATAAAAATATTCTGCTTGTCCAACAGAATCCCCATTGCGCCAGAAACCCGCGCCCAATCCTCGTCGTTAAGTTGCCCTGTTCGAATACGAGTCTGATCAACGCGTGCAAGAGAAGCCAGTGAGCGCATCATCAGCTGGTGGCTCGGCATCTCAAGGCTAAAAACCAATACGGGCTTATCGTTACGGACTGCGGCATTTTCGACGAGATTCATCGCAAACGTAGTCTTCCCCATCGATGGGCGGGCGGCGACAATAATGAGATCGGACGCCTGAAGTCCTGCCGTCTTCTTATTGAGATCGGTAAATCCGGTATCAAGCCCCGTTACACCATCATGCGGTCGCTGAAACAACTCTTCTATGCGAGATACCGTTGCATCGAGAATGCTGGCGATATCTTTTGGACCACTACCGCTCTTTTGTCGTTTTTCAGCTATTTCAAAAACGCGGCGCTCGGCCATATCCAGCAATTCATTGCTGCCCCTGCCATCCTGCGCATATCCAGCTTCGGCTATTTCATTTGCGACGGAAATCATTTCACGAACAACCGCGCGTTCACGAACGATATCCGCATAAGCACAAATATTTGCCGCGCTGGGCGTGTTCTTTGACATCTCCGCAAGGTACGCAAAACCACCGGCGCGTTCTAATTTACCGTTCTGTTCAAGTGCTTCAGCAAGTGTTATCAAATCAATCGGTTTGCCATGACTTAATAACCTCTCCATCTCACTGAAAATTTCACGATGAGCACTGGTATAAAAATCATCAGCAACTATACGATCTGCAACTTCATCCCAGCGGCAGTTATCAAGCATTAAGCCACCAAGTACAGCTTGTTCTGCACTAAGGGAATTTGGCATGGATTCAAGAGGGGATGCAGACATTAGCACTCCACCCAGGCGTGCTGAATGTCAGATATAATCGGCATACTCAAATCACTCCTAACGATATGAGTCATCACCAGAAAATCAGGATTAATGCGCCGGACTCTTCCCGGCTGTCACACCGAATCGCTAGGATGGTGAATCCCTTTACCCGAGAAACAACAAACGGTGGCTTGCACATTCCGGCTACCTGGTTCGTTGCCTGAGCTAGGGGCAAGGTTCCCCCCTTTTAACGTCACCAGACCGCTAACGACGCATGTGCCAGACGCCGTGTTACAACCAAATATGGTGGCCCCTACCGGACTTGAACCGGTGACCGTGCGATTATGAGTCGCCAGCTCTAACCACTGAGCTAAGGGGCCGGATTACTGTTTACTAAGTGCTTCAATGGCGCTAACAATGCCGCCTACAACTATGGCAACAATAATAATGAGAACAATTGGATACTTGTCAGCAAAATCCCAGAAGCCCATCACTGATCCTTCGAAGCTATTTTAAATATCGGCCATACCAATGTTACAGCTACTGCCACCAACGCCCCGTCCGATAAAACTGACAGGATTGTGCTGGTGAAATCCACCAGCACGGACAGCAAGAGAAAACCAATGGCGATTGCGATACGTGCCTTGCTTGCCATTACAGATAATCTTCCACACGAAGACCTAAACGACGGCCTACTTCTTCCAGTACTTTGTGTTCTGCTGGCTCGATTTCACCGTCCGCTTCTGCAATTGTCAGCATGTTAACGAATACTTCTTCCGCTTCTTTTGGATCGTTTTTGATATCTTCAATTTCGCGAAGGATATTCATGCGACCAACACGGAAGCCAGCTTCAAGTTGCTCGGTAAAGCGGGTAATTGTTGCAGTAATTTCGTTACCAAAATGACTAAGACGCGGATTAGAGCGGACAAGCTGATCAAGTTTCGCTGTTTCTTCTTTTTCGATTTCACCATCAGCGGCAGACACCAACAAACAGCCACCGATAATGGCCTCCATCAGATCGCGATTCTCAACTTTTTTCAGCTCTACTTTTGCAGAAGCGACTTTCTTGCCGAACAATTTACCGAACATTGGTTATCCCTCAATAAAAGTGACATATTTATTAGATTGCGGTGCCGGGTTCCTCCCGGTGTCCTTTGGCTGGTTATCCACCGTGGACGTGGAAACAAGGAGAAATAATGGACAGATATAACCATTTCCCCGCGTGCGCTTAGCCGCATTCACCGCAACGGAAAGAGCATTCTTGGTGGACCTGTAGATTGGGATATGAACCCGTTACAGGAGAATGCTCTTACCTGTTACGTGCTCCGTTTCGTGGAGCTAACGGCGGGTGATCGGGCCGCACCAGACTGGACTTATTTCAGCGTTATGCTCATGCCAGAGAATCAAACTGTGATGGTCGGTGCTGAACTCCAACACAGGGTTGTAGCAAGCCCCGCAAAGCGCGCACTACTGTAGTTGCGGCACATCAGCCTGTGCATTCACCACAATGTTGAGAACACTGGTTGTCACGCTGCAACGCAACATTTATTCGTAGATTGGGATATGACCCCGTTACGCCAGTGTTCTCAACGTTGTAGTGCCGGTTACGGTTCCGGCCAGGCCTCTTCCTCAACGGGGTGTTCTCCATACGGACTACCGTTTATTGGTCGTTCCTGCGGTTTATGTTGTGAAGCCAGATGCTTATCTTCTGGTTGCTTCAAAGAGCTGCACTTCATCACAACGGTAAGAGCACTCGATGCATTTAAGCCAAGCCCCATAAGGGAGAATGCCCTTACCTGTTGTGTTGTGATGACCGGTGCTGATCTCCGGCTTGCGGTTATTTCAGACTCTCACGGGCGTTTAATTGCCCCGCCGAACAGCTCTTTTCCGCAATAGCTGCAATGTCTTTCGCGCATCAGCCTGCGCATTCATCACAACGGTAAGGGTACTTCGTAGGGATTCGAACCCTCTGCCAAGCTCGGCGATCTCCGACGTCGCAAAATACCCTTACCTGTTGTGCTGGTGCCGATTAACGGACTCGAACCGCTGACATCCTGCTTACAAGGCAGGCGCTCTACCAACTGAGCTAAACCGGCATTGGCGATGGTGGATGGATTTGAACCATCGACCCGTTGATTAACAGTCAACCGCTCTAACCGCTGAGCTACACCATCACTTGCCGGGTACGTCTCCGGCGAGGGCTTCCACCTCCGTATGCTTTTCGGCGCACCGCGCCCTGGCTGCAATTCGGTAACAGGGGATGCACAACCCTGGCTTCCAGCGTGATTAGCGCCTTCAGCATGACGGGATATACCCGTAAATTCGTGGAACTGTACCCAAAGTGCTGTTAAGCACCGCTGTTACGCTGAAAAGAAAACGCAACAGGAAAGGACGCTGACCAACAGATGGCCCCTTCTCGTTCATCTGGTTAATCACACCAGCGCCCTTACCTGTTGTGCCTCCCCGTTCCCTAATACACAGACGGGGACACTCTGCGGTCGATTTTTTGACGGGGGACGACTCATACCCCGTGGCATCTGGCTTCTTAGGCCGCTACCATCATCAGATCATCGTTTGCATTTACTTTAATGGCCAGTTTCTAAACCGCCGCAAAGTCGCTAACCATGACGAAAACCCTGAAAAAAACGCCCACCCGAAGATGGGCAAACTGGAAGCTCGTAACGCACTTCGGCGTTGCCACTTAGGCGCATGGTCAACCTGGCAACTCGGTGGTTTGTCTGGGAGGACTAGGCCCAGCCATGCTTACCGCCGCGCCTGTCGCGGCTAACAGCTAAATCGCTCTATAAATCACGATTCATTGAGGTGATATTACACTAATAAATTTATTAGAGCAATATACCCAAAACGTCATGAGCTACACCTCGAGTGTCCCCCTTACAAGACACAGAACGTCTGGCAAAAAGAGGTTCCACTCTGAAGCCACTGTCATGATAAAGCTCTCTGATGTTTGGCGCGCCACTGTTAGTAATGAGAACCTTTGCACCTCGACGATGAGCATCCGTCAACAGAGACACCAGGCGTTTTTGCTCTTCAAACTTAAAGTCATGACCGGAATAGTTCGTGAATCCCTCTGTATTTGGAAGCGGTTCATACGGCGGATCGCAAAAGATGACATCTCCTTCTCCGGCAGCTTCAATCACCGCTGCAAAATCACCGCATACAAACTCAGACCGCCCTTCCGCACCGAGGAAGGCTTCCATCTCCTGTAATGGGAAATACGGAGTTTTATACTTCCCATAACCGACATTGAACTCACCGGCCTGGTTGTAACGCGTCAATCCGTTAAAACAATGTCGGTTCAGGAACAAAAACGCCGCTGCGCGATGTAAATCATCATAGACTTGTTTGTTAAACGCATTCCGTACTGCCAGGTATCCTTCCTGTGTGTTGTAGTCCTGGAAGAAACGATGTGCCAGAGTGATAAGTGAATGCGCCTCGCGTTGCAGAGTCTTGTAAAAGTTAATCAGGTCAGCATTCACATCATTTAGCAGATTTTCCTGGTATCCGGCATTCATGAAGACAGCTCCGCCACCAACGAAAGGTTCAATCAGGCGCTTCCCTTCTGGCAAATAGCGAAAGATTTGTTCCAGAACACCAAATTTTCCACCAGCCCATTTGAATATGGACCGTTCGAATTCTGTCGCTGGTTTAACTTTTCGCTCTTTTGTTTCACTTCCTTCTTTCTGCCGACATACGGCCTTAGTAATCCGATCGCCAATCCAGCGCATTACTGGTATTGCCATACTATTGCCGATCGCTTTGTAACGCGGTCCGTCAGCTGCAAGCATCGCGGCCTCTTCTTCGCTTAAATCTGGATAGTGATTGCGGAGATATGCCAGTTCATCTGAATTAACTTTTTTACGCTTTTCCGTCGGGATCAACGTATGCCCATCAGGAAAACCTTGCAGCCTTTCACATTCGACAGGGGTAAGACGGCGGACAGCTACTTCTGCGTTTCTTACTTCATAGCAAACAGCTGTTGGATTTTTAGCCATTAGAGATGGTGAAGTATTCTTAGTTGCAGCATGTTGTGTACCGCTCATACGCTCAGGAAAAGCCAATGTAACAAGATGCTCATGGCTTTCTTGCTCACGTGCCCGCAATGTACCATGCCCTTCTGACCAAAAACCTGCTCCTGTGCTGCTAAAAACGGCAAGGTCAGTGGCATCTTTAAAATCTCTTGCCTTTACTGTCGATGCGGTTTCATCGTCAATATATTCCCCAAATGCCGCCATCCTGAAACCGTTTACGGCTTTCGTCGATTTCATACCGGGAGACATGCCAGCGTGTAGGCATGGATTTAGGCTTTCGCCACTGATTGCAGCGCCATTTGCAATAATGGCGGAAGCGATTTCCTTCTTTTTTCGGCTCGGCGCAATATTCCGGCGCACGCCTTCGAACTCAAAAAGTACCGTTGCGGGATCGAGGTCTGTTCGAGCACTTGCGACAACAAACACGCGTCGGCGTCGTTGTGCCACTCCGAAGTATTGGGCATCAAGGATTCTCCAGGCCACCTTTCGCTGCGGTCCATAAATACAACCACACTGCGGCCACTTTGGAACATGGCAACCGGTTTTGCCATCCCACCGCCAGAACGCGTTGCTTTTTCCTGATTCAGGTCGATCACCTGGTTCAAATGGCACATCTTCTCCAGCCAATCCGGCAAGGAAACATCCGAAGGCGTTATCTGCCAATGACAAGACTCCTGGGACATTTTCCCAGACGATAACGGCTGGTTTGAGAAATGACTCAGCCCGTTTGTCGTCAATTGCATTTGCAAGCTCCACATACTTTAAAGTTAGCGCGCCACGCTCATCATCAAGCCCACCACGTAATCCCGCGATACTGAATGCCTGACAGTTATGGACCACCGCACCATTGAGGATATAGGAATGATCACCTTCGACTTCTATGTTGTATACAGTATCTAGGCCTACCGATTTAAACTCTTTGACTGTTCGTAAAAGCATTCCATGAGCCAATCTTGATTTACGTGACAATTTCTGCGGGCAGATTGTTACCTGATAATAATCCCGTTGATTTACCACGCGATCCTCGATCACTTTTTTGGGCTCAACTTCAATAAAGCTGACCGAAGAAACATAACCACAAGTCTGTGACAACCCCGCAACGCCCCAAGCAAGCGCAGGACTAACACTATTAATTCTAAATCCCGCTTTACCACTTGGTGTCCCATCAGTATCAAGATAGCCTTGTAAAAACACATGACGCAATGGATGCGACATCACCCATGCAGGGATACGTTTAGCATGGCTTAACTCGCCAAAATGTTCATTAAGCCAATTGGCATAACACGTATCATTCAAGGTTACTTTGATGCTCCCTCGGATTTCGCTTGCCACGGAAAACATGTTTTCTGGTATGTGGCAATGAAACTTTCTCAATTTCTGGCAATTTATGCCAAAAACAACCGCCTTCTTAGATTTACCTCTCCATCTCCTAATATATCCATCGCCTACATAAGCGCCCGCAAGATACATAGCCTGTTCTTCAGACAAGAACCGAGAACAAATATCTGGAGATGCAATATTGAAATTAGTTAGAGCGCACCATTGATATCCCGGCATATCACATGCTGCTCGCCATTCCGGTTCAGACAACAACTCTCTCTTAAAATATGTGCCATTTTTCCGGGTGTTTTGGGCTTTCCACCGAACAGCCAGGAAGGGATGGTCATTGGTTGTTCTTATACCTAAAGGCTGCCCAACGGCATTAAGTAACCCCGTATTAGCTATTTTTGAACCAACTCTTTTTACTTGTTGTAACCGCCCGAGATGACTGACTACGTAATCGCCAGGGCAAACATCTTCTATTGGTTTATAACCATTTTTACAAAGAACCATATGCCCCGCGGTAAAACATGGTGTTCCCCCGACGAGCACGTCAGGGGATTCGATTTCCCCAGCCAAGACTTTTTTGGCAAGTTTTGTCATGTCGCCAAGGTTGGCGACATGGGGCCAGCGGAGCGCAAGAACGGCAGATGGAAAAGGCTCGATTTCAGCAAACCACGCCGGACGCATACCCAACGGTTCCCAGGCAATACTCGCGGCTTCAATTCCACTGCAAACAGATCCGTAGCACAGCTCTTTCACTGCTTAGCCTCTCCGCCAAGGGCATTTACCAGAGCATCAACCAGGCACGAAATTTCACTGGTCAACAGGAAGAAATCTGCGTCCAGTCGCTGCGCAACATCTTCACTATCAATATCAGCGTTCTGCTCAAGCAATTCATCCGCAAATTTGACGCTGGTAAGGCTGAAGTTATGGTCCAGTGTAAATTTAATGCGGTTCTGCCAGTCGAGTGCCAACTTAGTGACGAGCTTGCCAGCTTCCAGGTGTGTGGATATTTCATCACTTCCCAAGTCCTGCTTTTTCACTCGGGCAATACCGCCATCCTCAAGCACTGCCTTAAGTTCTGCCGCATCCCCCATTTGAAATCCCTGCGGAGCACTACCATCACGCACCCAGTCGGTCAGCGTTAACTCAATTTGATTTTCAACACTTAGGGGCACAACAGGAAGAGAACCCAGAGATTTACGCATAAGCGCGAGCATATCCTCTGCCTGTCGCGCGCTGGCATTGATATAGATACGTTTAGTTGAACCGTCGTAGATCGCCTGGATAACAGAAAACTTTGAAAAAGCCCGTGGCAGAAGAGAATGCAGAACTTCGTCTTTCAGGGAGTCCTTCTCTGTTTTCTTCAGTTTACGCGCTTGTTCTTGCTCAAGTTTTTCAATTTTTTCTTGAATAGCTCGCTGGATAACCGGCGGGGGAAGAATTTTTGTTTCGCGCTTTGCTTCAACAAGGATAAAACCATTTCCATGCATAGCGATAACTTCGGAATTATCACCAAATGGAGATACAAAACCGAACTTGGCCATATCCTGACTACCGCATGGCGTGAAAAGGATCATTTTCTTTTTATCTTCTAAGTCGGTCAGATCCGCCTCACGAGAAAGTTTATAAATAGTAATGTTTTTCCAGTGCTTAAACATGTTGTAACCCTTGAATATCAACCACAGAAAGCTCGTCTTTGTAGAAAAATGCCAGGTTGTGGCACCCCCTCGTTTGAGCGTATGAGCTGGGACCAATTTCGTTCTTCCAGACAAATGGCTTCAAATCCGTACGGCGAAGCATAAAAACGCGATTTGTTCCGCTCTGATTCCCAATGAGGCAAAAGCCTTCTTTCACCTTGATAGCCTGCAAGTTGTCGAGTTCACCGCTGGTTACACGGCTATCGAACTCTTTGCGACTTATTAGCTCCATCTGCATCTGACGACTCCAAACAAATACCCATTGAAGGGCGATGGCTGAATGGTACCGAAAACAAGACATAAAAAACAATATTTATTAGGGCAATTATGCAATAGTTGACGCCATGTAGACCACAAGTAACCTAAGTTAAAATAAAGAAAACCAGAGCAAATTATTGGTGATGCCGTGGCAAGTATTGCAACAAAAGACAGCATTTGTTCGGGGCACGGAGGATTCCCATCCAGGCCTCCTGTAGAGAGTGAACCACTACTTAAAGTCAACGGAGTCGAAGTGTTAGTTGATGGTAAGCAATATGCACAGCATACCGATGGAAACAGTACGCACGGTGGGCAAGCTATATCAACCAGGGCATGGTTTACCGTCAATAGTAAAGGGATCGTATGCGTTGGTGACCCTGTTTCATGCGGATCTACCGTAGCGTCCGGAGACGGCCTGGTTCAGGTAAGTTAGGAGATATCATGCTGGAAAAAGACTACCAGTTATCCGCATATAAAAAATTGGCCGCCGCCGGTGGGATGAAAACACCTGGTGCCATAACATCGGCACGAAACTGTGCTAACACAGCAAAACTGCTTGCAGAAGAATTGACCGGATTAATTCTGGATACAATTGTCTATCCCGACACTATTACCTGCTATGTTTCAACGATAAGAACAACCACAACCGGCTTAACGAACATTGGAGAACTGGCAACTAAGCACGCGGACCTGTTGGCTGGTTATGCAGATCTGTCAATGCTGCTTCAACTCGATATTGGTTGGGATGTTTACTGCCGTGCTAATGAGCGAGAAGTTTCAGAACTGCCGATCTCTATTGCCATTGGTGATGTGAATATTACTAAATCGCTTGAGGACGCTGTTAACGCGCTTAATACATCAAGTTTAGTCGCTGCTATGGGGGAGATTAACCAGACCCTTAACACTGGCTCAGTAAGCTCGTCAGGCTCTGGTTCAGGCGGCGGCACTGCCACTCCCCCACCAACACTAACAGAAGAGCAAATTGAATCTCTGAAAGTAGCAACTGAACAGTTTGGGGTTGTTTTCAACCAGACAACAGCGCCCACAACTGCGTTACAACAGCAGTATGAACGAGCGAATGAAAGCGCCAACGTAGCCATAACTGCTTATGGCCATGCTATCGGTACCGCGCTTGCGGAAGCATCAGCAAATAAGGCCAGCACAGCCAGCGCAGTTGCTGCTTTGGTTCCTGATTCTGTTCTTGATGAATTAAACAAAGCGGCACAGTAACAAAGGACTTCATTGATAATTTTTCTTCAGGAGGAAGACATGTCATTCTTTTCTACGTTAAAAACAGCTTTGTCTTTGAAGGAGAAACTTGCTGCTACTGGTGTTCTTGTTCTGATTTGCGCACTTGTTGGTGCTGGGTTTGCATGGGAACGTCATCAGCTAAAGCAAGCCATAGAGAAAATTGGCAGTCTTGATCAGGCTGTTAAGGAACGTGATAAGTCAATAATGGATCTTAACCAGACCATTGAGACGATGAACAAAGCAGAGCAACATTTTCACAGCCAGGAAGTGAAAAATGAATCAGAGCAAGCCAAGTATGCTGACAGGCAAATGGAACGAAAAGCTGAAGTTCAGAAACAACTGGTTGCGGCGGGTAATGTTCGCCAGCGCATTCCTGCTGACACTCAGCGGTTGCTCCGGGAGTCGATCAGCGAATTTAACGCCGACAAAGGTTAACCACCCTGCCCCCAAAAGTGCATTTATGTGCAGGATGCCGGAGTTTAGCAGTGAATATTTTGATGATCTGCCAGCGTATATCCTCGATACAGAAACGATGCTGATGGGGATTAACAGGAAGAATCGCAACGTTAATGATTACAACCGCGCTATCAGCGGTAACTAAAAGGGATTTTTATGTCTGATAAAGTAACAGTTAAGCAAACTATCAACAAAGCGACTTCAATCTACAAAATTGAGCACATCACTGTTGGCAAGCCAGGATCTGAACAATACCGTCATGCTTTCGAGCTTGCCGCTCAGCTTGGTTTAAAACACCCGGATTGCATTGAGCATGTATTTCCGACCTATGCTGATGAGCAATGTACTCATGTTCTTACCGAAGAGGATTTTTTCAGCACTGAAGAACGAGAAGGCGTTGATCGCTGCATTGGTGTGATTTGCTCTTCAGTGAGTTATGAGTTATTCCCTAATGTCCATGAAAATGGTGGTATTGGATACCAATTCCTGTACGAAGGCGATGAGCTTAAATGTTATGAACATGGTCTTCTTATCGAAAGCGTAGAATAATACCCTTCCTTCCAACCGGCTATGTTGGCCGGTTTATTCAACTTATCCACAGCATAGATCCAATAAACAGATCCCAAAGAGAACCTAGGAAGATCCAAAGAAGATCCCGGATCGCTGTAAGCCGCGCCGTTCATGGCCTGAAACGGGATCAACATTGACTATACGCGATTTTATGTTGACTGTGTGCGATTTTATGTTGACTGCACGCGATTTATTGTTGACTATACGCGACAGAAACGTTGACTGTACGCGATTTTAGAGCCTGAATATTCACAGCTGTTGATAACAGTCATCTAAATTAACGCCAGGCCGCGCCACACATGGAGAAACCACGATGCCGGAAGAAAGTAAAGGCTTCCTTAGCGTTGAAGAAGTTGCAGGAAATACAGGAGAAATCCACAGCCTGAAGCCCAATAACAACAGCACTATACAACCTATCGCTTTGTTGCGCTTAGGTGTGTTTGTGCCAACCTTAAAATCTACCAATGTGGCACTACGTCGCGGATCGTCAGTTACTACAAACACAACGAACGCAACCGAAGAACTATCAAGCCTTAAAATTGTTGAGCAGGAAGGCTATGAGGGAATTGAAATTCATGGCCCACGCCTGGATATGGATACTGATTTTAAGGTGTGGGTGGGCATAACCTCCGCGTTGTTTGACTACGCACCTGATGATGACGGCATAATCACCCTGCCATTCTCCGAGTTTGCCGATCGATGCGGCTATCCACGTAAGCGCCTTTCAAAGGCGTTCCGTAAAAGTATTGATGACTCTCTGACACGCATTCAGCAGACAGTTGTCAAATTCCGCTTCCCGGCGGCAAAAGGTCATCTCAATAACATTAACGTCAACTTGTTGGCATATAGCAGCCTGAATACCGAGCTTGATGTTATCGAGATCCAGCCGCAGAAACAGCTATCTGAACTTTACTATGTTGACTATAAGCGAATCCTGAAGCTGAAGATGCTGGATAAGCTCGGGCGCAAAGAGACGGCCAAGGTACTGTATACATTCTTTGAGGCTCTACCCGCCAACCCGGCACCTGTCAGCATTGAGCGCCTTAGAGCAAGGCTTAATCTCAAATCATCCGTTAGCGTGCAAAATAGCGTTATCAGAAAAGCCATGAAAGATTTGGAAGCTATTGAATATCTTAAATTTTCAGAAATAAAAAACGGCAGGAAAATCGGCTTCCAGATCCATAAGCGCAATCCATAATATTGACTATATGCGATAGCGAGAAGTTGACTATAGGCGACATTCGTTGACGCTGGTGGATTTTTGCTGGCGTCAATATTCTGCAAGTCGCTATTGAGATGGCTTTTAGGGTCATTTCATCGCGTATAGTCAACGTTTCTCCCGACAATATCTTACATAGTCGATCTTTGGTGGAGTTAAATCGACTACAGTCAACTTTTGACTGTAGTCACATCGCGCATAGTCAACTATTCACATTAACTTTCGCGCATAGTCAACATTTGCGCGGTTCTCATCAAGCAGTGGTATTGATATGCAAGAAGAGAAACAACACTACCTCTACGTTCTGGTGCCGGAGAATGGAGATACTTTTAAAATCGGCATTTCATGTGGTCCATTGGCACGGTTTAAAGGGCTACAAGTGAGTCCCGATTTTGCGCTTTCACGGGTCTATCGTGGTACGCGTTTGGCAATAGTTAATCTTGAGCGGGCTTTACACGCAACCTTTTTCCCCTGGAATGCGCCGTGGGAGAAAAGCGCTGGTGGCGGGCATACTGAATGGTTTACACGAGAGTGTCTTGATAAGGTTTTGGCTCATATCGAATATCTAAATGATATGTGGGGAGGGATTCTCGAGCGCATTAAGTCGAATGATTTACTTCAGCGTCCAGTAGATGCTGCCCGCTCTTTCGAAAAAGAGCTGGATGTTACTTCTATCGTGACTTTCAAAGATGACGCAGGAATGAGGGACGTGGCTTATGTCTCCATATCTGGCTATGAACCGGACGCGATCCGCGCTCAATGTGAATTGCTGAAAGCAATGTTTATGCTTCGGACTAAATATTCCTGGGAGACAAGGCGGGTGTGCTTCCCTATGGAAGAGTTAACCGCCACCATTGATTCCCAGCTTTACCACGATAATCCAGAGAAGTTTTTTAGCCTTTTAGCCGGTAATGGGCTTAACTGTGTGTCCGGGCTGGGGCGAAGTAGAATCCAACATGCCTCGCTCTTCGGTCCCTTCTTTTACGATCGACACGGGTACTTTGAGGCTGAACTTCCGGCGCTTACGCGTGCTATAGATACTATCGATTTCGAACGATTATTCGCTGCTCTTAGCAAATAACACTGATGCCCCTGAACGGGGCTTTTTTGTGCCCTCCTTGTAACTCTCAATCGTGCAAAATGAACCAAACATGCAGAGAATGCTATGTACAAGCATCTGTGCATACATTATTATTTTATGCAGCATTTTTAATTAAATTCAAAAATACAGCATAAAGGATGGCTTTCGATGAGTGATTCCAGCCAGCTTCACAAGGTTGCTCAAAGAGCAAACAGAATGCTCAATGTTCTGACTGAACAAGTACAGTTGCAAAAGGATGAGCTACACGCGAACGAGTTTTACCAGGTCTATGCGAAAGCGGCACTGGCAAAATTGCCTCTACTGACTCGAGCGAACGTTGACTATGCCGTGAGTGAAATGGAAGAAAAGGGTTATGTTTTCGATAAACGCCCTGCTGGCTCTTCAATGAAATATGCGATGTCAATTCAGAACATCATTGACATATATGAACATCGCGGAGTGCCAAAATACCGGGATCGCTACAGCGAAGCGTATGTGATTTTCATCTCCAATCTTAAAGGCGGTGTGTCAAAAACTGTATCGACGGTTTCTCTGGCGCATGCAATGCGTGCTCACCCTCATCTTCTGATGGAAGATTTAAGGATTCTGGTTATTGACCTTGATCCGCAATCTTCAGCAACGATGTTTTTAAGCCATAAACACTCTATTGGTATCGTAAACGCAACATCTGCACAGGCTATGTTGCAGAATGTAAGCCGTGAAGAGCTGTTAGAGGAGTTTATTGTTCCTTCTGTTGTACTTGGGGTTGACGTTATGCCTGCGTCGATTGACGATGCCTTTATTGCATCCGATTGGAGAGAGCTGTGCAATGAGCATCTACCGGGTCAGAACATCCATGCTGTCCTGAAAGAAAATGTGATTGATAAGCTGAAGAGCGATTATGACTTTATCCTCGTTGATAGTGGTCCTCACCTTGACGCCTTCCTGAAAAATGCTTTGGCCTCGGCCAATATACTGTTTACACCTCTGCCGCCTGCAACGGTTGATTTCCACTCATCGCTTAAATACGTTGCCCGCCTTCCTGAGTTGGTGAAACTCATTTCGGATGAAGGCTGCGAGTGCCAGCTTGCGACTAACATTGGTTTTATGTCCAAGTTGAGTAACAAGGCAGACCATAAGTATTGCCATAGCCTGGCTAAAGAAGTGTTCGGTGGGGATATGCTTGATGTCGTCCTCCCTCGCCTTGACGGTTTTGAACGCTGCGGCGAGTCTTTTGACACTGTTATTTCAGCTAACCCGGCAACGTATGTTGGTAGTGCTGATGCATTGAAGAACGCGCGAATTGCCGCGGAAGATTTTGCTAAAGCAGTTTTTGACCGTATTGAATTTATCAGATCTAACTGAGGAGTAAGAAACCCCCATGTCAAAGAAAAACAGACCAACAATTGGGCGAACCCTTAATCCTTCAATATTAAGCGGATTTGATAGTTCTTCAGCCTCTGGCGATCGAGTCGAGCAGGTATTCAAGTTATCAACTGGTCGCCAGGCCACATTTATTGAAGAGGTAATACCTCCGAACCAGGTAGAAAGCGATACCTTTGTTGATCAGCATAACAACGGGCGTGACCAGGCATCTCTTACGCCAAAATCATTAAAAAGTATCCGAAGCACTATTAAGCATCAGCAATTTTACCCTGCAATAGGTGTTAGACGGGCTACAGGGAAAATTGAAATTTTGGATGGTTCCCGGCGTCGAGCTTCTGCCATCTTAGAGAACGTAGGGTTGCGGGTTTTAGTCACGGACCAGGAGATCAGCGTTCAGGAAGCGCAAAATTTAGCGAAAGACGTTCAGACAGCATTGCAGCACAGCATTCGAGAAATAGGTCTGCGTTTGATGCGAATGAAAAATGATGGGATGAGTCAGAAGGATATTGCAGCCAAAGAAGGGCTGTCTCAGGCGAAGGTCACGCGTGCTCTCCAGGCAGCGAGTGCTCCGGAAGAATTAGTCGCCCTTTTCCCTGTGCAGTCGGAATTAACCTTTTCGGACTACAAAACGCTTTGTGCTGTTGGCGACGAAATGGGGAACAAGAATTTAGAGTTTGATCAGCTTATTCAAAACATATCCCCGGAAATAAACGACATCTTATCCATTGAAGAAATGGCCGAAGATGAAGTTAAAAATAAAATCCTGCGCTTGATAACAAAGGAAGCCTCACTACTCACGGATAAAGGTTCTAAAGATAAGTCCGTAGTTACTGAATTATGGAAATTTGAGGACAAGGATCGCTTTGCAAGGAAGCGCGTGAAAGGCCGTGCATTTTCTTATGAGTTTAATCGACTTTCAAAAGAGCTACAGGAAGAACTCGACAGGATGATTGGGCATATCCTTAGAAAGAGCCTCGATAAAAAGCCGAAGCCTTAAACTTTCGCCATTCAAATTTCACTATTAACCTACTGTTTTTAAAGTAAATCCATCTAAAATTTCAAGGTGAAATCGCCACGATTTCACCTTGGATTTTACCTTCCGCCCCTACTCCCGAAAAAAATAAAAAAATTGCTTGTCACGAGAAAGTCAACAAGTGACTTTCAATAAAATCTCTTCCGAAAAGGGATTCACACAAGTGCCTTGTGTTTAAGGAAGAGTAAATTGAGTAACTTACGCGAATACCAGAATCGTATTGCAGATATCGCAAAACGCTCTAAAGCTGTGCTTGGCTGGGCAAGCACTGCGCAGTTCGGTACTGATAACCAATTCATTAAAGATGATGCCGCGCGTGCCGCATCTATCCTTGAAGCTGCACGTAAAGACCCGGTTTTTGCGGGTATCTCTGATAATGCCACCGCTCAAATCGCTACAGCGTGGGCAAGTGCACTGGCTGACTACGCCGCAGCACATAAATCTATGCCGCGTCCGGAAATTCTGGCCTCCTGCCACCAGACGCTGGAAAACTGCCTGATTGAGTCCACCCGCAATAGCATGGATGCCACTAATAAAGCGATGCTGGAATCCGTCGCAGCAGAGATGATGAGCGTTTCTGACGGTGTTATGCGTCTGCCTTTATTCCTCGCGATGATCCTGCCTGTTCAGTTGGGGGCAGCTACCGCTGATGCGTGTACCTTCATTCCGGTTACGCGTGACCAGTCCGACATCTATGAAGTCTTTAACGTGGCAGGTTCCTCTTTTGGTTCTTATGCTGCTGGTGATGTTCTGGACATGCAATCCGTCGGTGTGTACAGCCAGTTACGTCGCCGCTATGTGCTGGTGGCAAGCTCCGATGGCACCAGCAAAACCGCAACCTTCAAGATGGAAGACTTCGAAGGCCAGAATGTACCAATCCGAAAAGGTCGCACTAACATCTACGTTAACCGTATTAAGTCTGTTGTTGATAACGGTTCCGGCAGCCTACTTCACTCGTTTACTAATGCTGCTGGTGAGCAAATCACTGTTACCTGCTCTCTGAACTACAACATTGGTCAGATTGCCCTGTCGTTCTCCAAAGCGCCGGATAAAGGCACTGAGATCGCAATTGAGACGGAAATCAATATTGAAGCCGCTCCTGAGCTGATCCCGCTGATCAACCACGAAATGAAGAAATACACCCTGTTCCCAAGCCAGTTCGTTATCGCGGCTGAGCACACGGTACAGGCGGCGTATGAAGCACAGCGTGAATTTGGTCTGGACCTGGGTTCCCTACAGTTCCGCACCCTGAAGGAATACCTGTCTCATGAACAGGATATGCTGCGTCTTCGCATCATGATCTGGCGTACTCTTGCGACCGACACCTTTGACATCGCTCTGCCGGTTAACCAGTCCTTTGATGTATGGGCAACCATCATTCGTGGCAAATTCCAGACTGTATATCGCGACATTATTGAGCGCGTTAAATCTTCTGGTGCGATGGGGATGTTTGCTGGTGCTGATGCAGCATCTTTCTTCAAACAGTTGCCGAAGGATTTCTTCCAGCCAGCCGAAGACTATATCCAGACTCCGTATGTTCACTTCATCGGTACCCTGTTCGGTAACGTGAAAGTGTACGAAGTACCTGCTGGTATTTGTAAGAACTTAACGACAGAGAACATTCAGTTCAGCTCGATGGATGTGCTGTGCTACGTCCGTGATGAAAATCCGGGTAAAGCAGGCTTCGTGACTGGTGATGCTGTCCCGGCCATCCCGTTCCAGCATCCGACCACTCCGGCGCTGGTCAACCGTACCACGCTGTGGGGTTCGGCTATCAACGATATGCACCCACGCAACGGCGCTGATTACTTCACTCGTGTAACGCTGACAATGGCCAAAAAAGGCGGGCTTAACTTCATAAGCGGCGACACGATTGATGCCGGTGACTCTGAGTAATCAGGGGAAGTTCTCCGTTTAACATAGCGCCCCCGTGCGGGGCGCATAACAGGGAAAGTTATGTCTCAATATTCAATTCAACAGTCATTAGGTAATGCATCCGGCGTCGCGGTTAGCCCGATCAATGCCGATGCGACGTTATCTACCGGTGTTGCATTAAATAGCAGCTTGTGGGCTGGTATTGGCGTATTTGCGCGTGGCAAGCCGTTTACTGTTCTTGCGGTTACTGAGTCCAATTACGAAGATGTTCTCGGCGAACCGCTGAAGCCGTCTTCCGGCCCACAGTTCGAACCAATTCGCCATGTATACGAAGCTATTCAGCAAACGTCTGGTTATGTTGTTCGCGCTGTTCCGGATGATGCGAAGTTCCCGATTATTATGTTCGATGAATCAGGCGAACCGGCTTACAGTGCGTTGCCATACGGTTCTGAAATTGAACTTGATAGTGGCGAAGCCTTTGCTATCTACGTTGATGATGGTGATCCGTGTATTTCACCTACCCGTGAGTTAACCATCGAAACGGCAACAGCGGACAGCGCGGGTAATGAACGCTTCCTCTTAAAACTGACCCAGACGACTTCGCTCGGTGTGGTAACGACCCTGGAGACACACACTGTGTCTTTGGCGGAAGAAGCGAAAGATGACATGGGCCGCTTGTGTTATCTGCCTACGGCTCTGGAAGCCCGTTCTAAATATCTGCGCGCGGTTGTTAATGAAGAGCTGATTTCGACGGCGAAAGTAACAAACAAAAAATCGTTGGCGTTCACTGGCGGTACCAACGGCGATCAGTCGAAAATCTCCACCGAAGCCTACCTGCGTGCGGTTAAGGTGCTGAACAATGCGCCGTACATGTACACCGCTGTTCTCGGCCTGGGTTGCTATGACAATGCGGCGATCACCGCGTTAGGTAATATCTGTTCTGATCGCCTGATTGATGGCTTCTTTGATGTCAAACCGACATTGACGTACACGGAAGCGATCTCTGCTGTTGAAGATACCGGTTTACTTGGTACCGATTATGTAAGCTGTGCTGTCTATCACTTCCCGTTCTCCTGCAAAGACAAATGGACCCAATCCCGTGTTGTCTTCGGTCTGTCTGGCGCGGCGTATGCGGCGAAAGCTCGTGGCGTTAAGAAAAACTCCGATGTCGGCGGTTGGCATTACTCACCGGCTGGTGAAGAACGTGCCGTCATTGCTCGTGCATCACTTCAGCCGCTGTATCCTGAAGACACCCCGGACGAAGAAGCTATGGTCAAGGGCCGACTCAATAAAGTATCTGTAGGTACTTCGGGCCAGATGATCATCGATGATGCTTTAACTTGCTGCACGCAGGATAACTATCTGCACTTCCAGCACGTCCCATCCCTGATGAATGCAATCAGCCGTTTCTTTGTCCAGTTAGCCCGACAGATGAAGCATAGCCCGGACGGTATTACTGCGGTTGGCCTGACTAAAGGGATGACCAAACTTTTAGATCGCTTTGTCGCCTCCGGCGCTCTGGTGGCTCCTCGTGATCCTGATGCTGACGGTACAGAACCGTATGTGCTGAAAGTTACGCAGGCGGAATTCGATAAATGGGAAGTAGTCTGGGCCTGCTGCCCGACTGGCGTAGCCCGTCGTATCCAGGGCGTACCGCTGCTTATTAAGTAAGGGAATACAATGAGCAAAAACTTTTTTCAATCCGGGGCATTTTTGGGGAATGGACTGTCCCGTTTCGCTTTGAACTCTGATCCTGTGCAGCTGATGGAGTCTGCCCGAGCAAGCGCACAACCGCCAGCAGATCCGATTATTAATAATAATCCGGAACCGGCGGCACAGATTAACGAGAACGTTCCACCTGACCAGGCTCCTGAGCAAATCCTGGAAGGGAAAGAAGGTAAAGAATGGACCGTTGAACAGGCGCACCAGATGATTCTGGAAGCTGCAAATCGAAGTGCTATGCAGAATGCGTTGAGTGATGCGGCCGACGCCGTTTTCGCCTGGGCTGATAGCGGTGATCTGACTTTCGACTCCCTTGATGGTTTCGTTCAGGCTATCGCGGGTATCTCTGACGACGACGACACCGAAGTTACAGAAGAACAGGACGATGCCTATAACGAAGCATGGGCAAATGTTGCTGACTTCCTCGCAGCATGCGGTGTAGATGATGACCTGATCGAAGCACTGGCCGACGATGAAGACGACGACGCAGCTGCTGATGTTGGTTCCGCTATCGCTGGTTTGGATAGCGACGACCGCGACGAACTGGAAGCGGCGTTCGTTGTTGCTGGAACTTCTGATGAAATGCTGACTGAAGCATTTAAGAAGGTTGTTCGTAATGGTGAGATCAAACTCATCCGTAAACGCCTGCGTAAAAAACGTCTGACTGCGGCTCAAAAATCGGCGCTGAAAAAAGCACGCCGTAAAGCCCAGACCGGCGCGGCAAAACTGGCCCGCAAAAAGTCAATGAAACTGCGCCGTAAGCGCCTCGGCTAAAGGAGGAGGCCGGAGAACTCCGGCCTTTAACTTGAATGGCACCTATACCTTATGGGGTTTACAGCCAGGCTGACGGTGTATCGCCATTTCTGAAAGTTACTTTAACGAACTCTCAGTACCAGGTTACCGGATATATCAGCCAGGGGGCGGCAATGAACATGGCCCAGAATTGGGAAGCACCTTTTACTGGTATGTCCATGGGTTCTGTTGCTGGTGCCTTCAGTGGTTTTGCGCAGGTTGGTACTGAAACAACGTCGGTGGCCCGTTGGAACAGCTTAATGGTTTGGGAGGGGGGAACACCGCCGACTTTCACGCTGCCAGTAACTTTCATCGCTTTGTTTGACCCATTCACGGAGGTTTCAGGAGCTATCGCCGCATTGTCAGCGATGATTAGCCCGGAACTTAAAGATGCCAGTATTGGTGGTCGAATCCCGGAGCGTGTGACGCTAAACATTGGTCGCCGGATCAACATCATTGATGTCGCTATCCAGGACATAAGTTTCGATCTCGATGCACCCAGGGACAGCAATGGGCATTTCCTGAAAAACACCGTCAACCTCCAGTTGACCGGTTCTTCGATATATAACAGCTCCGATATTGTTCGGGCGTTCCAGTAAAAGGATTTTATATGGGGCACAATAACACTAAGGGAAACCGTAAATTTATTAAGGGCCGCTATACTGCCAACGCGGCCAAAGGCGAACGACTGGTATCTTCTGAATTCCAGCTCACTTTTGCAGGCCATGAAGATATCAGCGTACTGGTTCGCACGTCGCAAATTCCTGAAATGACCCGCGAGGATGTGGAGGACTATGGTCCGAATGGTGTGAAGTTCAACCAGCACGGTCCAATCCGTAACTCCGGGGAAATCCAGGTCCAGTGCGTGGAGACTATCGAAGGCGATATTCTTCAGTTCATTAAAGATCGCATTGCGGCGAAGGACTATGTTGATATCACGATGGCTGCGACCCCTGAATCCAAATCTTCCGGGGTTAACGCTGTGACAAAAGCTGCTACAACAATTGAAATGTTGGACTGCAAAATCTACAGTGATGCAATCGACTTTAGTACCGAAGATGTGACTGCCGCTGTGCGTCCGTCACTTCGTATCGTTTACAACTGGATTGAGTGGGATTAAGAGTCACCCCTTGTATTTTAAAGCTCCTACGGGAGCTTTTTTGTGCTTAAATTATGCCGGTATAGCGAAATTTTGAGCATATTATGGAAATTGATTTTTCATACTCTCCTGAAACGATAGAACGAAGATTCGAAATAATTGGATGCAAAACTATTTCAGAGGAGCATTATTGGATTCTCTATGATGCCAATACATGGTTATGTGCCTTAGCAGAATGTCGGCCATCGTTATGTGCAGGGGAGGGAGGACTTCGACATAAGGTGCTGGCTACACTTGAAGTGAACACGTTACGATATTGGTGTGTCGAAATACTTAGGGATAACAAAGAATTACATTTATTATTGCTGAATAAGTGTGCGCCTCTGCGCAGGAAAGCATAAGAAAACCCAACCGCCATACTGGAATTATCAGAAGAATATGTGCGGAAAGTTATAGCTAGCTATTGAAAAGCTAAAGTAGATCGGTTAGATTTACCTTACTCATCTACCATGCGTAGAAAGAGCGATCGAACCCGATACATAGCAATATGTGTCGGGTTCAGCTTTTTTATGTCCCAAGTGCTCTTTTTCTGCTTTGTTTGAGTGTTCTGATTTTACTGTCATAGGTTACAACATAGGCTGTTTTGAGAAGCCAATAGTCTCTACGTGCGGATAGCACAACAACGTAGTTTTCACACTCGTTCCAGATTACCCACTCTTCAGTTGGTCCTCGTCTTTCAGACCAACATGATATATCGCAATGGTCATAATTCCTTATCATATGCGCGATCCAGCGGATCCGCTTACACCGTTCAAGATCAGGTATTCGTTCTTCTTCTATTTTTCCCTCTGATACTAAATGCCAAAATCCGAACTCTTTCCCATCATATTCCGGTGAATAACGTAATCGAACAGGGAGACCCTTAAACGTTATATTAGAGATTAAAATATCTTCTCTAACAACATCATATACATCGTCTATATACTCTTGCCAACTTCCATTGAAGTACAATAAATCTGGCATTTGAAGCATCAGCGAGCCTCCCACACGAAAATATTAAATTTACTTTCTGTTGGAAGAGTGCTTTTTAGTAACTCCCTGTTTGTATGTGATTTTATCCTGTTTATGACTTGGATTTTTCCCGCGTTGCTATTCATTCCTCGATGAACGTAGCCTAACGCACCAATGAAAAGATCCGTTAGCTGCAATTGTTGCACTTCATGAGATCGTATATGTTGAATTCTGTTTATCGACTCATGATTGTAATCATAGCGATCATTGTGAAGAACTCCTCTTAATTTCTCAATTTTTTCAATACCTAAAGTATCTTTTATATCTAGGTAGATATTGTATGTGTTGTTACTTTCTATTATGTTTTTTAAGACATAAAAAAACATCTTATAATAGAAAGTATTGTGATCTTGATGGAATCGAGCATGGTCCAGTTGCTCTTTATCAGGAACAACAACACCTCTAAAGCGCAATGCTGGGTTGCTGAAGAAGTAATCTACGACCTCTAAGTAAAATTCAACTTTGGACGCAGATACTTTAGTCCACTTGATTTCGAAATCAGGTTTTAAATTGTGTTTTAATTTTAATCCCTTGATGTCTCTAGCAATTTTTTTTGTGATAGTGCCAGGACACCAAAGCGCACCCAATACCATGACTTTATTATGATCATTTAGTAGGTGACAGGATTCATCGCAGAATACATTAAATGTTCTTCGGTTCAACATGTTAACTCCACTTATTGTTAGGTAGAATTGTCCGTTAGTTGTTTATTAATTGCAATAATGGGACGTTCTGATTTGCTAACTACGTCATCTTACCAGGACGCCTATGAGTTTTCCTCATGGCAAACTAGAGGTGTTGAAAGTATGCATGGTTATAATTAGAGCAATCTATCACCCTCTGAATCCTACCGGTATACCCCATTGTTCGTTATCTTTATTTTTGGCTAATACCGCATTAAGTGCTTCGTTTACCGTCATGCAATGCGGTAGATTATCGAAGTTTGATATCCAGCCAATATCAGGAGAACGCTTGTTCTTCAGGTAAGCATATTTCCGCGCTGCCGCCTCTACTTTCTGCTTGAACTCATGTTTTTGAGCGCGTTTTTTGGATAACCGCAGATTGTCAGCCTTTGCTTTTGCCTCAGCGATCCATGAAGTCAGTTTTTTGAGGCTGGTCGTTCCGGTACCGCCGGAAACTGATCTTTTTGTTTTTTTAATTTGTGACTTCTTATTCTTTATTGCCACGTCATCCTGACAGGGGGAGGGGGTATCATTTTGACATGGGGGTGTGGATAAAAAATTAAATAAAGCCAATGTCTTAGCGAGAACAGCTTTAACCTTGGTTGCCGCTGAAGAGATCTTTAATTTGCTTTCAATCAGCGCATTTTTGGCTTGTTGTGCGAAGGCCAAAAAGGATGGTGTAAACCGGTACAGGTTAGCGCGACGTTCACGGTGATCGCCGATAACAATCTCTACAGACAGAATTCCTTTGTTTACAGCTTCACGGAATGCACGAACGACGGTTGATTGGCTATAACCAGTTTCTGCCGCGATCAGGCGGTGAGGCTTGTGAATGAAGTATTCACTGGTTGTTGCCGCGAGATTTGCACATTGCGACAGGATATGCCCGGCGCTACGGGATAGACCGGAGTGTGTTACAAAGCAGGCCAATTCATAGCCAGAAAAAGTAAAATCGCTCATCGTTATACAGCTCAGGAAAGTGACTTTAGCCAGCATTACAATGCTGGTGGTTCTTACTACGTCTGTTAGCGCGTTGCCGCGACAGGTACCAGCACACCAGCATCAAGCAATCGCTTCATCAGCCACTGCTGACCTTTGCCGGTTATACGAGTCGTGAAAGAAATCCTGCTTCCATTGCTTGTATCGATCACGGTTTCTTTAAGGGTGAAATACCCACGGGATATGTATTCTTGTTTGGGGACGTTCCTGCGTTCACCGGTTGCGATCAGAATTCCGTTATCACGCAACCAGGTGAAGAGATAGTTTTGGCCCAGGCCGAGCACTTTGGCATAGTTGCCGATTAGAACCCCGCTGGCGGTAGCAACGCGTTCGGCGAATTCGACTTTAGGTGCATCCATCAGCATTTTTTGCTCCAGCCGTTGCTTTTGCTCTGCCAGGTCAGCAGCCAAACGGAGAGCTTCTGGGAGGCTCTTCGGAATAGCAGGTTGTAATCTTCCGGCTCGATAGTCGATAAATGTCTGGTTTACCTTCAGCCGAAACGCGGGAGAAATCCAGCCTGCGTACTCCACTGCGAGCAATTCATGGGCAAAAGTGCCGCCGCCACGGCCTTCGAACGAAACTATGCAATTCTGCATAGTTTCTTTTTCAAGCTCTTCGATGAGCTGTTTGGCTGACAGCGTTCTTAGCCATTGAGCTGGCGCTTTATGGGCACCGAGTCCGCTCGCTCTGTGTAGAGCATTAAGGTTGTAACGGCCAGCGCGGTCGGTCGTAATTTCAACACCACAAATAACAGGCAGAGTGGTTGAAGGATCGACATTTTGATGAAGGTTTGATATATTCATATCCGCATTGAATGTTTGTTGCATTTTTTCTCCAAATTTGCATCAACCTTCAATCACCAGCTCGAAATGGTGATTCTTTGCACTTAGAAAACGAAATTTATTAGAGCAAATTTTTCTAACTCGATCCAGATCGGGTTGGACGATCTGTTCAGAAACCTGCCAGTTTGCTGGCAGGTTTTTTTCTTTTGTTAACCTATTGCTACTGGTTTTAACAAACCAGCATCAAGTAGCTTGCGAGTTAACCACTGCTGGCCTTTACCCGTTAATTGGGGCGTCAGCCGTATCTGGTAGCCATTTTCATCATCCAGCACCACTTCTTTCACCGTGAAATACCCGGCGTTGATGTACTGTTGGCGCGGTACGTTTTTGCGCGCACCAAAAGCCATGAGAATGCCGTTCTGGCGCAACCATGAGAAAAGGGTGTTTTGCTTAAGTCCAACGACCTTTGCAAAGTTCCCGATCAGGATTCCATTGGCCACTGATACCCGGTCGGCAAAATCGACTTTAGGGGCTGCGGCCACCAGCTGTTGTTCCAACTGCATTTTCTGTTCTGCTAACTCGGCAGCCAGGCGTAGGGCTTCTGGTAATGTCTGGGGGATCGATGGGGTAGGGGAGTTTGCCTGCTGTAATTCTTCCAGTTTGTCGATCAGCGAACGGCGGACCGCTTTTGACTCGCGCGCGGCAACTCGCAGGGCTTGTTTGTAGGTCATTGTTATAATATCTATTTCTGCGCCGTTTTTTTGACCTACGAAAATTTCGTAGGTTTCTCCTTCAAGTTCATCCTTAACTCTGGCAATGAAATCATTATTGCGAACTGGTTTTTCGCTACATAATTTCCGTGCCTCATTGACCATCTTCAACAATGTTTGGCTGTCGATTGTGTCTCCGATGTTGGGGATGACATTCACGGCTGGTGTTGGCGTAGCTGACGTAACAGGTGCTGGTTTTTCAATATTCAAATTTTTACCGGTCACTCTGTGTGCCTCCTTTCTCATTTCTGCTACCACTGTTGCGTAACGTAGACGTCCTTGTTCAATCAAATAATCCCTGATCTCGGCTATCAGTAGCTTGTTGATCACAGCCTTATCTGTTCGGGTATAAAAACGTCTGGTTATCATGAAATAGTTGGCAATTGCGCCGGGGATCTCCCGTGTCGGCATACAGGTTGTATGCAGGGCGATCGCTTCGGCTATTTCATTACGGGTGACGAGAGGTTTTTTCATAAATCCCCTGAACGTCGGCAGAGAAGGGGAGGTTCCAGTAACTAAGTGAATTGCGCGAGTTAGTTGAAAAACGGGCAGTAAAAATGCAGGGGCCATCAGGCAATTGAGAGCGTGCTTCGTCTTCTGTTGCTGCGATGACGAAGTGATAGTGGTGTTTTTTACAGGAATAGAAACGCCAGATGAATTCTTGGTGTGCGCAAGGATTGGCATTAACCATAGTTACGGCCTCACAATCAGGTTTAACAACCTGCTACCCGCTGCTAAACAGGTGGCAGGACGTGACGGGGTTAGCAGACTGGCGATTGTGAAACCAGCAGGCCGAAGCCTCCCCATCACGCCCCACCATAATTTGGGCGTAACGCGGTTTTACGGACACAAAAATACCGCAATATCGGATATCTGCGGCTGTCCGCACAATCATTCAGGCTGCTAAACCCGGTCGCAGAATTTGCTACGACGGCGAAACTATAAGCCTGAACGATTAAAAGGTCAATATGATGCGAAAAGATAGCATTCACGACTTAAAAATACAAATTTATTAGAGCAGATGAGTGTCGTGCAATAGAAGTATTATTTGTGATGAAAAATAATGCAGAGGGATATTGTTACTTTAAGATGGATATCAATAGTCGATACATAAATTAAGTTAGCAATAAACTATTAACTTAAGAAATAATGCAGATGGTGAACTTGTCTCTGACTTTTCAGCTATACACAATAAGTTAGGGGTTGCTTATAAAAAGTTGATTAATTGATATAAGTCAATGGGAGTATTCTTGTTTACTTTCCGTTCTCGTGGTAACTTCTCGCCGGTTTTTGTTTTTCTTGGATGATTCTTATGTCTAAAAAGTATACTTTATGCGCTCTTGTTGTATCTGCAATTCTTCTTTCTGGGTGTCAATCTAGCGGTGCTGATTATGCTGCCGATGTTTATGATACCGCTCAATTGAATTCGAAGCAGGAAACAAAGACAGTCAATATTATCTCTGTGCTTCCAGCTAAAGTGAAAGTTGATAATAAAGCTAATAAAGAAGCGGCACAGACATTTGGTGCGGTACTGGGAGCTGTTGCTGGGGGCGTTGCCGGTTATAATGTTAAAGGCACATCGACACTGGGTGCTGTAGCTGGCGGTACTGGTGGTGCGGCTCTTGGTGCAGCGGCTGGTTCTTTGGTTAGTGATAAAACAATTGTTGAAGGTGTTTCACTGACTTATAAAGAAGGAACTAAGGTGTTCACTTCAACTCAAGTTGGTAAAGCATGCCAGTTTACAACGGGGCTTGCTGTGCTTATTTCAACTAAAGATAATGAAACTCGAATTCAGCCAAATGCTACTTGTCCAGAAAAGAAATAATTTATGAATAAAATTATTTTATTTCTAATCTTTTCTACGTTTAGTGTAGGCAATGCCTTGGCTAACTCGTTGCAAAGTCAAATTGCTGCTATTGCTCAAGCGGAAAATGAAGGGCGAGCTAAAGAGCAGCAAGCTGAGGATGCCAGAAAAGAACTTATTCGCCAACAAGCACAAGCTGAACGTATTAGAAGAGAAAAAGCAGCATCTGCCGCTGCTGCACGCGAAAAACAGCGTGTTGCTGCAGAAAATGAACGTAGAGCAAAACGAGAAGCCGAGCTAGCAAATGACAAGAAGCGAGATCAAGCTTATGAGGATGAGCTTCGCAAGCTGCAACTCGAAAGCATGAAACTCGAACTGCAAGCAAAAGCGGCTCGTGTCCAGCGAGAAAACGATTTTATAGAGCAGGAGTTGAAGGAGAGAGCAGCTAAGACAGATGTAATTCAGTCTGAGGCTGATGCAAATAGAAATATTTCTACAGGAAGTAAAGATTTACTGCAAAGCGAAGGAAAAGCTAGAGAGAAGAAAGCTAGCAGTTGGTGGTAGTAATCACTACGATTGCGAGCATACTGTCACAAATGACAACTCGTAGAATCTGTTAACAAACTAGATTCTACGAGGTTTCAATGACACCACGACTATTACTCGAAGACGTCAAATCCCGCTTCACACCTTTGATTGCGGATGAACCTGCCTTACTGGAATCCCTGCTAAGAAAAGCATTGGGAACCTACCAGGATAGGGCGGGACACATCAAGCGGATACGCTTCACTGATCAGACCTGTAAATCACTTGCTTGCCCTGCTGATTTTCTTGCGCTCGTATCGGTTACGGATCATACCGGCGATCTTGTCTACTCCGATGTTTACGATGGGAATATCGAGCTTGAAGATACTCATCGAGCGGTATACCCGCTGAATGTGTCATATCTGGCTAATTTACGTGATATGGATCTGGATAATGGGGAAGTGCCACCTGAAATCATTGGGTTACTTTCTGACTATCTGGAAGTGTTAATCGCAATACCTAACACTGATCGCCTGCGAAGAATATCTATCGCGGGGAAACTCGATGCCAGCAATTTATCCGACGAGAACACGCTGTATCAGCGAAAGCTGGATCTGGAAGAGAAAATGAGCGCAACAAGGGCAATTATCCCGGGAATTGTTCTTTTCTCATCCATGTTGAAGTGAGGGGGGCTGATATGGGGCTTAATGTTGCTTCAGTAAAGTCTTATGTATCTTCGGCATTAACGACGACATTATTTGGCTCCGGCGTTGGTGAGCGGGAAGTTGGTAAGCTGACGTCAATCATCATGAACAAAATGCTGTTCGCGCAAGGATGGCAGTTCTCTGTCGAAGTTGATGGACTGGAGGGGGCAGACTTCTTTGCCAAAGACATTACCTACCACGATTACAGCATCGAATATGAAACGATTAAAATCGGCGGAGGGAATATCCTTCAGCCAACGGAGCGTTCTCCTGGGCAGATAACAATGATGGTCAGGGATACCGTTGATGGCCTCGTTTTGGACTGGTTTAAGACGGCAAAAGGTCGGGTGATCAATCCGGACGGTACCGGGAATATACCGTCTAAATATTTGCTCAATGTGCGTATTTATCGGTTGCTGTCCTCCGGTTTAACCAAACTGGAAAATGAGATGACGGTATTCCCGGTCACTACCGGCGATGTCACCTATGCGCGGGATCAGGTTACGGAATTTAAGTCATTCCCAATGACCTTCGCATTGCACAGCACGTTTAACCAATCCTCAAGTTCTTTAGCTTCCCTTCTGGGCTTTAGTTTTTCTCTTTGAATTAAGGAGCAAGGATGCTTTTACCTCTTTTCCCGCTACCATCGCGGCCAACTGAATTGATCCAGTTCCGTCAGCCAAATATTGCTGATGCAATGCGTTTCAACTCGATAACACCGGAGGAACAAGAACAACAGACAACGGCATATTTGAAAGCCTTGCTGGCTGAACCCGCGAAACATGATCCCCTGACATGGACGGCGCAGGACCGGATTACCGCGTTATGGTGGATATTTACCGGCTCCCGTGAAACACCGGTCGAAACATTCACCTACACCTGTAAACATTGCGGTAAAGAGCATTATTACGATTGCGATATGAATGCTCTGGCTGAAGATATCCAGGTCCTGGAAGTGGAACCGTTCATTGACGATATTGAGGTGTCTGTAGAGGGCGTGCCTTATCAATGGCGTATCGTGCCGCTTGATGGTTGGGCAATGGAAATGCTGGAGATGCGCCGTGCAGCATTGCCACCTGAAGACGGCGCGGAATTCAAAGAAGCGATCGTTGATTTGCGTTTTTGGGAATTCGCTTATCAGTGTGAACTTTATAACGATGTTAGCGGTACTCGTGAAGAGCAGGCTGAGCGTCGTTATGAAACGATCAAACGGATGGCCATTGATACTGAATTTATGAAGCTGGCGGCACACATCCGGCTGGCTCATGAAAAGCTCGAACATGGTTTACCGTGCTACATCGATAAAGGCGAAATGCGTCTTCGTCTCCCGCCGCACAAATGCCCAAACCAGGATACAAAGGAGTCCACAGAGGGTGCGTATACCCGTCTGTGGGTGCCCTTTCGGGCTACCGACTTCATTCCACAGGTGGGGATTGAAAAGCTATCAGACCTTAGTGTCCAACCTGGTTTTGTATGGGGGTATACCGATTCAGGACGCTGAAAGGCTCACTGAATCCTATGCGTTTTTCCTGTTGGAGAAACTGGAAGAAAAACTTAAACCGAAGCGGTAGGCGATAAGATCATGGAAAGAAAAAACGCCAACATTGACGATGTGATAAGGACGGTTGAAACCGCCAGCGCAAAAGAGCTGGAAGAGCTTGCAGGTATTCGGGAAGCCGTTGAAGATTTGAAAGGGGGGCGAGTTGCTACAGTTGATCCTGTCTCTCGCAGTGTGTCGGCATTAAATCGCACAATCGAAAATTCCCGGCCAGACTTTGTGGCCAATGCGCCATCAGTGGACCCTATTGTTGAGGCAATGAAACGGCTTAATTTAGGGGACGTTTCTCGTGTAGTTCAGGAGGATGTTGCTCTACAGGAACCGCAGGCCAAATCAACTACGCGAAAGGGTAAAAAACGACGCAAGAAGGCTATAACAGAAGATGTAAAGGCGCAACGGACCGAAGCAGCCGAACACGCTCGCGAAATGTTCGGTCAAAAAGGCGGTGCGCAAAAAAGCCAAAACCAACGCGATGCGCGTGGTCGTTTTATTGGAAAGTCAGGGAGTAAGGCCGCAGCGGAAGATGCCCGTGCTGAACGTGCTGAAAAGGCCAGGCGCAAAGAGGATGATGAGCGTCTAAATGCTGAATCAGGTTTATTAAAAAAACTGTCAAAAGTAGCTGAAGGCATAGGTAACCCTTCAGAGACTCGTGCCGTCGATGCGTTAGGTTATGCCGTTGCTGGTCCATTGTGGGCAGCAGGGAAGGAGCTTGGCGGGATATCAAAAGAAGTTGGTGGATCGCTTAATGGTGCCAGAAAGTCTATTGCCGATGTGATTCGTGGCAATGACGATAACAGCCGTAGAAAAGGTTTTTTTAGGCGTAAATCGCAAAATAGTGCCGATGTCGTTCAGGTTAACACCCAAAAACGGACGGTTCAGGAACTTCAGGAGCAGACCAGCGAAATTAAAGAGGGCAATGACAAGATTCTCAGCGCCCTTGATCAGATAGCCAAAAACACCGGGAAAAAGAAGGGCGGCTTGCTGTCCAAACTATTTAGCCTGTTAGGGAAGGGGGCCGGTGGCGTCGCGTCGTTGTTAATGGGGCGTGGCATGCTGAAAAAAGCTGGAGCACTCGCTTTTGGCGCTCTGGGGGCAAAGAAACTTGTAGGAATGCTACGCGGTGGTGGCAAGAAGACTCTCGCCCATGAAGGCGGAGATTTGGCTGCCCGGGCAGCAGGTAAACTTGGATTAAAGGCAGTTGGTAAAGGGGCGTTACGCGCAATTCCCCTAGTCGGCACAGTGGCTGGAGGTATTTATGATGCGGTAACCGGTTGGAATGATACAGAAGCGCAACGTCGAGCGTTTGGGCTTAAATCAGGACAAGATCCATCATTCCAGCAAAAAGCCGCTTATACGTTAGCTAATGTTCTTGATATGGGGGGACTGGTATCTGGTATTAGCAGCGCCATTGGTGAGGTTCTCAAATCACTTGGATTTGAGGATATCGGCAATATGTTGCAATCATTTTCGACGGAAAGTATTGCCCTGGCCATTGATAGTGGGATTACCAACTTAGAAACATATATTTCTAACCTTGGCGACACCATTTCTACCAAGTTCGATGATTACACAGCAAAGATTGGTGATGCTGTTTCAGCATGGTTTAGCGATACATCTAATAAGCTGCTTGAAAAGCTGGATGCCATCAAAGACTTCTTTACTGTCGATAACCTGAAACAGGTTTTCAGTGATGCAATTGATAGTGCAATTGATTTCATTAAGAACCCAGGGAAACACATTAAAGAGGCGGCTGGTAATATTTGGGATGGGGTTAAAAATTTACCAGGTAAAGCATTAGATGCAGCGGTTGATGCCGTTAAAAATACCCCTGCGGCAATGATTGTATCAAAAATACCCAATCCGATCGGCGAGGCTAATGCGAAAGAAATCACTCCAGAGTTAAAAGCTCCGGTTAATAGCCACCAGGGGACATCTGATTCTAAAACTGAATCCGATGCCAAACAGACTAATATTGCTGCCCGCGTGATAAATGCGGCTCTGGATATGGCGAAAGATAGCAATAAAACAGTTAAAGAAACTGCTAATCAGATTATCAATGCAAATGCCGTAGAAACGGGCAATAGCGCGTTGCAGAAAATTGATAAAGCTATTGGTCAAAATAGCTCGTCATCATCCTCGCTTAATACCACTGGCACCAGGAATGACATTCAGAAAGCTGCGGATACCTATAATAATGGCAACTTGGATGTAAAAGTCGGAAGTCTTGGCGCTGAAGGTAAGGCAAATCTCGATAAGTTGGCTCCGTATTTTGCTGAACTAGAGAATAAATATGGCCTTCCTGAAGGTACTCTTTACGCGATCGCTGCAACTGAATCTGGTGGTGATCCTAACGCAAAATCTACGCTTACAAGATCACCAAATGGAAAGCTAAGTGGTGGCGCTCTCGGAATGTTCCAGTTTACGAGCGTTGCTCGTGAGGAAACTGGATTATCCCGGGAAGATTCTTTTAATCCGGAAAAATCGGCAGAAGCTGCGGCTCTTCTCATGAGCAAGTATCTGAAGCAAGCCAATGGAGACTTAAACGAGGCCATCACTGCATATAACGCTGGGTTTGGCACTATCAATAAGTGGAAAAAAGGCACAGGTGACTTATCGAAAGAAAACCGTGAGTACGCGATCAAGGTCAATACTCATCGTGCTCGCTATTTAGGTGGTGAAATCTATACACCTGGAGCAGGAGCACAGGGTGGGGCGCAATATGGAGTGAGGGGACCACTGCCTGATAACGCTGTTATCGATCAGTCTACTGGCCTGGCGTTTACCCCTGGTGATAGCCCGTTTGAGAAAGGCGGTCTGGTAGACAAAATCGGCAATGCTGTTGGCGTTAACGATCTGGTCAACAAATTCATGAATGGCCGGGGTATGCGTCGGGAAGTCGTTCAGGGAACGCTCGAAGAACGTGCACGAGGGAAGGGGACCGCAACAGCAGCTGGCAATGTGTATGTTGATACTCCGATGCCAGTTGAAGAGGCGCGTCCGGTGGCCAGCAACTCAAGTTACTTTGACCAACTCGGCGCACAAATGGGGATTGATGGACTATTCGATAAACTCCGCAACTCGCCGGGGATGCGGAAAAATAATGCGCTTGAACCAGCCTCCACGTCCCAGGTGACGACTGCCGCCAACGATTTGCAGCAACCAACCGGTCGTATGCAGATAGACGGACAGGTTATTAGTGACCTTGGCGGCTCCGGTGCCAAGCCGACAATGCAGTTGGCTGATAATACCGTTTCACTTGATGGTGAAACGAAGCGGCTGTTTGCGCAGATGACCTCATTGCTTGCCAGGATTGAAGAGCACACCAAAGACTCGGCGAAAGGCCAGGGAACTGTCGTAAAGGTCAGCACGCCTCAGCCGGGCGTTATGCGCACGGTACCACTGTCAATTGATGATCCGTTGATGAATGACTACGCGAGAGTTGATTGATGGCCAACAATAACGAAATTGATCCTTTGCTGACGCTGGAGTTATCCGGCGTAAAAACGTATGAGTCCCAGGAGGAGGCCTGGGGCGCTCGTTTATATGAGTGGCTAAACACTTATCAGGGTGAGGTATACGGGGATCCGTCATGGGGCAATGTTTTACCGCAGTTTAAACACGAACCGACCAACTTGTCGCATGTTCAAATTGCGGTTGAGGCAATGCTGTTGCAAAAACTGACGGTAGATTTACCTGACATACCGATTTCTGGCTTGTCAGTAGCCGAGGGAGATGCTTTTGATAAGTTGAAAATATCCATTCGTATCAGGGATATAACTATCACACAGGACGTGGTGCTATGAGTAAAACAACACCGACTAAAGACAGTATTCGTGCAGAGTTTGAAGAGCTTGTCGAGAAAGATTCATTCTGGTCGAAGTTTGTCGGCTCTCAATTTGTCTCGATGCTGACATTGTTTATTACCCAGATTGTCTACAGGTGCTTTCAGTATGCCGATGCGGCGCTGGCTGAAGGCTTTATATCGACCGCGACGCGGCGTTCCTCTATCCTGGCTGCGGCAGAAACGAACAGTTATGTTGGTACCAAGCCAACACCGTCATCGGGGATGATTGAGATCACCGCCACAAGTGAAGATGCCCCAGCGGTAATCCCCAAAAACATGCCTTTAATATCTGACGACCAGTACCCTTACATGACTATGGATGTATGCAGGTTGGTTGACGGCACCGGTACGGTAGAAGTGGCACAGTTGGAAATCCAGGAGGTGACATATACCGTTACGGCAGCCAAAGAATTTCTGGAAGTCGTGTTATCAAAGGCTCTTACTGCTGTCTGCTATAAGCTGGAAGTATTCGTGACGACCGATGGGAAGACCACGCAGTGGTCTTCCAGCACTATGTTCCGGTTAGCCGGTAGTAAAAGCCAGGTCTACGTTGAGTTTTATAAACCATCCGAGCAGTTGGGGGTTCGATTCGGCGATGGGCTAATTGGGCAAATACCGCCAGAAGGTTCGACAATTACGCTTAAGGTATGGTGCACCAACGGCGATATAACCCTGGTTGCTGGCCAAAACCTGACGCCTGTCGATTCTGCGGCTGATTTAGCTAATTTGATTTCAGTTAAGACAACGACACCTATAACCGCAGGTACCGATGCTGAAACAACGGAGATCACACGTAACCGTGCACAATATTACCTTGCCTATGATGATCAGGTCGTATGGGGCGGGGACTATACGTATTTTCTGGTTCGTAACATCCCGGGGCTGTCCTGGGTAAAGGCATGGGGCGAAGGCCAGCAAGAGAAATTAGATGGTGCTTATAATGTTCAGAATATCAATAAGATATTTATTTCAGGATGGCATCCGAATAAAAGTCAGTCAGAGCTTGAAGAAATGATCCTGACCGCCTTTAAGAAGGTGCCGAATGAGTTGAACAAGAAATTCTCGTATAAAGAGGTCAGAAAACTACCATTTAAGATAACCATCACCGGACGGATATCGGCAAGCCTGACCATTGAGAATGTGACCGATGAGCTGAAGTCGGCACTGGAAACAAAATTTGGGCGCGATTCAACTTTCTTTGATCCGAACCGCGTCGGAAAGTACATCCTGATTAAGAAAAAAGACGTTTGGGCGTTTATCGAAACGCTGGGTTATTTCCGCGACTTTTATCTGGAATTTGTCGAGTGGAATGAGTCCAACGGCTTTTACGATTTCGTTTATCTGGATACAGAAAACTCCACCTTTAATATTTCGTATGAGGAGGAGTGATGCAGCGTTCCTGGTTTAATAACCGGCTTACATCAGCTAAGCAAAAGTCATTGCTCTATAAATCATTGGCTGATTTGGTTCAGTCAATGATGGACACCTTTGTTGACCCATGGTTGGAGCGAATTACCAACCGGAAGTCTATTTTCTCCATGAGCAAGGAGGATCTGGAGACCAGGACAAATGAACTTGGCCAGTTCTTTACTATCAGAACCTCGAACTCATCTTCCGTTCCGATGTTGTTACAACAGCGGCTTGATGAGATCCACTTTAAGGGAACTGAACGTCCTATAAACCAGACAATTTACCGCGAATTTAACGGTATTTCTGTTTTATGGGATCCGATATATGCACCGGTGGACCTTGAGCGTCATCCCTATGGCACAGTTCTAATACCAGAAAGCACACTGGAGACTACCGGCGGCACATTCGGCGAGATGTTTCTGACTTCCAGAGGGATGATCAGTATTCCCATAAACGACCTGGCCCGGACAATGGGTATTACTGGCACGATAGATCAGTCCGCAATTACAGAAGAAATTCTCAGAAAGTTTAATCAGTTCGTAAAGCCTCTACTGCCACTGCATATAGTGTTTGATGGGCTTACGCTCTATTTGTCGGTTGTTTTAAATGAACAGGCCGACATGATCACTTTGAACGAGATTTCTGATACCGAAAAAGCATTCTGCTGGTTTGAAACTTCGGATACAACTTCGCTTACTGGAGTTACGTCGATTAGCGCCCCGATCACCGCAACGCCTGGTGGCACTATTGTGAAAGCGACACCTACGTTTGATCGCACACGCGCAGATGATTTGTTGCTGGATAGCGACGCCTGACAATCACCCCGTCCGTAGGGCGGGGTGACAAGTTACTTCTCTTACAATGAGGCTTCACAACATTGATTAGGGAAAATCATGTCTGACGTCTCAACAAACCTCTATAAGAGTCAGTTGTTGGACTATTACTATCAGCGGCGCGCTGAATCGTCCATTAACAAAGGCTCTCGATTTTTAATCAGCAAGGCCGTTTTCGGTACCAGTTCACTGGTTACTAAGAAAGGAGATGGCACTTATGAGATTGGAGAACTGCCAAAGGCTTTCGATCTGGCAGAACTGACCAGTCAATTTTGCACCATCAACCTCGTCCCAACCTACTCAGGCGGGATAATTACTGTCCGAATGGACCTTGATCAAAGCCAGTTGCAGGAAGGGAAAAACTACCCATTCAACACTCTGGTTGTTCTGGATAACGAGAACAAGCCAATCGCCATTATTTGTGTCCAGGAAGACTCGCTGTATGTGGGCAAAACATATACCGCAGTTATGGCCATAAACACGACAACAGCATAAGGATATGCTTGATGAATGACGTTACAGTTGTTACATCAGTTACTTACCCATCACCCGAGTCGTTGGCTCTGGTGGCTGATGTGCAATACCACGAACCATATCTGTCAGCCGCGCTAAACCGAAAATTCAGGGGGATTGTTGACCCGGGATTTTATGCCGGTTTCTTACCTAAGCCTGGCGGTGGGATGAACCTGTTAATCACCTCAGTGGATGGTGATAAAACCGCAGGCGCGGCGTCGGTGGATATTGGTGAATTCTACCAGGTAACTATTCAGCATCGTAAGGATATTTCTCTTGCACTTAGCGCAGGTAAGAAATATGCAATTGTGCTGAAGGGAAGATATCTCCTTGGAGAGGATACCTATCAGGTTAATACAGCGTCACATATTCATGCGGCTGAATTTGTTACCAGAACCTATACCGATTCATATCAGTTGGGAGATGGGGAACTGCTTGTTTGTACGGTGAATATCCCTGCTGGCGTATCTGCCATTACCCAGGAGATGATTGATACATCCGAGCGTATTAACCGCACGATCGGCATTGATATTTCAGACTCTGTAACCAGTACCAGAAGTGATGTTGCGGCAAGTTCGCTGGCGGTTAAAAAAGCCTACGATCTGGCAAAAAGCAAGTATACGGCGCAGGATGCAAGCACAACGCAAAAGGGATTAGTTCAGCTCAGTAGCGAAACTAACAGCGACAGCGAAACAATGGCGGCGACCCCTAAAGCCGTTAAGTCTGTAAAAGATCTTGCTGATACCAAAGCGCCAATAGAAAGCCCGAGTCTGACAGGAACGCCAACCGCGCCGACGGCAGCGCAAGGTACAAACAGCACGCAGATCGCAAATACAGCCTTTGTTAAGGAAGCTATAACTGCACTTATCAACGGTGCGCCTGGCACACTGGATACGCTGAAAGAAATAGCGGCTGCGATCAATAACGACCCGAATTTCAGCACAACTATCAACAATGCCCTGGCTCTCAAAGCGCCTTTGGCAAGCCCTGCATTAACGGGTGTCCCTACTGCGCCGACCGCCGCACAGGGCACAAATAATACGCAGATTGCTACGACCGCTTATGTAAGAGCTGCCATATCCGCATTGGTTGGTTCATCACCAGAAGCTCTTGATACCCTGAATGAGCTTGCCGCAGCACTTGGCAATGACCCGAACTTTGCGACAACAATGACAAATGCGCTGGCAGGCAAACAGCCTCTGGATGCAACTTTAACCGCGCTCGCTGGCCTTGCGACTGGTGCAAACAAACTGCCTTATTTCACTGGTAAGGATACGGTAGCTCAGACTGATTTAACGTCAGTCGGTCGCGATATTCTGGCTAAAACAAGCACACTGGCCGTTATCCAATACCTTGGTTTAAGAGAACTCGGTACCAGCGGTGAAAAGATCCCCCTGTTGAGCACGGCTAACACATGGAGTGCACGCCAGACTTTCAACGGCGGGATCACCGGGGCGCTGACAGGGAACGCCGACACCGCGACGAAATTAAAAACAGCCAGAAACATTAATGGCGTCAGGTTCGATGGTTCTGGTGACATTAATATCAATACTCTGGTATCGCGCGGTCGCGTAACGGCCCTGGAGGCGAATGCACAGGGAACATCCGGGATTCAGCTGTATGAGGCATACAACAATGGCTACCCTTCCCCCTATGGCAATGTGCTTCACCTTAAAGGTGCCACCGCTGCTGGCGAAGGTGAGTTATTCATTGGCTGGAGTGGCACGAGCGGTGCCCATGCGCCCGTACATATCCGTTCGCGGCGGGATACTGATTCTGCCAACTGGTCTGAATGGGCGCAGGTCTATACGTCAAAAGATTCAATTCCCGGCGTCAATGCCAAAGGGGATCAGGATACCTCTGGTAATGCGGCTACAGCGACCAAGTTGCAGACAGCATGTACTATCAACGGTGTCTCGTTTGATGGTTCTAAAAATATTGAGCTAACGGTTGAAAATTTAAATCTTGAGCGAACAGTAGAATTAGCCGCTGGGTCATTGCAGAAAAATCAGAACGGCGCGGATATTCCTGGAAAAGATACCTTCACTAAAAATATTGGTGCATGTCGCGCTTTTCACAGTTCTATTAGTACAGGTGCAGGGAACTGGACAACGGCACAATTGATTGAATGGCTGGATTCTCAAGGGGCATTCAATCACCCATACTGGATGTGCAAATGTTCATGGTCGTACGGCAATAATAAAATTATAACCGATACTGGCTGTGGAACTATTCATCTTGCAGGTTGCGTTATTGAGGTTATGGGTAATAAAGGTGCCATGACCATCCGTGTAACAACACCAAGCACTTCCAGCGGTGGCGGAATCACTAACGCTCAATTCACTTATATTAATCATGGTGATGCTTACGCTCCTGGCTGGCGACGAGACTACAACACGAAAAACCTGCAACCTGCATTTGCTTTAGGGCAGACAGGAAACAGGGTTGCAAATGATAAAGCTGTTGGCTGGAACTGGAATAGCGGTGTTTATGATGCAGACCTAAAAGGCGCATCAACATTAATTCTTCATTTCAATATGAACGCGGGTAGCTGCCCGGCTGTACAATTACGCGTGAATTATAAGAACGGCGGTATTTATTATCGTTCAGCGCGTGATGGTTATGGATTTGAGGCTGACTGGTCAGAGTTTTACACCACAACCCGCAAACCCTCTGCGGGGGATGTTGGTGCATATACGCAGGCAGAATGTAACTCAAGGTTTATTACAGGTATTCGCCTGGGCGGTCTGTCATCTGTCCAGACATGGAATGGCCCCGGCTGGTCTGACAGGTCAGGTTATGTCGTTACGGGTTCAGTTAACGGGAACCGTGATGAATTAATTGATACAACACAGGCAAGGCCAATTCAGTATTGCATTAATGGGACGTGGTATAACGCGGGGAGTATTTAATTATGATGCACTTAAGAAATATTACAGCTGGCAACCCTAAAACAAAAGAGCAATACCAGCTAACGAAACAATTTAACATCAAATGGCTTTATACAGAGGATGGAAAAAACTGGTATGAGGAACAAAAGAATTTCCAGTATGATACGTTGAAAATGGCCTATGACCACAACGGCGTTATTATTTGTATTGAAAAGGATGTTTCAGCAATTAATCCAGAAGGCGCAAGCGTCGTTGAATTACCTGATATTACAGCAAATCGCCGGGCTGATATTTCTGGTAAATGGATGTTCAAAGATGGCGTAGTGGTAAAGCGAACTTATACCGAGGAAGAGCAGAGGCAGCAGGCGGAAAATGAAAAGCAAAGACTGCTACAGCTCGTCAGGGATAAAACCCAGCTATGGGACTCACAGCTACGGCTGGGCATCATTTCCGACGAGAATAAACAAAAATTAACCGAGTGGATGCTCTATGCACAGAAGGTCGAATCCACAGACACCTCCAGCCTGCCAGTAACGTTTCCAGAACAACCAGAATGAGACAAGGCCCGCTACCGGGCCTTAATTTTTATTCAGGCTTTTGTGGCCATTCGGGCTTTGCCGTATCCACACGGCTGACCATAACACTGTAGCGTTCCCAGGCTTCCAGTCGGCTACGCTCCTCATCCGTCGCCATATTCAGCCTGACAGCGCGCTCCAGTGGCTGAATAACGCTTTCCGCTTCGGAAAGTAACGCGGCCTTTTGTGATTCGGCCTGTTGTTGCTGCTCGTCTGCCGTATAAATCCGTTTAACTACAGCTCCATCCTTAAACATCCACTTTCCTGAATCATCAGCGCGGCGGTTGGCTGTAATATCGGGAACCTCAACGACGCTAAAACCTTCAGGGTTAAGCGTTGAGGCATCTTTGGTGATGGCAACAATAATATTATTTTCGTCGTATACAATCTTTATGGTGTCGTCCTGAAAGTTATTTACTTCCTCATACCAGTTTTTACCGTTTTCGGACCATAACCAGATAACATCAAAATTCTTTGTTAGCTGATATTGTTCTTTCGTTTTAGGATTTCCTGACTTAATATTTTTTAAATGCTGCATAATTTACACCTGTGCGACGTTATACCATGTGCCATTGATGTATTTTTGTATTGGTCTGAAGATGGCTTCATCATCGCCATCTACTTCACCAATGATTCTTAATCCGGTAATTGCGTGTCCGGCTTTTTCATAACGACCACCACGCGCCATCAATTGAACAACACGCGTACCCAGGCGAACATCTTTCACATAACGGGAATCAAAGTTACCGTAATCCGAGGGGTTAACACGCCCTGTAATATTTATGGTTTTATTACTTTGAATGCTGCCGGAGACAAAGCGCATAACATGGACGTTATTAGCATAAACGTCCAGATTACCGTCGCCATTTTGTTTAAAGCCCGTGTCATTATCACCCAAAACAATCGAGTTACCGCCAAGAGCACTGGATGTTCCGATACCCAGTGCACCATTCAATTGACCACCAGATAATGACAACGCCCCAACATCAGCAGCAGTCGGTTTTATGTGCGAACTGTAAATTACATATACAGTTCCATCTGTCAGGCCTGTTGGTTTATTCGCTGTATAAGTTGGTGATGTATGAATTTGTACAGTTGCATCCTTTGTATAATCCCACTGGATATTAACACCTGTGGCGTAATTACCTATTTCTACATAAATGTCATAGGTATCACCGGATGTATTCACCCATGCAAAATTAGTAAATCCAACCGAGGTCCGTCGCCATAATGCACCAGTAATACCCTTTGGATTTCCATTTCCGGCACGCAGAACCAGCTCAGAGATGCCTGCTTGCTGCGGGGAGCCAACGTTATACCCTGCACCACCAATCAGGCTTATGTAAACCACGGAACTGGCCTGTGGCATGGTTACAGTTGCCAGCTTGAACCATCCAGCACCACCACTAAAAGACATTGTTGTGGAGTTGATCGTGCCTATAGACCGTGGGTTAAGTTCAATATCTTTAGAACCATCAAACGAGACGCCGTTGATAGTACATGCTGTCTGCAACTTGGTCGCTGTCGCCGCATTACCGGTAGTGTCTTGATTACCTTTTGTATTCACACCAGGCAAATCTATATCGGCTGAACCATCAAAGGATACACCACCTATGTTTATTGAACTTGCTAATTTCGTTGCTGTTGCTGCATTTCCTGAAAGGCTTGAAACAAACTGATGTGAGCAATAATAACCACGTCCATTTTTAAAATCCAGAATGGTTTGAGTATTTGTACTTTCTGCTACTGGATCTGTGGCCCCCCACTTATAGGTGGCTTGACCAACGGTATAGTCAGTAGTTGGAACAATTACGTTCAAGCCCTCCTCAGCAAATATCTTGATAGGGAATGCTCTGGCTTCAACGTAAAATACACTACACAAATCGTCATCTTTCACACTTGAAATAATCGAGTGTATAGCTCGCTCAGCAGTAGAATATATTGAGAAAAAACCAGCCGCATATGAACCGCGATCAGACCAACCGCCAGGCATAACAAACCCATTAAATTCACAATTATTCATGGCGTATCCGCCAGCTGAGGAATAAGTAGTTATCACAACTCGTGAGGCTAATTCATCGGTACTGCCTCCAGATCGGCGAAAGACTATAGGATACCACTTACCGCTTACTGCATTTGCAGGCGCTGAAAAAGTGTATTTTCGCATCCCTTTTTTATTGTCTATTTCGCTTTTGCTGTAAACGTCCAGATCTTTAGGAGTCAACGTAATGTCAGCCGAACCATCGAACCTGACGCCATTAATGTTTCTGGCTGTTTTTAATTTCGTCGCGGTGTCGGCGTTCCCTGTCAGCGCCCCGGTGATCCCGCCGTTGAAAGTCTGGCGTGCACTCCACGTGTTAGCCGTGCTCAACAGGGGGATCTTTTCACCGCTGGTACCGAGTTCTCTTAAACCAAGGTTTAGGATTGAAAGGATGACGCCGGAAACTTCTTATAAAGCGTGGAAACAGCCACATCATAGATGATTGCAACCTGCTTACGGGGGATGCCCTTCTCGAGCAATCGCCGCATTTGCTGCCATGTTTCTTCTTGGTATTTAGGCCGACGTCCACCTATACGACCTTCTGCGCGAGCTGCATCAAGTCCAGCGCGTGTACGTTCAACGATAAGCTCACGTTCCATTTCTGCCAGCGCCCCCATTACGTGAAAGAAAAAGCGCCCCATTGGTGTACTGGTGTCGATGGAGTCAGTGAGACTTCGGAAGTTAATGCCTCTGTCACGCAGCTCTTCCACCAGCACAACCAAGTGACGCATGCTGCGCCCAAGACGATCTAACTTCCATACGACCAGGGTGTCACCTCTGGAAAGAATACGCAGAACCTTTTTTAACCCTGGGCGTTCAGCCTTTTTGCCGCTCGCCTTATCCTCAAAAATTAGCTCACATCCTGCGCTTTCTAGGGCATTTCGTTGTAAAGCAGTGTTTTGTTCATTTGTTGATACGCGCACATAGCCAATTAGCATATTTTTTGCT